AGAACTTCTGATAGATGGGAAGTGTCCAAATGAGTAAACAGATAGCAATTATGAAGCTTCTTCCCAGTCTGGAGATAGCAGGATGTATTAACGAATTGCTCAGAGAGCTTCAGTCCAGAGGGGATCACATATTGGATTATGAAAACTGCGATATGTCACTGGACCATATCGAATACCACAAAGCCGAAGATATCGACGGAGAGAAGTTCGGAGATGCATCAGATAACCTTTATTGCTTTTTTAAGGCGGTGTAAGTATGGATGAACGCATTCAGGAAGTGTTGAGATTAATCGACATACAACTTGCCACAGTGCCGGATAATCCCATTGAAGAATCATATAAAGCAAGGACATTGGCGAACTATGTACAGGCTCTAAATGGGCTTTTAACGGCTCAGAAATCATATAAGGAGGAACAAAAATGACTGAATTTGAAATCCATATTCCAGCGAGGAAGAAACCAACAATAGCAGAAAAAGACGCAGCGGTAAAAGTAACAGGAGAAGCATACAATGCGCTGACAGAAATTTACAATGAGAGTACTTTATCAATGCGTCAGATTGCAAGTCTTCTGATTATCGAAGGCAGTAAACATATCGTGTATGACAAAGTGGAGGTGTGAGTTATGGCAAACTTAATTGGAATCATGGGTGAACCCGGAAGTGGTAAAAGTACATCCCTTCGCAATCTCAATCCAGAAGAAACTTATTACTGTGATTGCGATGGAAAAGGTCTGAATTGGAAAGGGTGGAGAGATCAATATTCCACTGATAAGAACAATTATGTAAAGACCAGTTTTCCGCAGACTATAGTCAAATATCTTTTAAACATTGCAGAAAAAGCACCACATATCCATTATTTCGTTGTTGATACCGTAAATAACTTAATGGTATCAGACGAAATGAGAAGATGCAAAGAGAAAGGCTATGACAAGTGGATGGACCTCGCCTCGAGCATCTGGGACTTGGTAGATATTCCGTCAAAGCTTAGAGATGATCTGACAGTGATCCTGCTGTTCCACACGCAAACAGAAATGACTGACGCAGGCTATGAGTTTACCAGAATCAAAACCAATGGAAGAAAGACTGAGAAAAACAACATTGACAGTAAATTCAACTGGTTGCTCAGATCAATGAAGCAGGAGAACACTTATTGTTTTTCAACCACTTCTCATAATGACACTGCAAGAACGCCGCTGGGAGCATTTGAAGAGGAATATATTCCGAATGATATTGTGAAGGTCATTGAAGTTATGAAGGAGTTTTGATGAGAGAACAAAACTGGTATGTATTTTTAATAGGCCGGTACGCCTATCGGATAAGATGCGAATCGCATTATATCCGTCAATTATACCGTGATAAAGCAATTCGTGAGTACAGGAAATGTGCGAGCAAAGAAGAAGCTATTTCTATGTGCTATGACTATAACAAATATTTAAAAGGAGATAAAAAACATGGCAATTAAAAGATTTGGAGATTATGAAAAAACACAGGCTTATGGAGATTACGATGTACTTCCAAAAGGTGGTTACGTTGTAAAGATTCTTGGAGCTGAAGTTTGTAACAATAGTGTAGGCCAGTATGTAAAAATCAGTTGCGATATCGCAGAAGGTGAATATGCAGGCTTCTACGCAAAAGAATACAAAGCTCAGCAGAACGAAGATAAGAAATGGCACTGCAATTACCTTCTGAACATTCCGAATGATGACGGATCAGAGAAAGATAACTGGACAAAGAGACGCTTTAAAACATTTACAGAAGCTCTTGAAGAATCCAATCCGGGATACCACTTTGACTGGGATGAGCAGAAATTCAAAGGTAAGATTGCCGGCGGTCTTTTTAATGAAAGAGAATATGAAAAGAATGACGGAAGCATTGGAAGAGCTACCAATCTGGCGTCCTTCTGCAAAGTTGATAAAATCCGTTCTGGTGATTACAAGCTCCCAAAAGACAGAGTTTTGAACAGTAATAATTCTTCACGCACTAGTTCGGATGGCTTTATGAGTATTCCCGACGGTACAGATGAGGAGATGCCATTCAACTAATGGATATTTTTGATCAAAAAGAAGTCTTAAAGTCTTTCCAGGTTCTTGTTGATTCCAGAGAACAAGCGACTGAGCGAGCGGAGAAACGGTACAAATCCTTTTCCGCTCCATATAGTCGAGCAACATTGGATTATGGTGACTACACCTATAATGCAGTATTGCCGAGTGGTGAGTTGCTGTTTGATACCAATAGCACAATTAAGCCATTCTGTGTGGTAGAACGAAAAATGAATTTAGATGAATTAGCTGCATGTTTTACCAGAGGACGCGAAAGATTCAAAAGAGAGTTTGAACGGGCATTAGATCAGAAGTGTAGGATTTATCTCATTTGCGAAAATTCGAGTTGGGAAAACCTTCTAAACAGTAAATATCGAAGTAAATTCAACTCCAATGCATTCCTGGCTTCCAGTGTTGCATGGATGGTCCGATACAACATGAATGTGGTTTTTTGCAAGGAAGAAACATCTGGGAGACTGATAAAAGAAATTTTATACAGAGATTTAAAAGAAAGACTTGAAAGGGGTGAGTTTGATGGTTGTAAATTCGATTCAACTCACAGGTGATAGCAATGAGTGAATATCCGAGTATGTATGATGCGGCTATCGAATATGCCAAAAAAGGATTTGCTGTCTTCCCGTTAAAGTACCGCGATAAAGTTCCGCTTACCAGGAATGGATGTAAGGATGCAACTACAGACGCAGCTCAGATAAAAGCTTGGTGGCAGAAATATCCAAATGCAAACATAGGTCTTGCGACTGGTTCAGTTAGCCAGAACGTTTTTGTAATTGATTTGGATATTGACGAAGATCGCGGAATAGATGGATATCATTCGCTTGAAGACTGGCAGCGCGAACATGGAGATTTTCCAGAAACATGGACGGCTATCACAGGGCGCGGTGGATATCATTTGTACTATCGCGGAAATGGCAGAATAAAGAACCGAGCCGGAATTATTGATGGTGTAGATATCCGCGGAAATGGCGGATATGTAGTAGCTCCCCCATCAATACATAAGAATGGCAATCGGTACGAGTGGGAATATTCACCGGATGAATTTGAGATCGCAAAGGCCGATAACAATGTAGAATACTTCTTGAACCATGACGATCAGAAGCAGAGCACAACTTTTACCATGCCAAATATCGTGGCAGCAGGACAAAGAAATCAGATGCTTTTTCGTTTTGCGTGTATGATGCAGGCGAAAGGAGCGTCAGATCAATCAGTGTTCGCCGCTACCATGGCTGAGAATGAAAGTTCCTGCTCGCCTCCATTAACTGAACAGGAAGTCAAAGTCATTGTATCAAGTGCGACTAGATATGACAAAGGAAAGCCCATTCACATTGACTCAGAGGGGGTTGCAACGCAAGGGTGGAGGGAGCCGGAATTTGATCTTACAGTAAAAGGAACAATGGTCCAGAGCATTAAGAACATGTGCGAAGCCATCGAGTACGACCCTGATTTATATGGGCATATCAAATATAACGAGTTGTCATACGCGCCCTTTGTTTGCGGAAGTCTCCCGTGGGAACATGTAAACATGTATAGGGAATGGAGCAACAGTGATGACAGCAATTTGAAGTCGTACATTGAATCAAAATACGGGCTAAAGAGTCTGGAGAAGATCATGGAAGCACTTAATATCGTGGCAAATAGAAACAGATTCAACCCTGTTGTTGATATGCTTACTGACATTCATAAGAATAAGTGGAATAAAAAGACCGGATATATCAGCAAACTACTTCCAGAATATCTGGGAGTGGAAGACACGGAGTATTCCAGGGAATGTATGAAACTGTTTATGTTAGGTGCAATCAGCAGGGCGTTCCATCCGGGATGTAAGTTTGACTACATGCCAGTATTATACGGTTCACAGGGAATTGGAAAATCTACCTTCCTGAGACTTTTATCACTCAATAACGCATGGTATAACGACAACTTCAATACAGTCGAGGGCGACAAAGCCCCGGAAAAGCTGCGCGGTATGTGGATGGTGGAACTGGCAGAACTGCTGGCTACTAAAAAAGCAAAAGAAGTCGAGAGCATCAAAGCATTTTTAACGTCCACAGTGGACACGTACAGGCCTCCATATGGGCGCAGAACAGAGCAGAGACCAAGAGTGTGTGTATTTGCCGGAACAACCAACAATGACCGTTTCCTGACTGATAGAACAGGCAATAGACGATTCCTTCCGATAGTCACGAGAAAAGAACATGTCCTGAAATCCATGTTTGATGATCCACAAGCCGTAGCGTCAGACTTTACAAACGCTTGGGGAGAAGCCATGGAGCTTTTTGAAAGGGCCGATAGAACACCTAAGTTAATTCTTCCGAAGAATTTACAGAGATATATAGAGGATAAACAGGAGGAATTTATGGAGGAGGACGTGAGAGTTGGAATTATTCAAGAATGGCTAGACCATACAACGGAACCTCGCGTTTGCGTTGCAATGCTATATGAACAGGCGCTGGGTAACGAGGGCCGCAAGCCCACAAGGTTCGAGTCCAACGAAATTCACTCCATCATGCAGAACTGCATTGACGGATGGGAAAGGGAAAATGGCGGGAAACGGGTGAGATGTGGAAAGTATGGTCCACAGATATGTTACCAAAAAGTCAGAAAATTAAGTGAATTTGAAAAAATGTGTGAGTGTGAGATACCATTTGACTAGAACTAGTTACACTTAGTTACATTTAGTTACACCCCAAGATACACCTCAAACCCTTATAAATACTGTATTTTTTACTTAGTGTAACTAATGTAACTAATATTTTACTATAAAGTATATTTTAATAATTATATAAAAAGGTAATTATAGGAAAAATTAAATACTTATGTTACACGTTACACATTCAAGGAGGGGAAGAAATGGCAAGCGTAAGAAAAGATGATATTCCAATGATGGCAATGTTTATGCCTAAATTATGGGAATTAATAAAAGAGTTTTACCTGGTTGAGCTCACAGATGAATATTCAAAAGCAGCTTATGACCACTGTATGGAATTGATAGAAATATATTCAGATCCATTAGCAAAAGAATTAGTTTTAGCATTTTGTAAATTTATTGATTCCAAACAAAAGGAGTTGAGAAAGAATGTACAACACTAAGAACAAATACGAGCAGGGACAGGCTCTCAGAAAAGAAATATATATGTATATCGTCAGTTATATCAAATTGGTTGGATATGCACCATCAATTACAGAGATTTCTGAAAAGGTAGATGCGGGGAGAGCTACGGTCTGGAAACATATTAATCAGTTGATTGATGATGACCTGCTCAGAACAAACCACCCTAGTACCGACAGAGCATATACTCCAGTTGGGTACGGAATAAGAAAGATAAGCAAGGAGACAAAATGAAACTTTATGACATTGTTACAGCAGATGGTACATTCGTCGACAGTATGAGCAGAATAGAGATTTTGGAACGGTTCGGGATTTCTAAAGGAGTCTTTCAAAGATATCTGGATAATGGCGACCTGCTAGAAGGGAAATACCAAATAAATGATTATGACTGTGACATAAAAGCAAGGAAATGTAAGGACAGGGAATTATTCTTACAGTTTGACATTCTGACTCAGAAGATAAGGAGGGCTGTTGGATGGGAAAGTTAAAAATCAAGCAGAAAAAGAAAGCATTCATTCCGTATACGAATCAGCAGGCTCATATGTTTGCACAGTCTATCCAGAACTACCAGAAAGAGTTAAAAGAAATGGAGTTGAAAGCCTTTGATGATGGGTTCGAGGATGGAAAGAACTGGTCTGATGTGCTGAATTTTGTGATTTTGTTTTATGTAATGCACGAATTGCACGGATGGGGATGGAAACGTTACATGAAGTCCGTAAAAAGAATTAATAACTACATAAATGATATTAATTCTGGAAAAATATCATTGTCTGAAATGGTTGATAATCTGGAAAAAAAGCATCACATTCGGATTTGTGATGATTATAAGGAGTTAATTAAGAGATATGGAGTGTAATTTAATTATAGATTGTTTTGCCAGCGGTGGAAGAAAACCAGGAGAAGATAGCAACAGGAGGTACAAAGAATGAAGTTTCTGGACTTTTTTTGCCGGAATAGGTGGATTTAGAAAAGGGATGGAAGCAGTGGGGCATGAGTGCGTCGGATTTTGTGAATTTGATAAATGGGCGGTAGCAAGTTACACGTCCATGCACCTGATAACAGAAGAACAACGACAATATTTGTCAACGCTGACACCGAAACAAAGACAAAAAGAGATATTAAAGGAGGAATACAGAAATGGAGAATGGTACGCAAATGACATTAGAAGAGTGTATGCCGGAGACATTCCAAAAGCCGACTGCTGGTGCTTCGGATTCCCTTGTCAGGACATATCCGTTGCAGGAAAGCAAGCCGGATTTCAAGGAAACCGTTCAAGCCTGTTTTTCAGAGTTATGTACCTTGTCGGACAGCTCAAAGAAGAAGATAAACCCACTTACCTTTTCATTGAGAACGTTAAAAATCTGCTTAGTGTTAATGGAGGATGGGATTTCGCCAGACTGCTCATTGAAATGGATAGGGCAGGGTATGATGCAGAATGGCAAGTGCTCAACTCCAAAGATTTTGGAGTGCCACAAAACCGGGAAAGATGTTTTATTATCGGACATCTTAGAAGCAGAAGTACCGCAAAAATATTTCCTGTCGAAAGAGCAGACAGAGAAAATAGTATTCAAATAATTGGACACAGGAACGGATATAAAAGAAATACGCAGGTATTCGTACAAGATGGAATTACAGAAGCATTAAGCACCTGTCAAGGCGAAGAAAGGGGACACCACACTGCCTTACCATGTTTCATAGATTTATGTTACCAGGGATCGCAAATGACGGACACTGCAAGATGCTTAAAAGCAAGATACTACAAAGGCGTAGCGAACCACGCCGGACAGGATAGTGGAATTGCAATAAAAGTCATAGGAGAAGTTAATTCGTCACAAGATGGGAAAGTGCTTGGAATTGATGGAATCGCAAAATGCCATTCGGCAGGACATAACAACAATCCGAAGATAGCACTTCCGGTTCTGACACCGGATCGAGTAGAAAAGCGTCAGAATGGGAGAAGATTCAAAGACAATGGCGAGCCAATGTTTACACTTACAAGAGCAGATATACATGGCGTAGCGATTGAACCTACTGGATTTAATTGTATGCCAGATGGAACATGCAGAACATTGAAAAATCAATACCAGAAAAACAGTGGAGTAAATTTCGCTTGCCAAACAGACAGAGGTGCTACGGCTGTTGCTGTTAAGTTCAAAAACATTACAGCAAGCACAATCAGGAAAGTTGCTCCTAGAAATAAAGTTTCGATACTTAGAGGACAATCGCAAGAAAATAATTTAGATATTTGCGTAAAGGTAGCAGAAGCAACAAAACAAGGATATTCAGAGTGCAGAGTTGGTGTCGATGCTGTGAATTTATCAGTTCGAGGTAGTAAGACAAGAAGAGGAAGAGTTGGGAAAGAGATTGCAAACACACTAGACACAAGCTGCAATCAAGGGATATTTGTTCAAGTGTCGGAAGAATTGGTTGTATATGCGGTCTGGTATGAAAAATATCAGTGTTACATAGCAATCCGGAAGCTGACACCGAAAGAATGCTTTAGGCTGCAAGGTTGGTCTGATGATTATTTTGATAAAGCACAGTTCGTAAATTCTGACAGCCAGTTATACAAGCAGGCAGGAAACGGCGTAACAGTGACAGTTATAGAAACTATAGCAAGAAAAATGAACGTAAATCTAAATTGATAGCGTGTCAGTTTCTTAGATGGGGAAAGTGAGGATGGAAATGGATTATAAACACTGTAGATGTGGATGCGGTGGAATTATAGGGCAATACAGTAAAACAAGTGGATTTATCTGTGAAAAATGCAATAAAAAGTATCAATTATCAGAGCTAAAATTTGATTGGATTGCATCGAACGAAAAGACAGGATGGCTGTTTCCGATGTTGAAAAAGGAGGACGCAAAATGAAATTCAAAAGTAACGCCAAGTATGACGAAGAACCTAAAACCGGAAGTATTTTTGCCTTAAACTACAATTCTTTAAAAATCGTTATTCACAAATACGTTGGCTATGGAGATACGCTGTTCCTTAACTGTAACACATTGGGTATTTACAACTACAATCTTGGAACAGAGGATTTTGAGGAAGCTGTCAGCAAAGCGAAAGAAGTTGTTATGCGTGAAGTTAAGAAAGTCAGAGAAGATGCTTACAGATTCTATTCAGACAACAACATTGAATTTGATAGGTAGTAGGAGGACGCAATGACAGAACAGGAAAAGAAGAAACTTCTGGACGAACTGGAAAAGCGCATGGATGAGAAATACAAAGGTTGCTTTACCAGAGAAGATGTTGCAACCACACTAAAAGCGCCGAGAGAAAAGTGGTTCAAAAATGAGAACGGAACTGGAAGAGGCTCTCTGATGGCGGATGCCTTTGATTCTTCTATTATCTCGTGGCAGGTTTGGGAAACAATCAGAAAATTAACTTGCGTTATATGTGGTAAGCAGTATGTCAGACAGCTTGCAAATGTAGAGAATGCAGATGAGATTGCAGAGAAACTTTGCCAGTTTGTTTATGATTTGAAGATGGATTTTAAGAAGCAGGAGGACGCAGAATGCAATTAAAAGATTTAACCAACAACCAGAAACGTAAAGAGTTCCTGGAGGATTATACCGGATGGAATTTATGGCTTGCTGTGTCGCAAGTAAGCGAAAAGTATTATTCATATCCGCTTCCTGATGGCTCAATAATCGTTGTTAAAGAAACCGAGCATGCAAAAGGCAATGACTGGTGGAAGAAAGAAGAACGTGGAGGATATTATGTCACCACAGAATATTATCTTCTGGAAGATGGCTGGGACAGATTCGCAGACTGTAAGAAGAGCAAGACACAGATTATTGAATATTTGAGAGAGGTGGCGAAATGAGAAAATACACAATAAATCTTCCAAGAGGATTGGAAGTAGATATTTTTAATTTGCCAGAGGACTTCAAAGAACAGATCGAGCAGGCGTTCATAGAGTATACATCTGGAACAGCAAAAGCGTATATGTACGTTGACAAGTTGGGATTCATTGACCGTTGCGTAGAATATTTAAACGGTAATAAGGATTCAGATGATACTGTAAATTCGTTGGTTGAAGAAGCAATGATTGCTGAGTGGAAAAACAACGGTGAAATCATCAAGGAAGACGATATATACAACATTGATTTTATGGAAGATTGCTACATAAAAGGCAAGGAAGATGCAAAGCTGAACTCTCATTTCGGAACTGATGATCATCACATTTACGACCAGATTCAAAAAGTTCTGGTGAAGATAATTACCGTTGTTATGAATTATAGAGACGAGGAGGACACAAAATGTTAATCAGAAGTCAGAATAAAGCAATTTTATTAAACTTTAGCAATTCGACTGTAGTTTATATTGCGAAAAATGACAAGGATTTTGTTATTTCAAGCCTAGGGAACGAAAACAGATATAGACTTGGTAAATATTCTTCAGAAGCGAAAGCTATGAAAGTACTGGATATGATTCAGGAAGCCTGCATAAACGGACATATTGATTTCCAGATGCCAGAAGATTCGGAGGTAGAAGTATGAACAAGACCAATATTGGCTTTTTGAAACATGGAGATGTTTTCCGATATAAATGTGAAATGTATAGAGCTGGACATGTAATCGAAAATACAGATGGATATGTTTCTTGCACAAATATCAAAACACGCAAAGTTGAAAGGCTTTACATAGATACAGAAGTGGAGGTGGAAGTATGAGCCATATCAAAGACAGATTATCGGATTATCATGATTTCATGAAGAAACTTGTGGATGACCACCAGATGGTTTTGGCAAGCGATGTTATGGATATGATAGAACAGCTTAAGGATGATCTGGAACAGGACGAGAAAGAAAATGGTTGGATTCCAGTCAGTGATAGATTACCGGAAGACTGTGTTATTGCCTGTATGCCACTTCCAGAACCATATAAGGAGGACGAGCCATGATTACATTCTTATTATGGCTTACACTTGGAATCATAGTCGGAGTAGTTGGTCTTGTATGTGTAGCGATCATGTACGACAAGCACCACCCAGACGATTAGAAAGGAGAACGGTATGCTGACAAGGAACAAAAAGCTGAAAGACTACGGTATTCCGGCAGAGGACATTGAAAAACTGAACACGATGCTGAAAGACTTCCCGGCAGAGTACGGATACCTGCTTTCCAGTGCTGCATTGTCAGCTTGCCCGAAGAACACGGTGATAGCGGATATGGTTATTGAGAATATCCTACACCGGAAAAGCTACAGGAAAATCAGCAAAGAAAGATATATCCCGATGAACCCGAAAGACTTCTACGGATACAGGCGCAAGACCGTCGCTGTACTGTATGAGAGGATGCGGCTGTTGGGAGTATGGGAGGAAAAATAAATGAAAGAATATAAATGTCCAAAGTGCAATAGTAAAAACCTTTTTGTCAAGAAAGTTGGGAATAATACGGGATTGTATTGCGGGGATTGCGGTGCATGGATTAAATGGGTCGGGAAAAATGAGCTGAGAGCGTTTGAATATTTAACTAAGCAGAAACACGTAGACGATGCTAATAGCAAACAAGACGATATTGCAAGCATCATTTACGGCACTCTCGATCATATGTATTGCGATAATTGCAGATTCAATAGCGAAATTAAAGAAAGTGATAATGGTGAATGGAACTGTGATGAATGCCACAGAAAATATAATGGATGGGGAGTTTCCATGCAGGAAAGTAATAAAATTGCAAAAGAAATTTTAAAACAGTTAGGAGAATAGAATATGAGCAGACTGATTGATGCAGACGAATTAATCAAATACATCAAAATTTGGGAAATTGGCACAAGTATTAGTTCTGACCAGAAAGAGTTTATTGATTGTGTTAACAGACAGCTGACAGCATTTGATGCGGAAAAAGTTACGGAATCGCTTATGGACAGATTTCGTGTTGTTTCCAATGATGAGGACTTGGAATGGAACAGAGCTATAGATTATGCTATTAAAATCTTAGAAGGTGGTGGAGTTGAATGAGAGAAATTCTTTCCAAGGCAAAGCAGATTGATAATGGTGAATGGATAGAAGGGAGCCTCATAGATTTAGACATTGACAACGGATATTGTTATATTGTTCCACCGTATAAAAAAGCGAGTATATTGCCAATCATCTTTTTAATAACAGACAGAATGAAATTGGTTGATCCAGAAACCCTCTGCCGGTTTACAGGACTTTGCGACAAGAACGGAAATAAGATTTGGAAGAACGACATTTTGATGTGTCATGGAAACCCAAAAGACCTTGTAAAAGCGGCATTTGGAGAATTTGGTGTAAGAAATATTGAAACCGGCTCCATAGTAGACAAAGTTGTCGGATGGCATTATGAGGTTGTTCCGACAGATGCAATCAGCAGATGTGAACCATTCTGCTGGCCAATGCCATTGACAGAATATTATATCGAAAGATGCGAAATGGAAGTAGTTGGAAATATTTTCGATAATAAAGAACTATTACAGGAGGTGCCGGAATGAGTAAATCAGTATTAGTGATTGATACACCGGAGAATTGCGGAAAATGTAAATTTATAAGCGGATTTTGGTGCAGAGCAATGGATGGTAGGAGAGTTCCAAACAATGATGTAATCCCTAATTGGTGTCCATTGAAGCCACTGCCGGAGAAAAGTACTACCGAGAATGATATGACGGATTATCAGCGCGGGATGGTCGATGGTCGAAATCAGTGCATTGATGAGATTGTATGAGAGGTAGAGCAGATGAGCAAGAAAGTAAAGTGTTGTGAATGCGATTCTTTTATGGGATGGGCTTTGCCAAGAGGGGTAGATAAAGACAATTACGAATATGCGAAAGAAGTTTTGAAGTTAGCATCTACTACAGGAATATGTGAATATACCATGAAAACCAAGGCAAGGTCGCATGAGCAGTATTGCAGAAAATTTAAAAAAGACAAGTTTTTAGAACGACATAACGATTTTTTTAAAGATGAAATTTTAAAACTTGAAAACATGATCAAGGAATATGAAAAAGAAAATTTTGTGGAAGTAGACGAATCATGGAAAGCTCATTTTATGAGAAGATTTCAAGAGGTGAAGTAGATGGAGAGATTAACAGAAAGATATGATATTACGCCAGACGGAGAATCAGATGTCTGGGTTAAACAGCACGATTATATTTCAGCGGCGCGAAAGCTTTGTGATTACGAAGACTTAGAAGAACAGGGCTTGCTTGTGAGATTGCCGTGTCCTATTGGCACAACTGTATGGGACATATGCGGCATGGATATTCGGGAAAACGTGTTAAGTGGAATTGAATGCGGCAAAGATGGTAAACAGTTTTTGTGGGCAAACCATGATGAATGGCTCGGAGAATTAAATGATTTGGTATTCCTCACTCGTGAAGAAGCTGAGAAGAAGTTGGAGGAGATGAAGAATGGCTGAATATGTTAAAAAGTCAGATGTAATAAAAATCATGGAAAATAATTCTCACATGATAGAGGTATTTGGAGTTAAAAAGAAAATGATTGACGGATTCGCAATGGGTTGTGATTTCGCAGATCTGGAAACTGTCAGTATTGAGGAGGACGATAATGAGGATTAACATGAAACCAGAAGAAGCAAAAGACATATTATCCGATATGAGAGACCAGCATTTATGTTTCATTGAAAGTTCTGAAAACAAAGATGAATGGCAGAAAAAATATCTCAAGGAAGCATGGGCGTGTGATTCCGGAGCAAAAGCATTGGAAAAGCAGATTCCATGCAAACCTGAAGAATATGTTCCAGATTTTCCGTACAATATATTTTCCACTCAAAAATGTGCGAAATGCGGAACACCTGTTATTGGTAAAAAAATAAGCAAGTACTGTTCTGAATGCGGGCAGAAAATTGACTGGGGAGAGGAGTGATAGATAATTGGCAGAAGTAAAATGGATTAAAATGGCAACAAACATTTGGGATAATAGAAAAATTGTTCAAATTGAATCCCTTCCAGATGGAGATACGATCATTGTTATATGGTTAAAACTTTTGTGCCTTGCCGGGACAACTAATGATTCTGGAATGGTTTATTTTACAAAAGAAATACCATATACAGAACAAATGCTCTCCACACTGTTTAATCGACCTCTGGCAACTATACAGTTTGCTTTAAAGGTGTTCCAAGAATTCGAAATGATATCAATTATTGATGATTTTTTACAGATTTCCAATTGGAAAAAATATCAGAACATCGAAGGCATGGACAAAATTAGAGAACAGAACCGAATCAGGAAGCAAAATCAGAGAGAAAGGCAAAAAATTATGATTGAACAAGATATGTCACGTGACATGTCACGTGACGTCACGCAACAGAATAAGATAAAGAATAAGAAAGAAGATATAGATAAAGAGAAAGATAATAAATTAATAGTATCTAAAGATACTATTTGTCAGACTGATGTCCGACGCGTCATCGAAGAATGGAACAAATTACAGGAAGTTGGTATCAATCCAATACGCGATATTAAACCATCATCAAAAAGATATCAGTTACTCAAAGGGCGAATCCGTGAATACGGAATTGATGAAGTCCTTAATGCAATCAACAACGTTTGCAACAGTGATTTTCTGCGAGGAGAGAATAACCGCGGATGGATGATAACATTTGACTGGTTCGTAAAGCCGAATAATTTTACAAAAGTTTTGGAAGGAAACTACAATGTTATAAAAGGAGGCGACATCAAGCATGGAACCGGTAGAACAGCTCAAGCGCATGTCAAACCGCTTATCCCATTCGATCAATGCGGAGGAAGCGAAATCTCAGACACACCATTTGCAGACTGATTGTCCTGATTGTGGCGGTTCTGGTTGGATATGGTCAAGGGATGATAATGGCGTTCCATATTGTGAAGAATGCCATTGCGGAATCAGAAAGAAGATGATCATGCAGAACCAGCTACAATTTGCTGAAATGCCGGATATGTACAAGGAATGCAGATTTTCAAATATGAAAAGCAGCGTGTATCAACTTCCAGAAAGTAAGGAAATATTCATACAGGCGGCAAAAGCTGTTAAATATTGGCTCGAAAATATCCAACAGATGCAGAAACAGGGAATTGGGCTGTACATATATTCAAATACTAAAGGCTCTGGAAAGACAAGGCTTGTATGTAGCATGGCAAATGAGATGATAGAAAAGCATCAGAAATCGGTAAAATTCACAACATCCCTAAAAATTCTTGATGAGATAAAGTCAACATGGGGAGAACGAGGAAAAAACGCAGAGAATAAGCTGATTAGTGATTTGACTTACGCGGATATCTTGATTATTGACGATTTTGGTGCGGAATCTGGGAAAGATTGGATTAATGAAAAATTCTACGGAATCATCAATGGTCGGTATGTGGACAAGAAAACCACAATTTTCACCAGTAATTATCCTATTTCCCGATTGAAATATGATGACCGCATTACGAACAGAATTTTAGAGCGATCATTGGAAATCCCTTTTCCTGAAGAATCAGTCAGGGAACACATAGCGGATGCAATGAAACAGGAACTTATCAAAAAGATTCAAGGCGGTGAAAATGGAAAACAAGCGTAAACCGTGGATAAAATTGACGCCACAAGAAATTCAGAATTTGACTAATCGTCAATGCACAGACTGCAAGTTCTATCCGAAATCAAACGGCACATCAGGGAAAATGCAACCGTGCGATTATATTTTTATGGTCGGCCATAGTCGAGGATGTGACCCAAGAGATTGCGTAAAAGAAGGCAAATTTGAATATGCAGCAACAAAGAAAAGGAGAAAAGCATGGAGGGCAAAGACGAAAAGTTAGATATCACGCCAGAACTGGTGCTTATATGTAGGAAAGTAATACGACAATACGCAAAGCAAATTGGTAGGCATGATTGCCACAAATGCATTATATATGCAGAATGCGAGCATGACTTTGCCAGATGCCCGGAATTATGGAAGGACATCAGCCTATGAGAAGAATCAGCGAAATGTACAAGCGTTCGGGCGGTACGAACTATGAACATCAATGCTTTGAATGCACGATGTTTAAAAACGCTAAAAGATGCAAATGCTTAAATTACGAACTGGATGCTGACTGGAATCCAAATTGGACAGCCTGCAAATTTTTTACAAAAGATGAAATAGAAGAAATACAAGGACAGATGAATATTTTTGATTTTGTGAAATGAGAGGTGAGCATATGGCAATTGTTACGATTGATGGGAAAGAAATTGACATCGAACAAATTGAACTGCCAGAAGAAATTATTAAAATCATAATTGAATGCTTAGGTTGACCGCAAAAATATTGTAGTGTAAAATGTGTCGTAACATGATATGTGCGGCACATTTCTACACAAAGGAGGAATAGTCATGGAATGTGTTGCGTATTTGCGTGTATCAACAGAAAAACAGGCCGAAGAGGGAAATGGATTAGACAGTCAGAAAAGAGATATTGAAAATTATTGCAGAAAAAATCAATTGATTATATCTGATTGGTACGAGGATGACGGCTTCACAGGTTCGAATATGAATCGTCCAGCATTGCAACGCTTAATTAATGATTGCTCAAAGAAAAAATTAAAATGTGTTGTAGCGTTTAAACTAGATCGATTATCAAGAAGCATGGTCGATGGAATATACTTAATTGAACGTGTATTCATACCTAATGGGGTGGATTTTAGATGCGTGCATGATAGTGTAAGCTACGACAGCCCAATGGAGCAAGCATACACTCAGATGATGGCAGTGTTTGCGCAACTTGACAAAAATACTATGCTGCTTAGAATGCGTGGCGGTATGCTGGAGAGAGTGAAACAGGGATATTGGATGGGAGGTGGCAACACCCCTTATTGCTATAGATATAGCAAAGAAGACGGAATCTTAGTTCCCATACCAGAACGCAAAGAAATGGCTTTGCGAGCTATGAATTTGTATATATCCGGTTATTCTGATGTTCGAATACAGAAATTGATAGGATTTAAAAGCGAGTTTGTTACACGACAGGTTCTTACAAGCCCTGTAAATATTGGCATGATTCCGTATAAAGGGAAACTATATAGGGGAAGACATGAACCGATTTTCGATATTAAAGTATTCGAATTAGCCCAGGAATTAAGAAAAACTCGTAAGCAAAGTAAAAGCTTCTGCGTTAATCACGAGAATCAGCTCTTGACGGGGCTGTGCTATTGCGGAGTGTGCGGATGCAAGATGAGATATCAGAAGTGGACTCATGGGAAACATAAAATTTATTGCTATTCAAGGGATAACGGCATGTCATACTTACCAAATTACAATCCGAATTGCAGCAATTCGCTTGAGTGGGCAGAAGATATTGAAAAGCAGGTTGAAGATGAGATTTTAAAGATTTCCCTCAATTTATCATCGCATAAGCCAAAAGAAAGAGAAAGCTGTCTGGACATTTTGAGTAAACAACTCCAAAAAGAGAAAACGAAGCTAAAACGTCTGTATACTCTTTATGCTGAGGGAAATGATACGGTTCTGGAGATGATAAAAGAAACGGAATCCGGTATAGATGAGCTAAAACTAAAAATACAGAACGAGATGAAGAACCCGGATAACTCACAGAAGAAAGAATTTGTATACGATAATATAAAAAAGCTTGCCGATGTGTGGGAACACATTGACAAGCAAAACAAAAACCGTATATTAAAAACTATAATATCAAAAATAATTATAGTCAATGGAAATATTGAAATACAGTTAAAGAAATTTTAGCACAAACTATATGCCATAGGAGTCGCATTATGTAAGTGCTAATAATAAATGCGCCGTACATATCATGTAAATTGACATAAAATAGAATATTTGATAGTATATATTGTATACTAACGATGACACCGATCTGAGAATGAGGATTCTGTGTCTTTTTTTATTTTCGGGAGGAATTTTCATGATTGCACAGGGAATCAGCCATACTGCATACGATACCATGAAAGAATATATGCTCACAGGAGCCGAACTGGACGGCAAATACCAAATTCCAATGATGGACAGGTATGTGGACGAAATACCACAAGACACAGTGGATTTTAAAGACAGTTTCAGCCGAAAGATAAAGAATCATCGAGAATTAAGCATCAACTTTTATATCCATGACTGCGAATTTGAAAAGCTATGGAATAATCCAGATAGATACCTGGAACACTTGAAATGTTTCAAGAGCGTGATCGCACCAGACTTTTCAATGGCAGTCGGTGAAAATGGTATGCCATTTGCTATGAATATCTGGAACAAATACAGAAATCATGCCATGGCTCATTATCTCAGTATGAACGAGATAAAGGTGATTCCTAACGTGAGCATACCTCCAGAGTATTGCTATGACTGGGCTTTTGATGGTGTGCCAAAAAGAAGCACCGTAGCATGTTGCACCAATGGAAGAATTAAATCCAGATCATCCAGAGAAGAATTCTGTATAGGCTTTAAAGAAATGGAAAGGCGCATAGAGCCGCTCCGAGTTATCGTTGTAGGGAAAATACCACCTGAACTCAATACGGACGTGGAAATCATCAATTTCAAGACCAGAAGTCAGAAGATCAAGGATAAGGAGGGAAAATATGGGGTATAGTACTGGAAACTCATTGAGAAAGAAATCGAAGACCAGAAAACAGGAAGAACGAGAACAGAGGATGAAAAGCGGAACCGCAATAAAGAAGAAAAGAAGCACTGGTAAAGTAGATTATCTAAATAAATTGAAATAATTTTACATTTTCCACAGTCCCAAAATAGATTCTATAAAAATATTTATACAAAATCACAAATAAATAAAAAATATAAAACGACCCGTATCCATGGAAAAATGATTTTTTTCGTTCAAAATCCATGCTTCGGGTCTTTTTGAATGTCTGTGAAAATTAGCGCTCGTAAGACTTCATAGTAAAGTGATGATGCATCAAGAAATATACCCGCAGCAAAACGTGTCGCCATCCGATGCATACGATCATGCTAGGAACATTGTAATTAATTACATAATTGCGCCTAAAATCAATTCGAACGGCATAAGCCTATATATTATCGGGTGACGATATAAAACGGCTTAAAAATCAAAATACAGCATTAAAACATTATAAAACAGTAAACCTGGACATAATACAATAACCCGATACCATTATAAAGCCCGTAAATATGCCTAGAATCAATTCAATAATTACAGTTGATAAATGCACATGTAAGCATATAAGTGGCTGTAAAACGTCAAATAAGCGCTTGCAAGGATAGCGAAACCGACAACAGCTGCATAAACTGGACAGAATCCAAGCCGACATTTATCCACATTGACATATATAAACATAATACGCCCATTATAATTTTCCGTCAATCCTTTTAATTGATTGCGTAAAACAGCCTAGAATCAACTTTACAGCCGTATACAGTAAAATTACTATAATTCAATTGGAAGCCGTTAAAAAGCAAATAAAAGGCATTGCAGTAATAGCCTTGCACTGGTCACGAACCAACGCCGCCCGGAGAGGATGCAGGACACGAGAAAAAGAGCAGCTTTTTACTGCTCTAAATAATATATATTTGTTATCGTTGGCAAGTCCCGGAAGAATTCCAGGAACCCGGAGCCGTCAAGAATATTATATTGTCGGTCAGAAGTTGGAATTATACGACCATCCTTGATCTCCATGCAGGAAAGCTGCAAATGATCCGCTTTTTTGGGTGATCTATGCAACGCATACCGCATAACAGACACCACCCCAGACTGGCAACGTACTGGCGGCAAGTCGTACCAGATCAGCGAGACAGCACCAGAAGAAACGGCATCGAACACTTTTCTAGCGTCCTTTTTTGCCGATTCTTTAATTTTATCAACTTCGGAAAAATCACCGCTTTTTATGGCGACGATAGTTTGCTTTTGCGTGGCTTTGCTGATTATGATCATATTTTTATTCCTCCTCAAAAATCAAAATCAACGTTGTTAAATGATGACCGTTTGACCATTCGGCTTGTAAATGGTCAAAAAGTACTTCAGCGGTAAATTTATCGCTGCCAAGACACTTAAAAAACCATTTTTGATCACATTTTACTTCGTATACATTCCACATAATATTCTTTCTTCCCTTTACCCATGGGAGCCGGGTTGTAAAGGACGTTGCCGGGAATCGAACCCGGCGCACGCCTAATTTAAACAATCATTGATTTTCTTTTCCAGATGCGGAAACGCTTCACAAATTTCTTGTACGCTGTCCGCGTAATAATCACCAACCATTTTACCGAAAATTCTAATATTACCAGAATAAAAACAGCCAAGATCATTAAATTGAATATCCAGCCCGGTTGCCTGTTCTTTTTTATCGTTGTACCACATGTCTATTTTGATCATTGTATAGCCCTCCTTTTTATGCTGCCATTAAAATAATTTTTATAACATTTTCTTCCCATTCAAAAAAAGTATAATAGTTATGTTCAAAATAATATTTTTCTTTTTCCAGATCATTTTTTAAATCTGAAAACATATTAGTAAGTGTTTTTGTTGTTTCTGCGACTTTCTGGAGTTCTGACATTGCTAACACCTCCATTTAATATCCAACTAAAATATAATGAGCAATCAACAAAAATGGGAAAGAAGCAACTGCAAAGCCTAACAAGTAGGATTTTACGGCATGGATAATTTTTTTTCTGTGAATTCGTTCCCACTGGGAATAGGTATATTTTTTCATGGTTTATACCTCCATTTCTTTGTGTGCTTCGTCAAAATCTTCTTCGAGTTCGTCTAACACTTCAGAAATTGCAGAGCCTAATAAGTAACAACGGATTGTTACGTCTGCCCATTCTGCACCCTTTTTAATAACATTTATATCATTCTCTTCAAACTCGTCAAGAGCTTCTTCGAGTAAGCCCCAGTTGTGCGTGATGCTTTCTTCCGCCTTGTAAGAATTGCAATAATAAGACCCGCTTGCATTACCTGTTACGCTGTCCTCTGTCCAAAGTTCATCATTCAATTTTTCTTCCAGTTCTTCCAGACTGTCGAAATCTTCGAAATTAATTTCACTGTCAATATAGTTTTTAACGTCTTCTTTTACTGCTTCCATGTAATTATATTTTGTCATTGTTTTTTACCTTTGCCCCTGCTATAATGGGGCTACCTTTCTTTTTTTGATTGGTGCCCGGTTTGGTTTGGAAGTCTGCCGGGCTTTTTTATTTTTCTGTAAATGGAACTAGAATTTTTCAATTAATCAATCCGCTTTCCTATGTCCTCATTGGCTTGAGTGGTTCGGGGCGGCTGGTTGTTTGTTTCTTTTGTTCTCTGTTGATGGTTATATATTATCACTAAAATTAGAGAATGTCAATATATAAATCACAAAAAATAGAGAAAATATTTCTTGACAATCAGAAACGAAAAAGTTACATTATATATATAAGAAATGAACAGGAGGGATACAAATGTTAGAATATAAAATCAATGTTATAGAAGAACTTGCAAAAATCGGTGTAAACACCACAAAAGCAAAGAATACAGGACTTTTCGGACAAGCAACAATGCAAAAATTTAAAAAAGGAGATACAACAATCTCTTTGGATAATCTTAATAGACTTTGTGCAGTTCTGGAAATGCAACCAAGAGACATTATAAAATATGTAGAAACTGATAGCGATAGAGAAAAAATAATCTCTAAAATAAGTGAAAAAAATATTGACATTCACTAAAATTAGAGATATAATTGTAGCTGTAAGGAAACAAAAACCTTATAGGCTATAGAAAGGAGAAAATATGGAAGATATGAAAGAATTTGTAGCATATGCAAGAAAACTTTTAAGAGTCATTAACAAGATCGAAAAATATCTTGAAAATGGCGAATCCGAAAAAGCTCTTGAGTTGGTCAGAGAGTTAAAAGAGGACACACAAAAAGACATCGAAGCATAACGGAAACGGGGCGAGCAATCGCCCCAAACAATAAAGGGAGGGTAAACAATGAAAAAGTATGAATTTAATAAAAGTGAATTAACAGAAAAGGCATTCGCAGCATATAGCGACAGCAGTTTTACATTCTGGACAGATGCAGCCGGAACATTTTACAGAAGCGACAACCCAAACAGCGAAAAGGTGGAAATCGGAACTATCGAAGATGTAAACGATTTTTTGGAAATGTTCGCCTGATAAAAATAAGCCCTTTGGAATTCACCAAGGGGCTTTTATAATGCTTTTTTGTGGCGGCTTTTAGGACAGGTACAGAACCGCCGCCAAGATCCTGATATAATTATTCATAACATAACCCAAGCCAAAAGTCAACGACAATTTTTTGATTGACTTTTACGAATTGTTCTGTTATGCTCGAAACAACGAAGCCGACGGAACTCAGGAAGGGGCAGGGCTGACAAAGCGGATCGTAACTAAATACGAAAAAAATATAGCCAGATCATGCCGGATCAGATACCGGAAGGCCTGGCTTTTTGTGTGTTCAAAATGTCCTATTATAATATTATATATATATTAATATTATGGATTATGAATATCTATAATTATAGTTATTCCCTGTCCCTTCCTAGATTCCAGAGGCTGAGTTGATTAATATAATATTGTATATAGTATATATAATATACATAGATATAGTATATGCTGTTATATGAGATTGACTAAAAGTTTTAAATTAATAGTTGACAGAATAACAACTTGTATGTTAATACTATTAATAGAGATACAGATACAGGCCGAAAGCGAGAACGAACCGCTGGAGGACTGAACCGGTTAGCTACTGGACAACGAACCAGAGCCGACCGGCTTTTTTTATTTATAATGATTTAATAGATTAACGTTATAAAGTGAGGTGATACAGTGAAAAATTCAAATACTATAACAACATCCCAAAATATAGAAGTATATGAAAACAAAATATGGTTATTGGTAGATGAATATATAAACACTGTATTATGCATACATCAAGAAGATTATGACAGTATAGAAAAGTATAAAAAAGATATAGCTAATAATCGTATTGATATGTTTTTTTATATTGCTGATCATATTGAAAAACCAAGTAATAATGATATAGAACTATTAGACAGTATATTTAATATATATATACGTGTATGTGGTAGATATGGTATATCACCTACTTTGCAAATGTTTGGAATATTAGTTGGAATTAATAACATGACGTTTAGCGATTGGGCGAACGGAGACTACAGAACCGCCTCAACGCATGGCATAACGGTGAAAAAATGGAAAGAAACATGTGGAGCCTTTGCGTTGGATAAGCTACACAACCAGGATGGCACGAATGCCAACTTGATATTTGCTTGTAAAGTAGCTTATGGCATGGCGGAAACGGCACCAATTCCAGCAGGACAGCAGCAGGGCATACCGCAACAGACAGCGCAACAGATCGCAGATAAATACAAAGACGTTCTAGAGCTTCCAGAGATGGAAAAGCCGGAGTTGTAACAGAGTGGAATGTACACAAGATCGTTGAAATGTACGCAGAGCACGAACAAACAGATCGAAAAGCGGTAGACATGGCAACATTTAGTAAATATGCACATATATAACAGTTGAATTTGTGCATGATGTATAGAAAATCAAGGTAATCTATTGAACAAATCTGTGTTTGTCGTATAGATGGAGTATTAAAGGCTTTGATGCTTCCTTGATCACTGCCGAAGGCATCCGAAAAATCAGCGTTAAGACCGGGACAACGGGAACCCATGGGGCAAAGGGTTGCCCGGTCAGCATCACCAGGAACAGACCCGGGAGGGGGTGTATATAGATGCCCTGAACGGCCTAATGAGTGCCCCGAGTAAATCTGATTTATTACTTTTGTCCTACATAATAAGGAGATGCAATATGCCAAAAGGAAGACCAACTAACAATCCCAAAGGTGAATCAATTCGAATTCGTATCACTGATGATATGAGAACAAAACTTGAAATGGAATCATTTCAAACAGGGCTGAGTATTTCACAAATCATTCGAAATTTAATAACTCAGAAGTTAAGTTAAAGGATTGTCCGAAGATGAACAGCGTAGAAGAGTTAGTTTCATACGGAATTAGCAAAAAAAATATTTCTCAAATGATTGAATCTTATCAAAAGCGTATTGACACAGTAAATGGTGACTACAAAATTATTGATATTTCATACAATCCATATACTAAAGCCAGAGTAGTTAAACTTAAATGCGTTACATGCGGAAATGAAATTCAGAGAGGAATGATAAAAGGCAGAAATAAATGGAGTGAACTTATAAAGACATGTCCTAAATGTCGAAAGAAAAGACGAAATGCAGAGCTTGAAAAATCTCGAAAAATTAAAAAAGACCTACTTGAATCCGAAATGGGGAAACAGTATGGAGATTACACTGCTTCAAAAATAATAGAACAGAATCCTATTAAGATTCGTATGGTTTGTAGAGAATGCGGAGCATTTAAAGATGTTTCTTTTAGCATGATGCATGCAGGGAAGTGGAAAGATCAGAAGTGCCATAAACATTTTTCGAATATTAAATACGATGGAACTTATATCGGGAAACATTTTGGTTTCCTAACGGTGATAGGAATAAATGATCCTGGTGAAATTAAAAGGTTTAAATGCCAGTGTGATTGCGGGAATATTAAGAACGTGAGACCGATTGAATTAGTTTCAGGGATGGTAAAAAGTTGTGGATGTCGCCATAGTGATTCTAGCCGAACCCATGGTGGAAGTAATGATCGCCTGTATCATGTGTGGCAGGATATAAAGCGAAGATGCGAGTCCATTACTGCTTCTAACTATTACAATTATGGCGGACGTGGAATTAAATTATGCGATGAATGGCATGACTATTCGATATTCAAAGAATGGGCCTATAAACATGGATATGATGAAAATGCTCCGTTTGGAGAATGCACGATTGACAGAATAGACGTAAACGGAAATTATGAACCCAACAATTGCCGATGGATTACTAATGTTGAACAGCAGAAAAATAAAAGATCTCCTTCCGAATGGAAGAAACGAAAAAACAAGAAAAAGACGGCGATGATTTTGTTCGGAGGGGAAATGGTAGCGAAATCTGATATTTGTAAGCAATACGGAATTTCTGTAGAAACATTTAATTATAGGCATAATCAAAAAGGCATGACTGTAGAAGAAGCATTGAATACTCCTAAAATGGCAAAAGGCCGTCCGAGAAAGGCGGTGTAACAATATGAGAAAAACCTATAGCAATCCCCAGGGTGAATCCATCCGCATCCGGTTGCCGTACCAATTGGAGCAAAGACTTATAGCTGAGAAGAATCGAACCGGCAAGAGCGTATCACAGATTACCCGTGAAGCCCTGGCAGAATATTTTCGGAGAAGGTAGACAAATGTCGATATTCAAAAATTTTTAAAAATATAAAAAAGGCTTTTCTGGAGAATTTGACGCGCATCCGCTTGAAAAACCTTTAATGCATGACAAGGTATATGAATATCATCACAAGAAAGCTGTTCTTGAAAATAAAATGTTGTACGATACAGAAACGGCAAAAAGGATTTTTGCGGACGAATCAAGCTTGGAATATATCTCGTTTGGAGTAAGCACGCAAAGGGTTTATTTCTTAACTCCGAATAGGCATTGGTTCTCAGCTGAAGAGAGAATCGAAACTGAAAGCGGAATAACTGATGTTGGCGAATGCCGCATACAGGTTACTAAAACAATTTTTGTGTATAGCAATCTTCGAATGGAAAAAACACACAGGGTCAAAGATCTGATTGGCAAAAACGATTATGAATTGTACAAGAAATATTTTGGGGAGGTAGAGGAAGCATGAATAGTAACAAGAAAGTTTATTATGTGTACGTAGAAAACGGAAAAGCAGTTATTACAGAGGAAGCACCGGACTTCGATAAAGTTCACGATTACATGCTAATGAAAGCGGATGGAATCGAGCTTTTTATGGGAGTACATAAGAACCAGGACGATTTAATGCTCCCAGATGAACCGATTGATTTAGCAACGATGCTGATTAATGCCGAAGTAAGTGCTGATTTATGGGATAAAGAACCATTAACTTGCCCGAAATACGACACAAATCAGCTTAGAGAGATTGCGGACCATCTTCTGGTGTATTGCAAAGCACAGGAAAGGGGATGCAAAGATGCCTGTTGTGAAAATTATAAATCCGAGTCCGTATGATTGGAGAGGGACGCAGTGTTTTATTGATGGGAATAAAGTCCCAAGAGTAAAGTCTGTTGATTTTCATGTTGCAGTTGATGAGATTCCGACATTTGTATTCGAGATGATGGCAGAGCCGGATATTGAAATGGAGTGCTTGGCACAAATTAGTTTCACTTCTCAATCAATTACTGATGCAATTTCGGTTTTAAGGCACGAACTGTTACAACACGGGGAAATTTACCGTGGATTCAAAGCAAGCCTAAAATCGGCTTTAGAGCGTTATAATTACTGTGGATTACCATTTGAGCCGGAAGAAGAAATTGCAGATAAGATACTTAATTTTATGATTGGAGAGGAAAAATGAGATTACCATTAACCATTATCGCAGTGGCAATTAATATTCTGATATTTACTACATTAGCTGCATTTTTGATGAGCCGGAATTACAAAGGCAATCAATTTTCCACAGCATTCTTCTTGCTGATGGAAGCAGGAATGATACTTAATACAGTTTTGATTTGCACTGCGAGGTAAATACATGCTGATTGCAATTCCTATGAGGATTATTCCGTTTTTTATCATAGAACGGATTAAACCTATAATTAAACCGAAAGGATACGCTTGTCCGGTAGTGGAGCGGTATGCAAGCAAACGATCGAGACATCCGATTTAGCAAATATGACTCTACAAAAAAAGAGAACAACTTAGTTATTTAAACGCTGATTCTCCACATAAGTTGTGTTGCAATTGTAGAGCACATAATAAAAATATTATCACACATTCAATTCTTTCTCCTGCTTTTGTAATGGTGCGGAGTGGGAGAAAGATTCTAGGGCTATCGCCAAGTGGTAAGGCACAGCACTTTGACTGCTGTATTCGCGGGTTCGAATCCCACTAGCCCAGTTTGCCGGGTTGCGCATGTACCTGGCAATGGTTTATTTTACATAGACCCTCCGACGAAAACCCATCTAGCTCAACGGAGCTGATTAAAGGGGCTTCAAATGTCCCGGATGGGAATCCTCGTAAAAACGAGGTACTCTATTTAGCCATGACCTTTGTTGCGGCTGGTGGCAAAGAACCGCAACAGTAGAAGCAAATCAACTCAAAATCTGCAATCCGGGAGACTGCTTCTACTCAGGAAATTTAGTTCAGCGGTTAGAACGCCCGGCTCATAACCGGGAAGCCCTGAGTTCGAATCTCAGAATTTCCATTTCTTCCATATGCTACCCATCCGCTTTATGGGCAGAAAAAACTTTCGGATGAGCGTATGTGAATCAGAATGAGCAAAGGTATGTAACGGCATAGGCTTGTGCTTGATCTGATTTCCCGTCCGATAAATGTTTCTTAGTTTCAATAAGCCATCACAAGCGCGCATTGATGACAAGGGAGTTTTCAAGAAACATAAAGTCAAAAGGCATAATAATATCCGAAACAACTTCGTGGGGCTGGCACGGCATAAAACAGCCTAGTGGAAAGCATAACACGATAAACATATTGCTAACCCGGGGTGCCCGGGTTTTGGGAGAATATTCCGTAGAGGTAGCGGTGCAGACTGTAAATCTGTTGCTTTCGGGCTCGGGTGGTTCGACTCCATCTTCTCCCATTATCTCATCTGAATATGAGATATGAGGATGCTGTCCGAGATGTAAGAAACAGTCGGCTTGTGGATTGCCGGTACAAATACGCTGAAAATCCACACAAGGCAGGGTAGAGAAGCGGAATCTCGCAAGGTTCATATCCTTGAGAACGGCGGTTCAAATCCGTCTCCTGCAACTTAATCCGCTTAGAGTTAAGCTGTTTGTATACAGGCGGTCTATGCCTCTGGTGGATTTACGCATGAGCGTAAACGTGCAACTCACTAGGCGTTTGCGTAAAAAACTTTTTAGAGAGATGAGACCACTGGCCGTAAGAAGTGATAGTCGGCAATTCTAAAAGAACCATCTAGTTCATGCGTTTTACGATGGAAAGGTTAATGCTTATCTGGATATTTGTGTCCAGTCCGAAAGCATATGAAGTGAAAATCAACTCAGTTTCTAAACTGGTCGTTAAAGGCGGCACGGAATGTAGCTCAGTGGTAGAGCAATGGCATTGTAAGCTATGTGTCGCAGGTTCGATTCCTGCCTTTCCGATTCCAGTGAAGTGCCATCACTGGAAGTGTGAATTTATTCATTTTATACTTACCTTTCTATGAATGGTTTCCAGTACTCCACGTTGGGTGGCTAGTTACGGTTCAAGTCCGTGTACTGGAATTTTTGTTTAGAGAGGTGGATTATGGAAGAAAAAGATTATTGTTGTACATGCAAATGGTACGCACTGGAAGAAGCTGTCTGCTGTAATGCTGACAGTGAACATTGTGCAGACTTTAGATGCCTTGATGATAGTTGCGAATGTTGGGAAGAAATTAAAGATGAAGATAATGGGCAAAGAAATTAACGATGAATGTTCTAAGTGCGGCAAAATCCTTGAATGCGAACTGTTCCGTCAAGGACATGGAATAAAACAGGAACGTGAGAACATAGCAAAGATGATCAAGTGCCAGATGAAGCATAGGGAGGAAAGAGAAAAGAATGATTAAAATTTTAGTTCCTGGAACATTAAAAAGAATAAATTGTGGAAAATGCGGAGCAGTGTTGCAGTACGATGAAAAAGAAGATGTTAAAGAAGAATGCATAGAAAAAATGTTTTCTACAAATATGCCATCTGGACGTGGACGTAAGCAGAAATATATCATATGCCCACAGTGCAAGAATAAAATAGTTACGTGGTCTACAAGATAGGAGAAGATGCCATGATTAAGAAACTCTGCAATCTTTACATAAAACACAAGACAAAAAATCTCACAAGGATTCCATTGTTCACAATGACTTTTGACTGGAAGAAGTTTCAGAAAGACGGGAAAGAAAACAGTTGTATGTTATATACCTTGCATCCAGACATTGCAAAAGATCAATTTTTAAAAAAGAAATTGTCTGAATGCGTAGATTATATCCGGGATAACTATGATATGGAAACGTTTACCAAAATCTAAGGGAGGCAGTTATGAGAATTGAAGACATGGCAACATGGACAGTAGATCAGTTGAAAGAAGAAGTTGTTCGTTTGGCCGATGAGAGAGAAACAAAGCAACATGAAATTCTAGACAAAAATGATAAAATCAATGAGCTTCAGACGGAACTGGATAAAATGTGCAATTATAACAATGAGTTAAAAAGACAGGTGTGTAAAAAAGAGGATATGCCATTTTACGACGAATCCGCAGAAATTGCAAAATACCGCAGACAGCATCAGGACGATTGCATTACGATTAATCAGCTTCAGACTGCATTGGACGTTCTGATTGACCGATATGCAAATCTTAGAAAGATTCATGGGGTGAGTTGATATGGGCGAAAAAGATGAAAAACAGTACTTTCTTAAAAAGCCAGATGGTGAGTACTGTCCGATTACCGAAATAGCAAACGTTCCAGAACACATACCACCTGATCAGAATGACGATTTACCGAATTTCAGTGAATACGAATCATTCACTATAAATTTTAAAATGAATTCAAATACTAAGAAAAGATTATTCTGGACAATATTTGAACCGGATAAAATAAATCGAAATAATTTTAGAAAAAATCATGGAATTCCGATGATACGCAGAGTTGCAGGACGAAAAGGAGTAAGAAAATATAGATGAGCATTAAATCAGCATTTGAATCTGAGGGGATAGATTTCTCTCAGGTAATGAACCCACCGGAGCCGTGGGACGGACGGGCGTTAATTAAAAATGTCAACGGGAAAGACTACGCTTGTTGTCCTTTCTGTCAAAAAAAGAGCTTACGCATAGAAAGTAACACTATAATTAAGCACTTAAGAATTAAATGCAAAGGATCAAATTGTAAAAAGGTTTATGAGGTAAACACTTGAGTAGGAGCTTGAATGAGAAAAATAAACATGTCAGGACTTAGGTTTGGAAGATTAACAGTGCTATGTGAGGACGGCAGATTAAATGGAGAAGTTTCATGGAAATGCAAATGCGATTGCGGAAATATTAAAATCGTTAGAGGAAGTCATTTAAGGAAAGGCTCAATTATGAGTTGCGGATGCCTTTTGTCAGATACTTTGAAAGAAAGAAACACAATCCACAATATGACCAATACTAAAATATATAAAATATGGATGCATTTAAAGGGCATGTGCTATACAAAAACCGATTTTAACTATCACAAAGTCGGAGCTGCCGGAATTTTGATGGATGAATCATGGATTGACAAGCAAATGGGCTTACTGAATTTTTATTCTTGGGCAAAATCTGTTGGATACAAAGATGGTATGGAAATTTGCCGGAAAGACGATTCTAAAAACTATTGTCCTGAAAATTGTTATTTTAAGAAAAATAATTATAAAAAATACGAATACCCCAATATCGAAACAAAACTTTTTATTGAAGGAGAAATCTGGAAAGATATACCTAAGTTTCCGGATTATCAAATCAGTAATTTTGGAAGACTGAAATCGAAAGAAAGAATAAACGCTTATGGAAGAACAATTACTGAGAAAATCATTAAACCATGTTTAAATACCGAATATGGATATTTTTATGAGTCACTTGCTTCTGACGGAACAAGGAAGAATGTTTTAATCCACAGATTAGTTGCTGAAGCATTTATTCCAAATCCAAACAGATTTCCAATTGTAAACCACAAAGATGAAAACAAACTAAATAATAAAGTTTCTAATCTTGAGTGGTGTGATTATTCATATAATTTTAAATATTCTTTTGAAAAACATAAAGAAAGGTACTGTAGGCAAGTAGCCAAATTAGATGACAATGGAAATATCATTAAAGTTTATAAAAGCATAAAAGAAGCCGGAGACGAAAACGGACTCAAAAATCCATATAGTATATCTTCTTGTTGCCGAGGTAGAATTAAAACTTCCGGAGGTTTCAGATGGATATATTATGATCCAGATAGGGGAGTAACTGCAAGAAAGAGTTTGAGGTGAATGTATGAAATTTTGTGAGAAAGAAAAAGATTGCCCTATTTATTTGATTCATGAAGAGCTAAATGGACATTATCATAGACTTATAGACGAATTGCTGGAGAAAGACTATTACAATTATGGAATGGATGCCTATAGTTGTAATGAAGAGTCTTGTAATGATATGTTACATGAGATCAGGAGAATGAAAAAGCTGATAAGTACAGGGCGGTGGATAGTTTTGGTATCAATTATTTATACTCTTTGGTCATTCGTCAGATAGGAGACCGGATATGACAAAACGCGAAGCAACAATTATAGAAACATATACGGGAATATGCATGCTTGCCGGAGATGATACCAAATACATCTATGAATATGCGGAAAAGCTATTGGGATTTCCGATATGGACGCATGAGTTTCCTAAATATGCAGATAAATTAAAAGAACTTAGCAAACCAGATTTTATTGAAATTTGCAGAAAGTTAGGTGATTGAATGAAGCTCCCAGAATTTGAAAAATGTAAATGCTGTAAAATACGTAAACTTAATAACGGAGATATTCGTTTATGCTGTGAACCACTATTTTGGGAATACATGAATACTACATGCGAAGAAAGAAGAACAAAACACCCAGAACAATGCAAAGAAATATTTGACAAAATTGAAAACGACAAAGTATATGCAGAAGAATACACTTGCATTCCAATAACAATTATGAAACCATATGAATCAGCAACATCTTCGTTTTTTGTTATGGTAGAACAAGAAACAGAATATGCCAGCTTTGTAGCTGATGTAATTGGTAGATTAGACTATGATGAAACACTTATGGTGAAAGTGGGAGAAAACGAGATTCCGTTTAAGGTAATTCACATTGGAATCTCCGATAATACTTTTCCAATACGCTTTGAACTTACGGCGAAACAAGTTGGAACATTTTCGACTGGAAGATGGGAAAAGATATTGAGAGGTATTTTAGATGAAATTAAGTGTTAAACGAATTAAATGCATCCTAACAGGCGGATGCAGGTTCAAAAGTTCGGATACAGAATCGAAATGCAATGACAAAGAAAAGACTTGCACTATTACGGAAACTTGCTACAAATGTGGGAAAAAGTATAAAGCCTTATTTACTTATAAACAGTTAGGGATTCCAGTGAGGTGAACGCATGAAAGTATATCTGGTTTACGGAGATGTCTATTTTAGGCAATATGGTTCAGAATTTCATTTATTTGGAGTATTTACTTCGAAGGAAATGGCAGAGAAAGTCAAAAAGCAGGAAGAAGATAAATTCTTCCAACAAGAAATGAAGAAAAAATCGTGTTACCGCAACATCGACAGCAGGGAAGAAGTTGAATTCGAAATAAAAGAAATGCAACTTGATGAAATTTGCGACTTATTTGTAGGAGGATATGTCGAGTGAAAAAGATACCAACATTATTTGAACGAGAATTTAAAGACCATAACGTTGCAAAGGTTTTTCCGAAAGTGCATCCGGGCATGGAATGGGTGCTTGAAGGAGAAGGGATTGCAACAGTCAAATACGACGGCTCTTGCTGTGCGGTAATTGACGGAAAATTTTATAAACGATACGACTGTAAGAAGGGTAAAATACCACCAGAGGGATTTATCCCTTGTTGTGAGCCAGATTCCATTACAGGTCATTGGCCGGGATGGGTAAAGGTTGACAAGAATAATCCGTCTGATAAGTGGTTTTTGAAAGCGTATAGTCCGATAAAAGGAAATGTAACAATTTATCTAGCTGACGGAACATACGAAGCAATAGGAAAACATTTCTGCGGAAATCCGTACAATATGGATTGTGATAAACTTGTTCAACATGGCAAAGAAATCGTTGAAGTCGAAAGAACGTTCGAGGGAATCAAGAAATATCTTTCCGAACACGAAATAGAAGGATTAGTTTTCTGGAAAGACGGAAGTCCACAATGTAAAATCAAGCGTTCGGATTTTGGCTTTGAATGGCCAGTAAGAATGAGAGGATGCACAGAATGAAAAAGATAATCGTTGCAATAACAGCTTTATCACTGACGCTTGGAATGGCTGGATGCCAGTCTGCCGCAAGAAATTGCGGCGGAAACACAACATTAGAGTTGGAACCAAACCAAAAGTTAGAGGAAATTACATGGAAAAATAATTCACTATGGTATCTCACACGCCCTATGACTGATGATGATATTGCCAAGACTCATACGTTTCAGGAATCTTCCAATTTTGGAGTATTTGAGGGTAGCGTAACTGTTGTTGAAAGGAAAGAATAAATAATTAATCAGAGAGCCAGAAAGGAGTGCCATTATGAGTGACTTGAAGATATTTACAGAAAACATCGAACCAGAAGCGTTAAATCAGATTTATAAATTGATAAAACAGCCTGCATTTTCCGAATGCAAAGTACGAATCATGCCAGATGTTCACGCAGGGGCAGGATGTGTAATTGGTTTTACTGCCGATCTCGGAGATAAAGTAATCCCGAACATTGTTGGCGTAGACATTGGATGTGGAATACTTACAACACAAATTCCTGCTGACGTTGGAACAATAGATTTTAAAATTCTCGACGAAGTAATAAGAAACAATGTTCCGTCAGGAAGAAACGTACGTGACGAAATCATAAATTTTGAAGAATTAGAAGAACTTCATTGTTTTTCTCGACTCAAAAATATTGAATGGATTCGCAGGAGCCTTGGTACACTTGGGGGCGGAAATCATTTCATTGAAGTTGACACTGATTCGAAAGGATTAAATTATCTTGTAATCCACACTGGGAGTCGGAATCTCGGGAAACAAGTAGCTGAAATATATCAAAAAATTGCCATAGAAGACATGCAAGGTACAGACAAGCTCGAAACTGAAATACAAAAATTGGTGAAAGAATACAAGCGTTCTGGCAGACGCAAGGAAATCCAACATGGTATTGACGAATTAAAACGAAAATGGAAGCCAGACAAACTGGGTATTCCGAAAGAATTGTGTTACTTGACAGGAGAACACAGAAAACAATATCTGCATGATATGAAAATCTGTCAAGAATTTGCAAGAATAAACAGACGATGTATACAGAGCACTATATTTTACACTATGAATTGGACGTTCCAAAGAAACACATGGTTTGATACAATTCATAATTATATTGACCACGATACAAACATTGTTCGTAAAGGGGCAATATCAGCTAGACATGGCGAAAAAGTTCTTATCCCAATGAATATGCGAGATGGATGCATTATTGCAGTTGGGAAAGGAAACGATGATTGGAACTGTTCGGCCCCGCATGGTGCAGGACGCATTATGAGCCGGTCAAAAGCAAAAGAAAACATCTCGTTAGAAGAATTTAAGGAGTCTATGGATGGGATATACACAACATCCGTTCAGAAATCCACAATTGATGAAAGCCCTATGGCCTACAAACCACCGCAAGAAATTATTGATAACATCAAAGATACTGTAGAAATAGTTGATATTATCAAACCTATATATAACTTCAAAGCAAGTGAATAACAGTCAAAGAGCCACATGAGAGCCAGACTAAATCCTAAAAAGAAAGGAAGTCTGGCTCTATTTTTATGCAAAAATTCACAGAAGGTTCGATTGAATGGTATCGGGCAATTTTAAATCAAATCATTAATGATGATATGACAGTCTGTCAAAATCAGAAGGACTGCCTTGATTTACTTTTGAATATGAATATTGACCTTCCTTTCAAGGATAATCCAGATGCACGGAACATGGCAATGAAAGTCAGTCGGTACGCTCATACAGTTGCAGCAAGAAACGCGGCACTGACTGGAAGCGGTAATTTTGATGATATTTACTGGCAGTATTTACTGTTGGAATCCCCATGGGCGTTCGAGAGTTATTTGTTATACATGGAGAAGAATAGACCGGACAGCAAAAAGTTCTATATCCCAAGAAAAAAAACACTCCAAGTAGTCGCTCAAGATTTACAGGATTTGGAAGATAGGATAATTGAATTTTACGGTCTATCGTTACCAAGTCGTGTTGGTAAGAGTACTATGTGCATATTTTTTATGTCGTGGATAATGGGAAGACGACCAAACAGCCACAATGCAATGGGCGGTCACTCTGGAAAACTGGCCAAGGGTTTCTATGGTGAGCTTCTGAATCTCATAAGCACACAAGAATACACTTACAGTGAGATATTTCCAAAATCAAAATTGCAAAAGCAAAGTGCCGATGATTTTGAGATAAATTTGGACAAGCCAGACCGATTCGCCACAATGACTTGCCGCGGTATCGAGGGAACATGGACGGGTGCTGTTGATATTTCGTCTGATGGATATTTGTATGTGGATGACCTTGTTCGAGACAGGCAGCATTCTTTAAGCCCTACTCGTTTGGAGAATACCTATCAAGAGTATCTGAACAAAATGGTTGACCGTAAAATTGATGGGGCAAGAGAGTTGATGGTTGGAACAAGATGGAACCTGTACGACCCATTAGGCAAAATTGAAAAGCTCAATCGAGATAATCCATTGTATCGGTTCCGTAAGATTCCTGCCTTGAATGACGATGGTGAATCAAACTTTGAATATGATTATGGAGTTGGTTTTTCTACGAAGTATTATGTAGATATGAAAGCCAGACTTGATGCTAACGAATGGGAGGCTAAATATCAACAGAAACCATTCTTGCGTGAAGGAATCATGTTCGCAGAAGATGAACTAAGATATTACAATGGAATTCTTCCAGAGGGCGGATTTGTAAAGAACGTATCTGCTTGTGACGTTGCGTGGGGCGGTGGTGATAGTTTGTCCATGCCGGTTGGTGCGGAATTTGAAAACGGAGATGTATACATTTATGACTGGATTTTTAATACAGGTCCGAAGGAAGTCACACTTCCACTGGTTGTCGGAAGAATTATGGGAAATGAGATCCAATCTATCAATTTCGAAGCTAACAATGGTGGCGATATGTATGCTTATTATGTCAGCGGAAGACTAAAAGAACATGGATATGCTTGCAGCACTACCAGCACAAAAGCTCCATCAAAGCAAGCTAAAAAAGAAAAAATCAATCAGTACTCTGGAGATGTTAAAAGAAGATTCATATTTCTAGCACCTAAATACCAAAACAAGGAATATTCAAAAGCAATGGAACAGTTGACCACTTTTGTGTATATTGGCGACAACGATCACGACGATGCACCAGATGGTGTTACACAACTTATGATAACTCTGACTCAAAAACGATTTGCAGAAGTTACAGCAACTAAGAATTTTATGTGGGGAAGGAGATAGTATGGATATAAAGGAGTATCTGAATCAAATTCAACGATACGAAAAAATTATAAATAACAAACTGGAAGAAATTGAGCACTTAAAATTGCTTGCCACCAGTATTAGTGCTTCGGCATATGGCATTGAACGCGTTCAGACTTCAGGAAGCCAAGATAAAATAGGCGATACCATAGCAAAACTGGTGGACGCACAGCGTGAACTGGCTGATGATGTGGTAGAACTTATAGAGAAAAAACAGAAACTTATAGATGTTATAGAATCCGTGAAAAATCCCCAATATTATGATTTTTTGTACAAACGATACATAGAGGGAAAAAAGCTAACTGTTATTGCGGATGAAATGGAATACAGCGAAGAATATATTAAACAATTCCATGGAAGAGCCGTGAATTACGTAAAAGAAATGCTTAATTTTAAAAGTTAACACCTTTTCTTACTGAATATAACTTTCCGGTTATGTATAATATATGATGAAAATGTATGAAGCATCGGGCGAAAACTCGGTGCTTTTTTCATGCCTAAAAGGAGGTACGGGCAGTGGCAAGAAATAAGATGAATTATATTGACCTCTGCCATGGTGAATTTGGCAGAAAGGTAGCATATACCGGAGTAAACAAAATTACACCAGAAAATGTACTGAAAGTGATTGCTGATACAATCGGTGTTCACAATAGAAACAGAACTATGATTGATTATCTGTATAGATACTACAAAGGCGACCAGCCAGTTCTTTACAGAGAAAAACTTGTACGTCCTGAAATTAATAACAGAGTATGCGAGAATCATGCACTTGAAGTTGTTCGCTTCAAAGCATCTCAGACATACGGAGAACCAATTCAGTTTGTTTGTAAGAAAAAGAATGCAAGCGAAGAAACCAATGCGCAGGTGGATTTGTTTAATGATTATCTGGACGAAGCAAATGCAGAAGCCAGAAATATTGAATTAGGGACATATCAAAGCGCAGTAGGCACTGCATACAAGTGCATTCTTCGTGAAGAAGATTGGACAGCGGATTCAGACATCCCGCCATTTAGAATTTTTATTCCATATCCGGGAGATTGCTACATTGTTTATTCCAAAGGCACCGGAAAACCACTGATGTCGGTTCAGATATTAAAAGACGAAGATGACCAACAGTATTATCAGTGCTATTCAAAAAACCAGTATTTTATTGTGCAGAATGGAAAGATTAAAAAAGCCGGTCTGAATGGCTTTGGAAACATTCCAATTATTGAATATCCAAACAATCATGACAGATTATCTGATGTTGAAATAGCAATCACAATGTTCGATACAATCAATAACATGCAGTCAAACAGAATGGATGGAGTTGAACAGTTTGTTCAAGCCTTTATGAAATTCAAGAACTGTGAGATTGACGAGAACGAATTCCTCAAGATGGTAAAACTTGGCGCTATATCTGTTAAAGATACCAGCAATGGATGCCAGTCGGATGTTGAACTGATGACTGCTGAACTGAATCAATCAGAAAGTCAAGTTGCTAAAGATGATATTTACAGCAATATGCTGATTGTTGAAGGAATGCCAGATAGACAACAGAACACAGGGGGAGATACCGGTCAAGCCGTATATCTCCGCAATGGTTGGGACTTCGCAGAGCGTAGAGCCAAATTGGATGAACCTTTTATCCGTGAAGCTGAGAAAGCATCTGCCAGAATAATACTTAACATTATAAGAAATACTACTGGTGATATAAAACTTTCGACAAGAGATTTTGATGTAAAAATTACCAGAAACCCAACGGATAACATGCTTGTTAAAGCACAGGCCCTCGATTATCTGGTTAAGAATAAAATACATCCGCTCATTGCACTTATTACTTGTGGATTATTTAGTGATCCGCAGAAAGTATACGAAATGAGTTTTCCGTACATGCAGTCATTGTATAAGAATCCAGAAGAGGAAACGCAGAAAGCACAAGAATTGATTGACAATTTTAGTCAGAAATCAGTTCAAAATCAATCAGCAATAATTTCTTCCACTGACGAAGAATAAACGTTTTTACATTAATTATTTAAGGAATCTTGGGAAACTGAGATTTCTTTTTTAATACTCAAAAATATTGCAACAGCCCGTGAGCGTAAATCGGGTGCAGGTCATATGCGGAGCGAACCGTGTGAAAAAAGTGTGATGATCTGGAAGAAAGGAGATTTCATGACAAGAGAACAGGCAAAACAAGTACTTATCGGTATGGGAATTGAGGAACCATCTGATGAACAGGTGACCAAATATCTTGATTCCGTCACAGGAGAAGTAAAAAAGGAAAAAGACAAAAACACTTCCCTTAAAGAAAAAGCTGATAAGGCAGAAGCACTGCAAAAAGAACTTGATGAGCTGAAACAGCAAAACATGACTGATGCAGAAAAAGCAGAACTTGAACGTCAGAAAGAAAAAGCTGCAAACGAGAAAAGAATTTCTGACCTTGAATCCGCACTTGCAACTTCCCAGAGAGAAGCACTGACAGGAAAAATCACTTCCATTTTTGCTAATGCAGGAATGCAAGGTGATGCCTACGCAGGAGCAATCAAAGCATTTTCCAATATGAATAAAGAAGATGCACTCAAAGAAGCACAGACTTTTGTTGATGGAATTTCCGAAGTAAATAAAACAACTCTCGATACTGCAAAAGCTGCATGGGAAAAAGAAGCCCTTGAAAACACGCCTAATCCGGGTGGTGGAGCTGGCTACAGTAACGAGACAAAGAAAAGTGATGCATCTGAATATGCAAAAGCGTACTCAGCAAGAATGAATCAAGAAGCCAAGGCAGCAGATGATAATGCCCCGGTAAATATTTAATTTTAGTAAAGGAGAAAAAGATATGGCTTTTATGAAAACTGAGCAGTATGAATCCAGACCTAACATCCTTGAATCTGAGGTTGGATTAGTACTCAAAACTTACACAGCAGATCAGACAAATGCTGAAACAGTTGGAACTAAGAAAATCATCAAAGCAGGTTCTGTATATCCGACAAATGCAACAGGCGCAATCGGCATTGTGTTTGAAGATGTTGATATGACAGATGATGCTAAAAGACCGATTTCTGTGATTATTGCAGGTCGTGTTCTTGAAAAAAGACTCCCGGTAACAGTTGATGAAACTGCAAAAACTGAACTTGAGAAATCAGGTATCGTTTTTGTGGTCACAGAAGATCCAGTATATTAAGGAGGTATAACAAATGCCATTTAATGTTTTAGAATCCATCACAGAGGAAGAGAGACTTAATTTCTCCCAGAGTTTTGATGTAAAAAGACCTGGTATCCTTGATACTATTTTTCCAGATATAAAAACACAATATCTGAAAGCCGAATATTACAGACTTATGGCCGGACAGAGACTTCCAGAAGTAGCGTTTGTTCATGCTCTTGATACTGAAGCAGAAATCGGTACAAGACCAGGATTCGAAAAAGTACTGACTGAAAAACTTTTCATTAAAAGAAAAATCAATCAGTCTGAAAGATTACGTCAGGCAATCGAAAATGGTGTGCCGGACAACGAAGCACTGAAAAACTTTGTATTTGACGATGCAGCTAACCTGTTTGAAGGCGTTGTTGCAAGAGCAAATGTCATGAAAGGTCAGTTCCTTTCTACTGGTGCTGTAACAATCAAAGAAAATCATGTTGATATGGGAATCAATTATGGTGTTCCAGCAACTGCAAAAGTAACACTTACCAACTGGGCTACACCAGAAGCAGATATCATGGGAGATATCCAGAAAATGGTAGCTGTAGCAGAAGACAATGGTTATGTAGTTAATAAAGCCCTTACTTCTCTCAAAATGATTAACTACATGAGAAATAACACTGCTATGCAGACAGCAGTTCTGGGAGCAGATAACAAACGTCTTCTGACAAAACAGGAACTTGCAAATCTGCTTATGCAGGAATACGGAATCACAATTGATCGTTGCGATGAGAAATTCCGCTTCAGAAAAGCAGATGGTTCTCTTAAAACAGGCAGATACTTCAAAGAAGATGTATTTACTCTGTATGAAGCAGATGCAAACGGTTCTTTCGGTACAGGACTCTGGGGCGTGACGCCTGAGGAACTTGAATACAGACAGTTCATTCAGGAAGAAAACCGTTCTTTCGTAACACTGTCCATGTGGGCTACACAGGATCCGGTTGCAGTATGGACAAAAGCGTCCGGTATATTCGTTCCGGTTGCTCCGAAAGCTAATGGCGGTATCGTTATCGGCACAAAGGGGGAATAAGCGGGCATAGTCTCAATGTGAACAGCCAATCACCGTCTGTAGCAAGTGTTGAATCAGAAGAATCAACACATAAATACGCAGAAAGTGAGCTGTCTAATATGACTGTACCACAGTTAAGACAGCTTGCAAGTGATAATGGCTATGCCCTGACCTCAACAAATAAGGCTGGTATCATTTCTGAAATATTATCTCAGCAGTAACGCAGAAAGAGGCGGTGAATTAAATGAATGAAGAACTTATGGAAGAATTATCACTTTATTTAGCAGATAATCCAGAATCTGAGTCCATACTCACTCTTTCTGTAAACCGGGCAATTCGTTCATTTAAAAATAAGCGAAATTACCCCTCTAGTTACACTGATGATAAAATCAAAAACGACATGAAAAAATGCTATGATTGTATTTTTGACTTGGCGCTTTACTTTCTGGTTAAACAGGGGGCAGAGTTCCAAGGATCACATTCTGAATCTTCTGTAAATAGAAGTTGGGAATCTGAAACCGAAATTTATATTAATCATGGTGTTTTTCCTTTTGCTGGAAGTTTCAATTAAAAAAGATGGGATGGAACGCAATGTGTTTTTCCTCCCGGCACGTTGCAGGGTTGCTCGTTAAAGCAGGGAAAGAGCAAAAATCTTATAGGGAGTGAAAGAAAGGAAAAGCGATGGGATGTGAACATGAGTGCTTTAACAATCACCGCTTCGAAGAAATTGAAAAAAATATTCATGATATGCAGGAAAAGCAGTCTGAAAGACACAAGGAATTTTATTCTAGAATTAATAAACTCGAACAGAAGACTGCCCTGTATAGCAATGACTTAGATCATATCAAAGAAACAGTCGATGAGATGAACAACAATTTAAAAATCCTCATGGCAGTCCCTGGCAAACGTTATGACACCATTATTGTATGCATTATAACAGCAGTCGTGGGAGCAGTTGTAGGATTTATGTTGAGCGGTGTATTTCCTATGTAACAAATCGATTCCACTTGTAAGGGAGGACGGTGGAGTTATATGAATTATGCGGATTTTTCAGAAGATGAAAGAAAATTTTACTTGCAAGAAGCAGGTTTTGATTCACGTGAAGAAAAATTATTTCGATTACGGGCTTATGGTGAAAAAACATTATGGGAAGCATCTGAATTAATGGGGTACAGTCCCAGAACCATAGACCGAATCAATAGAAAAATAAAAAAGAAAATTACCAAAGTTGCCCCGATGTATATTCGGGGCTTTTCTTTGTATAATGGCGGAAATGTGGCGAAATAGTGACGTTCAAATACAGTGTTCCTTTCTATATAATATAATCATAGGAGAAAACGTAATGATTATATTAAGAAACCCTTACGAGGGTATATGGGAAAAGCATCGTTCTATAGATGATATGGATATGATTCTTGAATCCCGGACAGGAGGAACAGATTATGGCAGGTTATCCGTATTATCCGCAACAGCCAATGATGAGCAACCCTTACGGACAAATACAGCCGTATCAAGACAGGTTGGCACAATTACAGAATAACTATCAACAGGCAATGCCATATGGACAAATGCAGATGCAGCAGCCTGTACAACAAATGCAGCAAATGCCAATGCTTCAAGGACAGATGGTTGATGGGATTGATACTGTAAAAGCAAAGGACGTTGATATGTCTGGCAACCCTGTTTACTATCCAAAGACAGATGGAACAGAAATATATAAAAAGCAATTGCAGGCAGACGGAAAAAGCAGAATCTTTGTTTACCGGCTTATAAATCCAGAAGAACAATATCCAAAGCAGGAAGAAAAACAGATTGACATTGAAGCAATGTTTAATCAGCTTCGGAATGATGTTTGCTCTGAGATTTCTGAAATAAAAAACATGTTCCCGACACAAATGTCGGAGACATCGGTATCTAAGCAGAACGGAGGTAAGCAAAGATGAGTTTCAATCCTAATGCCATGATGAAAAAGCAATTTGAGAAAATGATTTCTCAGAGGTTCGGAAGTATGGATAACATGATGAACGATATGAGTAAATTTGCAGGAAACAATCCGACATTGAAGAATGCGTTGGATTTATACAAAAAAGGTGATACAGATCAATTACATCAAATACAGCAAAATGTATTTAATGAAAAGCACTTATCACCAGACGGAATTATCCAGAAATTCCTTGGATTATAACATTTCCCCATAATTGGGTGATTAAAAATCGCTACAATTTGGGACGACAGCCGCGGATGTCTCCTATTGTAAATAAAATTTAAGGAGACTAAAAACATGATGAATGGTTCAAATTACAGCCTTAGTGACATTGCAGCTGCTACAGGCTCTAATAACCGTGCCAATGACATGTGGGGCGGTGATGGATTTTCACTTATCTGGCTTGTCTTGATCTTTGCTATCTTCGGATGGGGAGGTTTTGGCGGCTGGGGCGGCGGCTTCGGTGGCAATGGTGCAAATGGTGCTGGATTCCAAGGATGGGCCACACGTGCAGATATCAATGAGAGTTTTGCTCTTAACGATATTCAGAATGGTATCAGAGGTATTCAGCAGGGCATCTGTGACAGCACATATGCTCTCAACAATACCATGCAGAGTGGTTTCAATGGTGTGAATGTTGGAATGCTTCAGGGCTTCAATGGTGTTCAACAGGCAATTAACGCTGATACAGTAGCTAATATGCAGAACACAAACGCATTGCAGTCTCAGTTAGCTCAGTGTTGCTGCGACAACAGGGAAGCTATCCAGGGTATCAACTACAACCTGGCAACCAACACTTGTGCTCTTCAAAACACAATGAACAACAATACCAGAGATATTCTGGACAATCAGAACAGCAATACAAGAGCAATCCTTGATTTCTTGACGAATGATAAGATTGCAACATTGCAGGCAGAGAACTCTGATCTGAAGCGTGCTGCATCTCAGGATCGCCAGTCCGCGCTGATTGTAACTGAAATGAATGCACAGACGCAGCGATTAATCAATTCAATCAATCCATCCCCGATTCCTGCATTTCAGGTACCGGCTCCGTATGCATACGCAGGATGCAACGGATATGGAAACGGTTGCTGCTAAGTAACTCGCCCTTAGAGGTTGACTAATTCTAAGAGGTGGGTTGCGGCTCACCTCTTATTTGATTGAGAGGTAGAAATATGAGTTGTAAAAATGTTTGTAAGCTCTGCAACCATCTTGTGATAAGCCAGTCTGTCGCATTCACTGGTGGGAATCTTGTGGTTACACTCCCGGCAGGCAGTTATTCCAATGGAGAAAAGTATTGCATTGTTATCGCACAAAGCATACCAGAAGCCACTACGATTACTGCCCCGGTAATGATTCAAATAGGAACAGGAACAACTTTGTATCCGCTAGAGAATCGTTGCTGTGCACAGATTACGGCTTGTGGAATAAGAACCAGAACGAAGTACGCAACCAGAGTAGCTACAAGTGCAACTGGCGGAGTATTCAAGATGCTAGGAAACCCGGCTTGTAGTCCGAGTAATAATTTAACTGCAATTAATGGTACAGCCCCAACAACAGACACACCTGTTACACAGGCTGTTAGAAAGGGGGCACTGTAATGCATAAAGTTGCAATGGAAATGGGAAAATGGGCTATGGAAAAAGCCAAGGCGCATGGCTTCGACAATCTCAGCGCTCAAGACTGGGACGATTTGAAAGACTGCATGGAAGCTGTAAAGTGTGCGATTTGTGCAGATAAGGATTACAGAATCGTAGAAGCTATGGACGAATGCGAACAGGAAGAGAAGTATCTTGGACGCATGGGATATGATAGGTATCGTTATTCCAATGGCAGATTTGCACCAAAAGGCAGAGGAAGCCGTATGGGATACAAGCCATATCTGTACATGGAAGATGATGACTGGATGGACGAGTATCTGAACAATCCAGAGTTCGAACGTAATATGTACCGCATGGGTTATCATCCAGACCGTAGTGATATGAGAATGGATGGAATGAACCATAAGCAGTCCAGATATGGCGAAAGCTATGACAGATACAGCGAGAACCGCAGGCATTACCATGATTCCAATGATACAGAATCTAAGAGAAAAATGGATGATTCCATGAAAGAGTATACATCTGACATTATCCGTAATCTTACAGAGATGTGGTCAGATGCAGATGCGACTCTTAGACAGTCGATGAAAACTGACTTAACTCGCCTGATACAGCAGATGAATTGAATATGAAATGAATTTTGCCCTTGTTACAGGAATGTAACAGGGGCTTTTTAATTAGGGAGATTGATGATGGAAAAATGTGTAATAAATGTTCTTGGAACGAATTACAGAATTATTCCAAAAGAACTTAAAAATGCAGATATTGACGGCCTTACAGATAATACTGCAAAGGAAATTGTTATCAGAACGGACAACGTAAATAACGTTGGTGATTTTGACTTCTTACAGAAAAAGCAGTTGAGACACGAAATTATTCATGCATTCTTGTCGGAAAGTGGATTGCAGTGCAATTGGCAACATATGGAACAGTTCGGACATGATGAAACCACAGTTGATTGGTTTGCGATTCAATCTCCGAAAATTTTTGAAGTATTCAAAGAACTTGAGTTAATTTGAAAGGGATGGTGATAAGCCATGCTAAGACAATTTTATATGAACGGAGACCTATGGAGAGTGCAGTTCGTATCTCCGCACGACAGCGTGTTAATTGACCGCACAGGCGAAAGAACTCTTGCGGTATCGGATTATTCAACAAAGATAATTTCAATCGCAAACAACCTGTATGGAGAACTTCTGAACCGTGTATTTATTCATGAGTTGGGACATTGCGTAATGTTCAGCTACGGTCTATTGCCAGGACTTCACCGTATGGTCAAGAAACAGTATTGGGTGGATGCAGAGGAATTTGTGTGCAATATGCTTGCCGATTACGGATGCTTTGTAATTGGCGTTGCAAAAGATGTTTTAGGAAACCAATTTACTTATGTGTCCCCTGTTGGAGTAGAAAAAATGATTGCATAAATGAAAACCCTATTTTGCCAGCTGTAAATGATGATGGTGTACTTATTTTTTAGGAGGTAGTTCATGGCAGAATCAATTTTAAAAATCCATACTCAAAACGGAGATATTCCAGTTGGGTATCCAGGCTTAGCAGACAAGCCTATCTCAGATAAAACTTTGAGCGAAGAGGGAGCATTTGCCGACTCCAAAGCCGTAGGCGACAAATTCAAAGAAGTAAAGACAGAAACTGATTCACTAAAGGAAGATTTAGTTAAATATAATTGTTCTGAATTGTTATATTCAGACGCAGTATATAAAAGTGGAACGTCTCAAGGAATAACTTACACATGGAATGCTGATAAAACAATATGTGAAGTAAAAGGAACAGCAACAGGATATGCAGCATCTAATAATATTTTTTACAATGTTAGTGATTTGCCTAAAAATCTAAATGCTGGTGAAAAATATTATACCAAGTTTAAATCAAATGATTTAAAAATTGCATTACAAGTTGGATTTTTCAAAGATGGAGCAACAAGTAATGCTGAAACAGCTTTATACATTAACAACTTCATACTTGATATTCCCAGTAATTGTACAGGTATGTATATCAGATTATATATTCAGAATGGATATACAGTGGATGGAACTTGTACCAATATTGGTGTTTTTAATACTGTATCTAACAAAGAACTAAAAGAAAAAATGGATATATTAGAAGAAGATGCAGTATCCCTTGCAAATTCAGTTGAAAATCCAGAGTTATTTCTAATTGATGCAACTTTCACAGATGGAATTTCTAATGGTATAACATACAAATGGAATGAATCAAAAAGAGAATGCACTGTTAGTGGTATAGCAAATAACTTGTCACTTAGAAACATTTTTTATAGTGAAACTTCGCTTCCAAGAAATATTAAAGCTGGTTACAGATATTCTTTGAAATATAAAACAACTAATAAAAATATAAGGCTAGTTATAGGGTATTTTTTAAATGGTGCAACAAGTGGTGCTGCTCGTACAATCATTACAGATGATACAATTATTAATATTCCCAGTAATTGTACAGGTATGTATATCAGATATGAATGTTCTAGCGGTATTGAAGCAAACGGTAATATCACAAACGTTAGAATTTTTAAAAACAATAACTCATATTCTCTAAGTGGACCCACTACTGTTGTGAAAACAACAAGCACTGATACCAATATAGCAGGTAGATCGTTTTCATTAATTCCTAAAAAATACAATAGAAAACCAATTCTCACAATTATTGACGATGATGGAAGAAATTCATTTTATACAGTTTATAAGTCTTTAATTCAAAGGGGGTATCCTATCGTATGTTGTATAGACCCTGTAAATTGGACAGGGAAGATTGACCGATTTATGTCATGGGAACAAGTTCATGAACTTGAAGAAATTGGGTGTGAGTTTATAGTTCATGGTGCTTATCCATTTATGATTGGCGATAATCAACAATATAAAACAGCAGACGAATTAAGATTGTATTTTGAAGAAGCACAAGCTGAATTTAAAAAGCAAAAACTTTCTGACTGGGATTTAGCTGTTTATCCACAGAGTGACCATACTCATGAAACAAGACTTATTCTTTCTGAATACTTTAGAGGTGCTTTTGCTAGTAAAGAACATGACGATATTTATTACAGCACACCACCTATTTCACAGTACAGAATTGCGAGATGGTTCTTTAACTATGATGATTTATCAAGTGGGCTTGAAACAGCCAAGTTACAGATTGATGGTGCTATCGCAAATAATGGTTGGTTTGTTATTTGCACTCATTCAGAAATGTTTGATACAGATGGAAAAGCAATTCAAACACTTGAGTCTATCATAAACTATGCAGAACAAAATGGTATGAGCATTGTTAATGCTAGAGATGGTATGGATATGTTCTCAAATCTTTTACAAATTGGTGATTTTAGTAACACAGGAAGTAATTATAACTATCCTTGCAGAGTTATTGGATGCGATGGTACTGAATTTATTAGTCCACAGTTTGAGAACAATAATATTAGTATTTCAGATGGGGAAAACACCATACAAAAGATAGCTAATATCTCTAATATTGGAAACGGATTTTGTGTTGTAACGATAGATGCAGGTATTAGTGGATTGAAAGCTGTATCAACTTTACTAAAAATTACAGGATTGAAGAGTAAACCTATTATTCAGAGTTTTCCAGCAGTCATAAGAATTAATGCGAACAAGTACAAAAATGTTGTTGCTGTTAGAAATGGAAATGATATTTTATTCAAAGAATCAAATGGGGATAATATGTTGATTTCATCTTCTGATATGACTACATATACAAGCATTGAACTAAGCTACATAGCACAAATGCGTTAGCTAGTTAAAGAGGGCTATAGTTAACCATCAAAAAACTAAAACATGTACCACGACTTTTGACGAAAGAGGTGATATACTATGCTTAGTCCTGAATATTTACGCCGGATAACAGAGGGCAGCGAACAAATTGCCGAAGAGCTACATCAGTATATCATCTCTGAGATTGTGTCGAGAATGATGGCAGTATGTGACTACTGGTAAGGTTCCGGCAAGACCTTTTATCAATCAATTTTATCCAGAATTTCTTCTAGCGATTCTGGTTTTAAAAACTCTTCTGTTGATTCAGCCAGAATATGTGACCATATTTTTGATTCTGTGTTGGAATCAATAGTTTTTGCAAGTCGTAATCTTTTTAACACTTGTTCAGAATGTTCATATTTTGTTCCGCAATTTGGACATGATATTTTGTCCATTGTTATATTCTGATTAACCTCATACTTGCATCCACATTTGCAATGGATTGTATCGTATAATTCCATATTTGCCCCTCCTTTAAAAAACATTGTATCACAATCATTGAAAGGAATAAACATAAATGATAGGATTAAAAAGACAGAAACAGACCGTGTACTGGTCAAGAGTAACCGAAACACTTGAGGGAATAGATACCGTACCGACATACAGTCAACCGCAAAGCTTTAAGTTTTCTGTATCATCTACCGCAGGAACGCCAGAGGAAATATCGGCAGGAATCGTGCCGGATTACGACAGGTACATTACTTCCTTTAACCGTTCTTTCCATCCGCAAGAGGGAGATGTATTTTGGATTGATACTGTGCCACAGGTTGACGCACTGGGAAATCTGGTTCTGGAAGATGGTATTCCTACAACACCGCCAGATTATCGTTTGAAGAAAATCCTTGATACGCAAAGAGGAAATCTGGCTAGATATGGAATTAAAAAGATAGGTGCAGAAGAATGAGCGGACGAGTAATCAAATGCAATCTGAGCCAAAAATCTATTGGAAATGTAATCAAAGAATTGAAAGCATATCAAAACAGTCTTCGCGATAAAAATGAAGTATTTCTTAAAAGGCTTTGCGAATTGGGAATTCCTGTCATAGACGAAAATATTATGTTGGCACAGGGAGATTCTGATAAAAACCACAATACCTACATCAAAATCAACAAGTTCGGAAATTACGCGCAGGCAACTCTTGTGTGCGAAGGCTCTGGACTTTTGTTCATAGAATTCGGTGCTGGTATTTCGTACAACACTCCGGCAGGAACAAGCCCCCATCCAAAAGGAGAAGAATTCGGATATACCATTGGTTCCTACGGACAGGGAAAAGGAAAAAACGAATCGTGGGTATATGTGGCAGACTCTGGCGAATGGGTACGTTCTTACGGTACGGAGGCTACAATGCCCGTGTACAAAGCAAGCGTAGAAATTATGCAGAATATCCGTAGAATCGCAAAAGAAGTATTTTCTGCATAAAAACATAACACCTTTTCTTACTGAATATAACGTCTGTTTTATGTATACTGTAAGATATAAAAGCATCTACCGAAATGGTGGGTGCTTTTTCTATGCTCAAAATAAGGTGGTGACAGAGATGCCAGATGTAGTAAAAAATCCAGTTTCAGACGTATTTGAACGATGGAAAGCAACTATTGAACCCGTTGTAGGAAAAGGGAACTTTTCTAATGACGAAAGTCAGACGGTAGCTTCAAACAAAAGGGTTTACGCACGTTTGTTCTTACTTGGAAATCCAACATCACGTGGCAATCTTGAGGGAGATGAGTGTGCGACAACACCATCTTTCCAATCAGAATCCTATGCGACTGGTTCAAAAGCTTCTTCAAAAGCATATGAAATTGACGATGCTAGTCACAAGGCTATGGTTGGCATGGGTTTTCGTAGGATATACGGGCCCGTAAGACAAAATAATGCTGATAACAGCATAAAACGTGTTGTTAGCAGATATAGCCGGATATATACTGGCACATTACTCTAGGAAAGGAGTGAGAAAACATGGAACAGATTATGAACTATGTGAAGCCGGAACTTCTAATTGTAGCCGTAGTACTGTACTTTATCGGAATGGGAATCAAAAAATCCGAAGTCATACCGGACAAATATATCCCGGCAATCCTTGGTGCTTTAGGCATTCTGATTTGTGGAATTTATGTTATTGCTACATGCGCTATATCTGGCGCACAAGAAATCGCAATGGCAATTTTTACCGCAATCACACAGGGAATCCTCGTTGCAGGACTTAGTAATTATGTACATCAGATTGTAAAGCAGGCAAGCAAAGAAGACTAGAAGGAGGTGATCCTTTTATCTCCCGGTACAGGGTTACGTACTAGAACCAGAGCCGTTAAGGCTCTTTTTTATTGCAATAAATTATAGCCGAAAGGCAGAAAGGAGCCAAAATGGCACGATTAACTACACTTGGTGTGAAATTTTCATATGCCGTTGAAACCGTGAAAGGCACAAAACCTACCAAATTCACACAGCTGGAAGAAGCCTCTTCCATCGGCGGTATTTCTCTTGACACAGAACAGATTGACGTTTCTGCACTGGAAGATTATCTGACTCAGTATGCAGCTGGTAGACAGGATACAGGTGGTACTTGGGAGATTGAATTTATCATGGATCCAGACAAATCTGTTAAACAGATTAAGAAACTGTACGAAGATTCTAAAGCTGCAAAAACTACAGGATTGGCAACCTGGTTTCAGGTGTCGTTCCCGGATATGTCCGACTCATTCTTTGTTATTGCAGAATGCGGTCGCGAAATTCCAATGCCAGAAATTGCACAGAACGAAGCAGCAACCATGTCTATTTCTCTTATCATCAATACATATAAGGGACTGGATACCAAAATTGAGCCGACAGCGGCTGCTGAATAAGATATAAAACAGGGAGGATAATTTATGTTTAGTTTCTCAGCAAATGGCAAAACATACAAAGTAAAATTCGGATATGGCGTACTTACTCAGTCAGACATTCTTACACAGGTGTCTTCCATGGGGGCAATCACCAACCCGAAAGATATGATCAAAATGCTTCCAGAACTGATTCTGGCAGGACTGCAAAGAAAACACAAAGATGAATTCGGATATGAAACCGAAGAAGAAAAGAAAGTAGCATACGAAAAAGTATGTGATCTTCTGGACGATTACGAAGATGAATCCACAGAGGAAAATCCTCAGAATGGATTTATTTTATTCGAAAAAGCAAGTCAGGAGCTTGAAAAGAACGGTTTTTTATCCGGAATGGTAAAAGCAATGGAGAAAGCGGAAAAGGAACAGAAGCTTCCGAAAATTCCGCAGGATCACAAGAAGAGCTGAGCTTTCCTGAGGTAGTCCATAAAAAACTACTTCCACTTTATTTGTCTATTGGCGTTTCTGAGGAAAAGTTTTGGGATTCCACACCGTATGATTTAGAACCATACATGGAAGCCTACAAATTAAAACAAAAAATGGCAGATTCGCAAGCATGGCAGTTCAACATGTACACGATGTGTGCAGTTCAGACTGCGGTTGCAAATGTGCTTATTGGTAAAAAGTCAAAAGCTGAATACCTTAAAGAACCATTTTCACAAACAGCTGAAAAGCAAAAACAAGAGGATAAAGAGAATCTTTCTGAAACAGAAAAGAAACGGCAACGTGACAGGTTGCTCATGACATTGCAACTCATGCAAGCAAATTTTGAGCTGAATCATGGTAATAATGACGAGGGCAGGCAGGATTAAAAGTCTTGTCTGCCCTTTATTTTTTTTGATTAAAAGGAGGTGCTTTAATGGCCGATAATACCATAGATACTCTCAATATACAAATAGACAGTAGCACAACTCAGGCGGTGCGGTCTATTAATAACCTTGTAAAAAAATTAGATACATTAAACACTGCCCTTGGAAATCTTGACATAAGCCGGTTAAATAATTTTTCCAATTCTTTAAAAAGTTTAGGTAGCGTGAATTTTAAAGCAAATGGATTGAATGCGGCTATAAACGCTATCAATCGTCTTGGAAAATCCGATTTCAGACAGTTTGATACAGGGAAATTAGGTAAAATTCTTACCGAGATGCAGAAACTTGATGCTATTCCAGATGTTTCTCCGAGCATTAGCCGGTTCACAACCGCTATAGCTAAACTTGCCGGTACAGGACAGTATATCGGCAATGTATCAAAGGAACTTCCGAATCTTGCGACAGGTTTAAATAATGCAGCTACTAAATTAGGCTCTATGAGCGAAGTATCAGCATCCACCAATGCTTTTATTACTTCTCTTGGAAAATTAGCTAGTGCAGGAGACAAAACCGGAAAGACTGCAAGTCAATTATCAACTCTCGCACAAGAGGTTTTGAAGTTTTTTGACGTAATGAAAAGCGCGCCAGATATCAGTTCGAGCACAATAAGAATGACAGAAGCTTTTGCAGTATTAGCATCGTCTGGAAGTAAAGTAGGGCGTGCCACGAATAGCGTTTCGAATTCATTTAACACGATTTCTTCGTTAGGTTCAAAAGCAAGTACTGTAATCAATGGGCTGACAAATGCTTTTCAAAAATTTGCTTCAAAAGCTATTTCTTTAGGCGGCAAAGCTGTGTCTGCAATCGCAGGTATTGGAAACGCATCTTCTGAAGCCGGTGAAAAAATAAGAAGATTGTCAAATCCTCTGAGTTCGGTAACTAATAATTTGAGTGCTCTTTACGCCAAAGGTTTCCTCGTGAAAAGAGCATTAGATGTTCTGACATCGCCAGTAGAATCCGCAATGAACTATGTAGAGACCCTGAACTACTTCAACTCTGCATTCAATCAGGTGGCGGAAGGAATCGACACTGACGAATGGAAGAAAAGTGGTATAAAATCCGCTGAAGCATATGCAAATTCATTCCAGGAAAGGGCAAAACAGCTTTCACAGAAACTGACAGGATTCGAAATTTCAGATACTGGCGAACTGGCTAGAACCAATACCGCCAGTCTTGGACTTGACCCAGAAAAGACAATGCAGTATCAGGCAACATTTGCACAGATGGCATCATCTATGGGCGATACATCAGAGACTGCATTAAAATTGTCTAATGCACTCACTATGATTGGTGCTGACCTTGCTTCTGTACGAAACATGGACTTTGAGGATGTATGGCAGGATATGGCATCTGGCTTGACTGGTATGAGCCGCGCTATGGATAAGTACGGCATTAATATCCGTAATGCCAACATGCAACAGGAACTGTATAATCTTGGAATTAATACCAGCATATCGAATTTGTCTCAGGCAGATAAAACGATTCTGAGAACGATTATCTTGCTGAACAACTCTAAGTATGCATGGGCTGATTTGTCAGAAACGATAAACAGGTCAGTAGCGTGATAAATGCGTAGCTACTGACAAGTCGCTCATATCGAAACCGTCAAGTAGGGTATGAGTTATTAGTGATGAAATAAGCTGGAAAGCCGTTTGCAACGGTAATCAGAGAGTGAAGGCTATGATTAAAAGCATAGTCAACCGCAACGCGTAGGAAGTGAAACTGTAGTTGAGATACTACAGAATATAATCTTCCCAAGAGGCATCACTATCGGACGGTACAGGTGCAGAGCCTGTGGTAAAAAGGTACGCTGGACATGCATTGTAATAATGCAGAAGTGAGGATAAAAAGCCTTACGATAACAAATCGAAATCAACCGACAAATCAAATTCGTATGTTACAATCTAATTTTGCATCTCTTGGAAGAACAATAGGTTCATTATTTATTCCAATTTTGCAGACAGTACTTCCATATATCAATGCAATAGTAATCGCAATACAAAGAATGTTCGCTTATATTGCAAAACTTCTTGGGATTAAACTGTCAAACTTTGTATCATCTACTGGTGGTATTTCTGTAGATACCGGAGATATTGCAGATAATATGGATAATGCCAGTGGTGCAATTGACAATGCCAATACCAGTGCAAAAAAACTCGAAAAAACATTGTCAGTTCTTTCATTTGATGAACTGAATCAGCTTAATGACAATTCTGATTCTGGTAGTACAAGTAATCCATCTTCTGGCTCTGGCGGTGGCGCATCACATCTTCCAGCGCTTGATGCTGCTTTAGATGATGCTTTATCTGCATATCAAAAAGCATGGGACGAAGCTTTTAAAAAGATGTCCAATAGGGCAAATGAAATGGCAGATGCCATTGTAAATGCCTTTAAAAGAAAAGACTGGAAAGGTCTTGGAAAAATCATGGCTGATGGCATTAACTGGGGAATGCAAAAGCTTTATGATTTCATTAACTGGAATAACGTAGGCCCTTACATCACTAAATTCACCAGTGCGTTCACCCAGACTTTCAACAGCCTTGTTGATAATATCAACTGGGATTTGATGGGACGTACCGTTGGAGCTGGTATTAATACAATAGTTAATACAGCCAATCAGTTACTTGAGGGAACGAATTTCAAAAACCTTGGTAAGAAATTTGCAGAAGGTATTACAGGCTTAGTTCGTGAAGTTGATTGGACTAATTTTGGAAACATGCTTGGGAACAATTTTATGAAAGCATGGGATGTGTTTACGGGATTTGTCGAAAACCTTCCATATAGTGAAATTGGTCAGTCTGTAGCAACTGGATTAAATGGAATCTTTGAGAAAGTAGATTTTGGAGAAATAGCACATGCGCTTGCAACAGGTTTAAACGGAGCTTTTGATTCGTTAGATGCATTTACAGAAACATTCGACTGGAATGAACTGGTTGATAATATTACAAATGGTATTGTGACATTCATGCAGGAATTTGACTGGAAAGAGAATGGACAGAAACTTGAAAATTTTATCAATCATCTCTTAACATCATTAATTGACATCGCAGAAGGTGTTGATTGGGAAGCGTTTGGACACAATGTAGGCGTATTCCTCAGTGAAATTGACTGGGGAAAACATCTTGCACAGTTACTTACGGTTATCGGAGACGTTCTTGGTGGAATCTGGGAAGGACTTGGAACAACATCTGCTGGCACATTTGTTCAGGCAATGGCTGTTTTTGCTATTGGTGACAAATTAATGCCACTCGTTGACACCATTACCAAATTCTTTACAGGTGATACTGTATTTGGAAATCTTTCTAAAGCTGTACAAGGTATGCTGAGTCCCGCAATCACAGAAGCAGTCTCAACAACTATTCCGGCTCTTGGGACATCGTTAGGCTCACTTGTTGCAACTGGTGGTGGAATTGCTCTTGCAGTAGGTGGTGCAGTATTACTTACCAAGAAATTAGCAGGACTTTTTGAGACCATGCAGGGCGGTAATGGAATGACTACACAGTATGGTGGTTATCTCCATGATTACGCAACACAGCTGACTGATGTAGCGAATCTTACAAACGATCAATCGGAAGCGTTGTGGCAGTTGATTGAAAAGGATGAAGAACTTGGAAAAACTCACGATGAAATGTACTCTGATATGGTTGAAAAGCTTAAAGAATACGGAGTGTCCACAGATCAGGCAAAAACCGCTCTTGAGCAGTATGGCACACAGGCAGGTGTATCGGCTGAATTTGTTGAAGGCATGACCGATCAAATTTCTGCTCTTGGAGAAGGTGTGTCTGAAGCTGCAAGTAAATTTGATACATCAAAAATAAGTGTCGATAATTTGAAAGATACTCTGTACGCATTGAGCCTTTCTTCTACAGAATTCGGAGGTAATTATACGACGGCATGGAATGCAATAAGCGAAGTGCCTTATAGCAACACAAAAGATGCATTAGACGCGGTCTACACTTCTCTCAAAAATGCCGGAGTGCCACTTGACGAACTTGATAAGAAGTTAAGAGAAGATTTTCCAGAAGCAACTGTAGCTACTAAATCAGCAGTAGACAAGAATATTGTTGGAGCGCAGCAGACTATTTCAACATCAGTTGGACAAGCATCTAAAGATACAAAGACAGCCACAAATGAAATGGCGAAAAATGCCACAGATGATTTCTCGGAAATTCAGAAACAAGCCGATACTTACATGAAAGGCATGGAAAGCACAACTACTAGCTCATGGGGCAATTCTTCCAGAGAAGCCACATTGAAAGCCAGGGAAATGAAGAATGCCGTAAGTACAGAACTTGGGAACATGGATAAATCCGTAACAAGTCATTTCAAGAGCCAGTACAACATTGCATATGGAAAATGGCAGAATATCGGAAGAGATATTTCTTCCTACATTTCAAAGGACATGAACAGCAAAATTGGCAGTTCCCTGAACAGTGTTATAGATACAATCAAGAGCAAGTTTACCGGGTTGTATAATGTCGGCAAAAATGCAATGCAAGAACTGTCAAATGGCATGAAATCTGTCCATATCAGTACACCGCATATGTGGATGAACATGAACGCTTCTACAAGTGGAAACCATTATTCCTACAACTGGGATTCTGGTGTAAATTGGTATGCAAAAGGTGGTTTGTTCAAAAATGCATCTGTCATTGGCGTAGGTGAAGCAGGGCAGGAAGCCGTTCTTCCTTTGGAAAATCGTAAAGCCATGAAATCCATTGCTGACAGCATCATGTCCGGCTATGACAGCAATATGGGGCTCAGCAAGGAAGACATTATGGAAGCTGTTGAGCGCGGTGTAGTTACTGCTTTGATGAACAATGGTGGCTTTGGCGGTTCTTCGCCGGAGTACATCATGAACAGCATCAAAGTGAACGAGCGTGAACTGGCACGAATTGTCACAAAGGCTCAGAACAACACAGATTACCGCATGAATCCGTCCCCGGCATATTGATTTTACGGTATGGATGTGGTAATATAATAAATGCATAAACGTTAAGAAAAGAGCACACTAAAGATGAAACGAGGGAAAAACCTCACGATTCTTTTGTGTGCTCTTTTTTTGTTTGGTAAAACCAACAGGCTAACCCGACGGGGGACAAGCGGAAATGCCTTGCCGCCTGCCTGTTGATTTACATACATTTCAAGGCATCTTATATACGAAAGGCAGGTATTTTTTTATGGCAAAATCTTTTAACTACCGTAAATATTACAAAGACTATTATGGGATTGATTTCGACAGTAACTATGTAATCCACCATATTGACTTTGACAGAAGCAACAATGATATTAATAATTTAATTCTATTACCTTCGAAGTTACATAGTCGATATCACTTTTTATTAACTGGATTTAATTCTGATAAAAACAATAAAGGGATTGCAAGTCTTGATTTTAAAATCGTCTCAGAATGTGGGAGCATCCCTATGTTCGGAATAAACATGATGAAAAATTTATGTGAAACAATGGCAGAAATTGATAAATGGGTAAGAATAAAATCCGATATGGATAGAGCAAAATACAACAAAGAAGTGTATGGTATTTAATATGTGGTAAATTCAGTAGGCTAGGGTAGCTCCCGAAAATCTCACCTCCAAGAGATATGCCTACTGTTTTTATAAATTTGGAGGATTGAAAATGAATGGAGGTCATTTTATGGCAGTATTTAGAGTACACAAAACAAAGAATTATACGCTGATGAGTAATCATCATCTTAGAGATAAGGATTTGAGTTTAAAAGCAAAAGGGCTTTTATCTGTAATGTTTTCATTACCGGATTCTTGGAACTATTCTATTCCCGGGTTATGTGCAATTTTAAAGGAAAATGAAACGGCAGTGAAATCAACCATAAAAGAGTTAAAAGCAACAGGGTATCTTATTGTGGATAAGAAAAAGCCTTGCAAAGAAGAGGGACGATCTAAGTTTGAGTACATTTATAACATTTACGAAACTCCGCATGAGGTATCTGACAATAGCAATAATCAAGAGGCTTTTTTTCAAGGTATAGAAACCCTAGCCCTAGAAGTCCCAGAGGTAGAACATCACCCCCATAATAAAAGAACTGATATATCAACTACTGATAAATCAATTACTGATAAATCAATTACTGATACAGATAAAGACTGTACTTTATCAAGTACAGAGAAAAAGACTTTACCATCGTCTGGTAAAGGAGTAAAGACTTCTGCTCCTAATAATAATATAAATATAAATATTAATAATATACCACCTAGAACGAAAGAGCAGAAGCAGGAACGGTACAAGCAGACCTGGAACAATCTCTCTGAAGAATACAACGATGAAGATGTACCGCAGTTGCTGTTTGATAAATTTAATTCACGGTACGGGGATAAAGAAAATATTTTGCAAGACCATGACATTTGTCTGACCATGGCAGTTATCGCTTACTACTTCAAACAGTACCGGGAACACATGAACGAACAACATATAATGATTTCTGCCGAATACGCGAATCAGTTCTTGGGAATTATTGCCAGTGATGAATCACCATTGATAAAAGCAGCTGTTGAGGAAGAGGACGAACTGGAATTTTACCAAGATATGATTGATGAATTCTTCCGGTCGGACATAGGAAAACGTTCTGGTAAAACATATGACCGTCATATCTGGTTGTTCTTCACTGAGGAGAATCAGAGAATCTTGTGTGAACGAGTGAAGCAAAAATGGGAAGAGCAAGAATACACTGACTAAAACGAGTCAAAATCTATTCAAAATATCATAGGTGAAATTTCCTCACATGACGTATTCAAATTGATTCTAGCCAAAAAACATTACAGTAATTGATTACAAACTAAATATACAGGAGAAACGCATGGATTTCAAACAAAAATACTTTGCCATATGGCAGGAAGTGTGGGGACTTCACAAGAAATACTGGTCAATTTCGGCTGACGATACAAATTCATGGAAAGAATTTATCTCCGAAGTCGATAGACTCAGAGAAAAGTATACAGGATCACCAGAAAAACAGTTTGTTGAAAAACTTGTTCTTGCTGTGATAAATGAAGTAGAAAACGTTTCAAAATCATCTAGCGATAATTTCCTTGGATAATACGCTAGGATTGATTCTAGGCAAAAATATTACAGTAATTGATTAGAAAGTGAACATATTATGAGTAATAACTATTTACAATTAAAATTAAACCGATTTTCCAGATATAATAATTTTGTTTATATAGACACAACTGGATTCCTTGCCGATAGGATTTTTGCACAAAATGAAATTAAAGTGAAATTCTGCGGAGATTACTTCCACAAAGAAAAGAAATATGTTGTTGTCATGTGCAAAGTAAAGAAAAAGGATACGCCGGTATTCTTACAATCAATGGCAGAATTAAAAAATCGGGCAATTCTTATGGGAAACACGGATTATGAATCATTTTGTAAAGAACACTTCGAAAGATTCATTTCTGATATCCAAAAGAAACATTAATATAACTTTTTCTTACTGAATCTCACCTTGTATATGTGATAGAATAAAGAATCATAAAGCGTCTATCAGAGCGATAGGCGCTATTTTCGTGTAATTAAGCATCTTCTTTCGGGAAGGTGCTTTTTCTTTTATGAGGTGTTATATGGCAGAAATATTTTTAAAAGTAAATGGTGTCTCGATGCCTTGCCCGTCTTCCTACACATGGGGATTACAGGACGTATCAGCGGCAAAATCAGGAAGATCTGATGACTCTGTCATGCATAAAAACAGGGTAGCACAAAAAAGGAAATTAGCTTTGCAGTGGAAAGGTAAAGATTGGGCTACTACAGCTAAGATTCTTCAAGCGTTCAATCCCGAGTACATCCAAATTACATATCCAGATATGATGTCTGGAAAATACGAAACCAGAACATTTTATGTTGGTGACAGGAGTGCGCCTGTTAAATGGTGGTGGCATGGAAACCAGAGAACAGAATCTATCAGTTTTGATGTGATTGAGAGGTAATGCATGAGAAAATTATCTAACAGATGGAAAGAAAAAGTTAAGAACGGAATGGACGTGCAGTACCTCAAGTATGCAGATATCACACTTACAGATGGAACTGTACTCAATCTGACCAGTGCCAATCTGTGGCAAAACGGAATGGAATTCGAAGATTCCGTGTCCGGGGATAGTAGCTTTGACATCGGTTCTGCAATCATTAATGTATTGAATCTTAGCATTAATAATTTTGACGGTGAGTACTCCGATTACGATTTTGAGGGAGCAGAAGTCATATGTTATGTTGGATTACAGATTGAAGATGAGGACACAAGTGAACTGTTAGATTCAGACGGAGAACAAATACTGGATTCAACCGGTGATACAATCATAGTTCATAAAAATGCGGTTATTGAAAAAACACGTATTTGCACAGTGACAGTTATTGAACAGCCGGAAGACGAAACGGTGACCATAGACCTTACGTGCGAAGATAATATGCGGAAGTTTGACCGCAATTATTCCGACAGCAAATTGAAATATCCGGCAACCAGAGGGCAGATTGTACAAGATGCCTGCGAGGTATGTGGGGTTACTTTGCAAACAACATCATTTGACAGAGATGATTATATCGTGCAGAATCGTCCAAATGACGAAGCTTTAACATTTCGCCAGGTTCTACAGTGGGTTGCGCAGATTGGCTGTCAGTGGATGAGATGCGATGAATATGGCAGATTGTGCATCGGTTGGTATAGCAGCATCAATGAAGAAGAACTCATTATTAATGATCTTGGAGTTCTCAAAACGCAAGATGATAGCAATATCTCGCTTGAATTATCCAGTGCAAATGGTATTTTATCGGCAAATAACGGAACATTTCTGGAAAATGATGGCATATTGAGGCTTTTTGCAACTGACGAAAAAGGTAACATTTCTGAAATAGAAACCACCTATGGTTTTACTCCGCATCATACAGATGTAGTAATCACAGGCGTGAAAGTAACTGAATACAGCGAATCCTCTTCTGATAATCCGCAAACTTACATGGTTGGTACAGAGGGATATGTACTTGGAATTTCTGGTAATAAATTAATTCGTGTTGGCGATGGCCAGACAATCGCTTCAATAATCTCCGAAAAATGCGTTGGCATGAGATTTAGACCATTTGAATCCGAGTGCCCTACAGATGTGGCTCTGGAAGCCGGAGATTCACTGATTATTGTGGATAGAAATGGGAAAATATACACATCGCTACTTACTACAACTACATTGAAACCGGGATCCGGTCAGAAGATAGCTTGTAATGCCAAAAGCGCTGCTAAAAATAGCAGCACCCAATATTCCCAGGCGACGCAGGCATTTGTTGCTGCAAGAAATATGGTTAAGCAGGAAAAAACCGAGAGAGAAAAAGCTCTTGAAGAATTTGGAAAAAGAATTGATTCAGCAACTGGTGTATATACCACCGTTGAGACACAGGAGGATGGAAGCCAGATTTTCTATCTGCATGACAAACCTACACTTGCTGAATCCAAAGCGGTATGGAAAATGACTTCTGAGGCATGGGGAGTTTCTACAGATGGTGGTCAAACGTGGAATGGCGGTATGACTGTTGATGGCGATACGATTGTAAGAATCCTCACAGCCGTAGGATTAAATGCTGATTGGATTAATACTGGCGCAATCACTGTTAAGGATGCTGATAAGAATATCATCTTCCAAGTTGATATGGACACCAAAACGGTTGTTATCGACCCAGATGTTTTGATTATCGGAAATATGACATTGTCCGAGAAATTGGAAAACATGGATGAGAATATTGCATCTGCCAAGAATATGACATTCCAGCTGTCGAACGATATGCAGACGATCACATCTGACGCAGACGGAAACATTCCGGTATTTCCAACGGTGACAACTACAGCGAAAGTTATGTATGGCTCGTCAGATATCACAAATGATTGTAGCTATACCATTACAAAATCAGACAGTGTAACCGGCTCTTGGGATGTAGATACGCATACTTACACTGTCACAGGCTTGAGTGCAGACAATGGATGGGTGGATATTAAGGCAACGTACCTGATTAATCTTTCTATAACGAAGAGATTTACGATTTCCAAGCAGAAATCAGGGAAAAACGGAAAGCAGCTTTATACATGGAGAAAATACGCATCCATGCCGGATGGCTCTGATATGAGTGATAGCCCAGATTATGTAAAACTTCTGGACAGCACCGAAAGTCCCATACTGGACAGTACCGGGGATGAAATCTATACAGTCACAGAAGCAATCTATGTTGGAATTGCGGATAATAAAACTACAGAAACACCGTCTGATAATCCGAAAGATTACATTTGGAGCCGTTTTCGCGGCGAAGACGGAGCGGATGGAATTGGCATTCCGGGAGAGAACGGAGAAACTTCTTACATCCATACCGCTTATGCAAATAGTATTGACGGAACTGTGGATTTTTCCACAACTGATACAGATAGAATTTACATTGGTCATTATTCCGATTTTGAAAAGACGGATAGTTCAGACCCAGTGAAATATACATGGGCGAGAATGCGTGGAGAAGACGGGCCTCCAGGAAGAACGTATTACCTTAGAGCAAACACGGAAATATTGTTGATGGGGCAAGATAAAAAAGTCAGTCCAGAAAAACTTACCGTTAACGTGTATTATCGTGATGGTCAAGGAGAAGAGACAGCCTATGCAGGATGGTGGAAAGCGGAAAGAAGTTCTGATTCTGGAAAAACTTGGACGACTATAACACTTAACCAAACAGAAGCTACAGGCGCTTGTACAATAACTTCTTCACTTCAAATTATTGGTTCACGCGGAATGATTAGAGTGACTTGCTATCTTGATCAATCTAAAACGAGCATTGCGGATATGCAGACGTATTCGGTTGCTCTTGATGTTGCATCGCTTACACAGACTGAGATAGTAGAGATTCTTTCGGATAATGGAAAGTGGAAAGGATTGTACTACAAGAATGGTCAACTGTATATCAGTTTCAGTGCGGCACTTGGCGGTGAATTGACGTTGGGCGGTGCAAATAATGGCAATGGAAAATTAGTTATTAGAGATTCAGCCGGTAATCAAGTTGGATATATTGACAACACTGGAGTGAATTTTACAAAAGGAACGTTTTCCGGCAGTTTGAGCTCAGCAGACGGAACTTTTACTGGTGAATTAAGTGCTAACACTGGAAATATTGCCGGGTGGGTTCTAGATAATGTGGCGGAACAATTAATATCTCCTAACGGCATTATAATACTGGACGCACAAAATGAAGAAGTGAACATTAATGGGGTCACCTTGAGCGCTTATGGCAACGGACTTGTAATAGATGGTGGCTTAAATATAATTTGCGGAACAGAACCTTTTTCCGATGGAACGGATAAATTTCAGATTTTCAATTTAGACACACTTTCATCTGGAAATTATTTAAGGATTCATGACAATCTAGTATACATGAGTTCATCTTCTTCCAAACGCTACAAAATCCTCGGAGCTTCCTTGCCAGAAGAATTTATTGAGAATCTGTACAACATCGAACCAATAATGGCACGGTATAAAGAAGGCTACCTTGCAAAAGGAGATGAACGCGAAGACGCAGAATTTCCAATGTTCATAGCAGAAGATGTGGACAAGTATTTTCCTTTGGCGGTTGACCATAACACAGACGGACTTCCCGAGAACTGGAACGAACGTATCATGATACCGGCAATGTTCGCGATGATAAAAAGCCAGAAAGAACAGCTTGACCGACAGGAGAAACTAATTAATCAGCTCTATAAAAAGCTCAATATAGAAAAGGAGAATTAATATGGCAAAATTTAATGAATACACAGTAAAGGCAACTCCAGAAGATGTAGATACCTTAATGCTCTATGATGCTGCATCAAAAACAAACAAACTTTCACCATTCAGCGGAATCTGGAACTGGATGGTCAATAAATTGACAAATGCAGTAATCAATAACTTGCAGACTTCAAACAAGACTGTAGTGGGGGCGATTAATGAATTAAATAGTAAGGCTCTGGTGACTTATGTTGGCAAAATAGCAACAAATGAAGATGGTATAATTTCCATAAATAATATAATTTCTGGAGTGTCAATAAAAAACGTTATTAATGCAAAAGCATATATTTCCGATGGAAATAAAAATATTTACTCAAGGCTATACTCGTACAACTCTTATGCTTATATATTGGTCACTGACTACGAAGGCAATCGATTTAAAAACACAGAATTAAATGTTGTAGTGCTTTATACAAAATAGTAACAGAAAATTCTCTATAAATCCACAAAGCAACACATATGACAATTTTGAAGCGGTATTTAATAAATGTTTGGAACTCTCAATCATCGGAGTAGAAGAAGTTTTCTGTGTAAATATAAAATCGTTTGAAAGTTATTGTATCGTAAAATTCTACAAACGTTCCGATGATTCGGCAAAGATGATTGTATTTAGGTACGACGGTATTACTATTGTTGACGGAGCTACAAATTCATTATTTATAAGATCAATCGTTGCAGAATAAAGTGAAAAAGCAAACAACATATTTTGACGAACTCCTGTTTAGTTAACTAAGGACTTTGAAAATTTCATAAAAATGTTTCATGATTTCATGAAAGGAGCTGATAAATATGGAAATTAAAGGAATTGACGTATCATCGTGGCAAGGGAAACCGGATTGGGCAAAAGTATCAAAATCTGGAGTTAAGTTTGCAATATTAAGAATCCATCAGAAATCTGGAATTGACGAATCATTCGAACACAACTACAAGGGCTGTAAATCCAATGGAATTCTTATTGGTGGATATAAGTACAGCTATGCTTTAACATCGGCACAAGCTATCGAGGAAGCTGAGAACGTAATTTCTGTTCTTGGTGGACGTGGACTTGACTTTCCAGTATTCTACGATCTGGAATGGGCACAACAAAGAAGTCTTGGGAAACAGGCTATTGAGAATATTGCAGTAGCGTTTCTGACCAGAATCAAGAAAGCTGGTTATAAGGCCGGTATCTACTGTAATCTGGACTGGTATAATAACGTTCTGTCAGATGCTTTGAAGCAGTATGATTGTTGGATTGCTCGTTATCCGGCAAGCGACAATGGTTCTGTGCAGGAAAGATTGCGTCCGAATGTCGGTGTAGGCTGGCAGTATTCCAGTAAAGGAAAAGTTCCAGGAATCAGCGGAAATGTTGATATGGATGTGTTCTACAAAGACTACAGAGATTCTAACCAGAAAGGAGAAACTAAAATGGTAAAAATCAGTAACTGCGGACATGATGAAAGAGGAAGATATGCAGGTGGGAAAGCAGGAGATCAGACTGGTACAGAATATCAGATCATGAACTGGTACAGTAGACCGTGGCTCTGTGTCCTAAGATTCAATGACGCTAAAATCGCAGCCATGATCGCAGACATGGCGACAAAAGCGGCACAGAACAATCTTATTGGGTACGATCAGGGTACTTCCGGAAACAGCAATGACCGGTATTCATTCTGGCAGCACTTAAAGGCAAGTAACTACGATCCAGCACAGATCACGGTAGCTTGCGAATCTGATTGCAGCGCAAGTACAGCAGCTATCGTCAAGGGAGCTGGGTATCGCTTAAATAACGCAAGACTCAAAGCGGTCAGCATCTATCTGACGACACGAAACATGAGAGCTGCAATGAAGATTGCCGGTGCGAAAGTACTGACGGATAGAAAGTATCTGACATCCGGTGACTATCTAAAGGCAGGAGATATCCTCCTGAATGATAACCACCACGTGGCTATCGCTGTTACCACTGGCGCAAAAGCAAGTATGCTTTCAACGCCAACTATTCTGTCTAAAACTCCGAAGTGGGTGGGAAAGGTAACTGCAAATACACTTAATGTCCGCACATGGGCAGGAACAGAGTATGCACAGCTTAAAAGCTATCCTACACTTGCAAAAGGCAATTTAGTTGATGTATGCGATACCATTAAAGCCAAAGATGGAGCATCTTGGTACTATATCCGCATTGCCGGAAAATATTTTGGATTTGTTTCCACGAAATATATTTGCAAAGTGTGATAAATGTAATATAATAAATATACCATAATTCAACTCCTCCCCAGAGTTTGAACAGGGACTCAAAAAAAAGAGAGATGGTCTGTTTTTATTCCTTGACAGATCATCTCTCTTGTTTTACTTAATAATATATTCCAAATATTGATTTTTAATATCCGTATATCCATTCTTACGAATCAGTACTTTATCCCCGGAAAACATTGTAAAATCAGAATCCAGCTTTTGCACATAATCCATGTTTACAACAAACGACTTATGGCAACGCAAAAAACGCTTATCAAGGTATGGTTCAACTGACTTTAAAGTTGCATACATATTGTGTATAATCCCGTTCGTGCAATGTACAAAGACCTGCTTGTCCCGTGCCTCAAGATACTCTATTTTATTCAATGGAATCCTTATGATGCAATCTCTGTGCCTGATTGTGAGCATCTTGTGTTTCATATCACTCAAGGTATTGTCAATCATAGAAAACATTCTTCCGTGTTCATTTCCCTTGATGATATAATGCGTAAACTCAACGTCCAACGCATCAAAAACGAAATCCTTGTGAGCTGTCCAGAAAGCAATTTCGCCCTTATATCCACACTTTCGGAGTTCTTTGGCAATATCTACGCCATTTTCGTTTTTAAGTACTACATCCAAAACAATCATATCAAACCATTTTCCATCCTTGACATCATCTATCAAGGGCTTTCCACTGAAATAACCGTCTATCGCATAATTCCGGTCACCGTTTTGCCTTAAAAACGGTTCGATTCGATGTTTAAAATACTCAACCTGTAGTTCACAATCGTCACAAATAGCGATTTTCATAGTAATCACCTTCCGTTTATCGCTTACACTTCAACTTTCATCAGATTATCCTCATCTAAGTAATTAATTATGGTAATATAGTAGCACCGAAACGAAAATGTGTAAATAGTTCAGCGAAATTTCGAAAAAATTCGACATCTTAATACGTTGGTACAGCCTGCCAGATTGCTCTGGGGAGGAACGTGATCGTGAATGCAGGTTTTACCATAAAAAGAGCCGAGGATTTTACTCCCCGGCTCTTTGCTTACTGCAATTTAATTAATACTTTTTCATCAGTCCAGACGTTGGCAGTATACTCCAATTCTACAGACTGAGAATCAATTGGTATACTGTAATATGTAGAAAAAGAAACACTTCTTCCAGAGGAAAGATTAGTATTTATGAAACCTCTGTTATCCAAACCATATGTTTGTTCACAAGTTTGATTATCAGCATAGCACTTAAAGTCATAGATACTTGCGTACTTGTCTGTGTTTCCAATATTATTGTATGTAAAAGATACCTTTGCATATTTCATTCCATCGGCAGGCGTATAAAGCCCGTATTCGTCTTCGTAATCCTGAAAATCAGTGTCCGCATCATCTACAGTGATTTGCAACCCGTTAACTTCAAATGTAGATCCGACAGTTACATAATCAGGTGCAGATTCTTCAACTGGCTCAGGAGTAGGCATATCAGAAGAATTATTGATTTCTTCTGATACTTCATTTGCAATATCCTGTATTTCTTGCTCGTATGTATTTTGTTCCGTCGGAGAAGGAGTGCTTGCACTGTCTGAATTAAGTCCTCCACTGCCCAAAACAAATACTGCCAATACGGGGAAAATGATTGACAATGCAATTCTTGTACCTTTTTTGAAATGATTGTATTTCCACATAACGAATAAACCGATAGGCCAGAATATCAAAATCATAAATACTGTAAATCCGGTAGATGCAAACACAGAATCCTTCTTTTGTTCTTCTTGAAACTGCTGATACGAGAATGAGCTAGACTGATTGCTAGCATTGTTTTGAACTTTTTGGATATTTACATTGGTTTCGCCAGATTTGAATTTGTCAGCATGGTTTTTAGCATATTCATTCACAAGATACCAATCGGAAACAAAATCTTTTTTAAAGTACTTGTCTGCTATGTTTACTAAAAAATCTTTAGTTATTTCATATTTTTCAGAGTTAGCATTTACACATATTTTAAAGGAATCCTTGTAGTTTGGGGTAGAAAATGCGATTTTAAGTTGGTTGCGGCCAAAATCATCTGGCTCTTCTTTTGAATAATTCAAAACAAAATCATCAACAGGAGATTCCATAATTTGATTGTGCTTATAGAAAACTTTGATTGTTTCTGATGTTGCTTGAATATACATAGAATCGTTTATCTCTACAGTATATTCTTTTGGTTTTTCTTTTTCGGGCTGCCCTTTGATTAATGGAAAACCACAGTTTGGACAACTGGTAGCCTTGTCACTTATTTCTTTTCCACATTCAGGACATTTAATTATAGCCATATCTTTTCCTCCTTAGTAAAATTTGCATATATTATACCGCAAGATTCAACAATATCATAGTCAAAACCGAAATATTTTTCATATTTTTATCCATTCAAAATGCAGTTTTATCGTTTTGCCCGATTAATTTGCACAAAAAGTGGTATAACTAAGTACATAAATTATAGACTAAAGAGGTATATATTATGAGGAAGATTGAGAGATTGCTGATCACAGCAGGAGTAATCTTCTTTGCAAGCTACATCATTCACTTGCCGATGTGCAATCAAGATTATTTACGTAAAAGCTTCATCCGCTTGGCAGATGATATGTGCAAGCATTCAACTTTAAGCCAGAGCATAAAAGAGATTCTAAGAACGAACGATATTGTAGAAATCACAGAAAATCCGGTAAAAACGAACTTTATATTTGTGAAAGTAAAGGTCATATTTGAAATCACAAATATTCCAGTCTATCTCTGGCAGTTTGCAAGGGCGAATATTAATCCATGTGTCCTGTTACATTGGACTTACGGAAAATATGATAAAAATAAATGTTCGAATGCATATTTCTCACAGTCCAGACATATACTGTAGTAAAGTTTCGATCGGGAGGGTTATTTATGGATTATAAGAAAGAGATTATAAAAATGATAGATGAAATTGAAAGTCAAAAGATTTTGCGTTATATTTATATTATCGTAGCTGATATTTACAACGATTTACGGAGGTAGGACATATGAACAAAGATTTATTATATTCCGAAGAAGAGCAAAAGAAAATAATCGCAAAAATGGAAGACCCATCAAATAAAACGGGTCTTCCACCGGCATCGCTTATATACGCATTAATCGACATGGTTGGAGTTCAGACAAATATGATTCAATCATTACAGGAATCTATTCAGCGGTTGGAGACAAAAATCCAATAGGTCTTTTTGGACGATCATTTTCTTTCGGAACTGACATAAGTAAAAAGTTCAGCTGACTAATGTGCTGAATAAGCGTTGACATCTTTCCGTTAACATATCCTTTAAAAATCATAAGTACGGACTTCTCGTATCCTATTTCAGTGACGTGCATAGTAACTGATTGGCCGAAATTGGTAAGCAGAAGTCCTACTTCATGTTCAGAATCAAGTTTTGATTCAAATTCTTTGATATATTTGCAAAGAATCTCGAACTGTGTGTCTGAATACGAATATGTTAAAGGGATTGGCTCAATATCATTAATTTGTTTCATAGCAGTTTCGTAAATGGTTTTAGTATCTAACATAACGCACCTCACTCACTTAAAAGATTAATCAATTCAACAATATGTTTCTTTTTGGCATCGGACAGTCCGAAGTATTTCTTTAATGCATCAGACAGTTCGGTGTCTTTTCTTATCTGTGCAATCAAATGTGCAGATTCATCGGAAAAATCTTCTTCCGGTTCTTTTCCTGTCATTAGATAATCTACAGATACACGGAAGAAATCTGCAATTTTTTGAAGTTTATCTTGCTTTGGCACACTTCTTCCCTTTTTCCAATCAGAAAAGGTAGATGCTGGTATACCAGTTGCTTTGGATACATCTATTGCTTTTTTATTATTTTCAATTAACAAATTCGCGAAAATCTCATACATAATATTCCTTTCCGAAAAATTAGGAATTCCGTAATTTGCCTATTGACATTTTAGGATAACCGAAATATAATGTAATTGTGATTAAGGAAATCCGAAAAAAGGCAAAAAAATCCCTATCGCTTTTCATAATATCTTTGTGGTTATTGATATTATATCGGATTTCCTAAATAGAAGCAACATATTTATGAATTTCGAAATGAAATTTTAGCTTCATTTAGGAAAGGAGGATTCTCATTGTACGAAAAATTCGAGCAACTCATTACAAAAAAAGGAATAACTACATATAGAGTTGCAAAAGACACCGGAATCGCACCGACTGTTTTTTCCGATTGGAAAACTGGCAAGAGTAAACCGAAAGTCGATAAGCTAATGATTCTTGCAAAGTACTTCGATGTATCTGTTGAATATTTTTTGAAAGAATAATTATTTTGAAAGGAGATACATGAACGAATTAATACCAATTAATTACGATGGCGAACAGCCTACAGTATCAGCCAGAGAGTTACATAAATCTCTTGAAATCAGTAAACGATTTTCGGCATGGTTCGAAACAAACTCTCAGGGATTCATTGAGAACGAAGATTTTACAAGTGTACTTTCAGGTACGGTTGTAAATAACGGAGCACACAGAGAAATACAGGACTATTCCTTATCAGTAGACATGGCAAAACACATTTGCCTTATGAGCAGAACTGAAAAAGGAAAAGAATGCAGGCAATATCTCATTGATCTTGAAAAAGCATGGAACACACCAGAACAGGTTTTTGCCAGAGCATTAAAGATGGCAGATCAGACGATTGCGAAGCTGAAAGACACAAATAAGTTTCTTGCGGAGAAAATTGAAGCTGATAGACCAAAAACAATCTTTGCAGATGCTGTATCCGCAAGTCATACATCAATTCTTATCGGTGACTTGGCGAAACTTATTTGCCAGAACGGATACCAGATAGGACAGAAACGATTATTCCAGTGGATGAGAGACAATGGCTATTTGATGGTTTCTGGAAGTTCACGAAATATGCCGAAACAGAAATACGTTGAGCAAGGATTATTTGAAATCAAAGAATCTAACGTTCAGAATCCAGATGGTTCAGTGAGAATCACACGCACGACAAAAGTCAGTGGGAAAGGACAGTTGTATTTCGTGAATAAGTTTCTGGGGCAGGAAGCTGAAAAAGCAGACGGTGATTGAGAAAGGAGTCATAAATGTGTTGAAACAGTTTTTAAAAAGATTATTCGAACCGCGGATTGTAAGAATCCCAGATAAAACAAGAGTAATGTGCTTTTCAAAAAATGGGAAACAGTACTTGAAAGTATTCAATACAGAAAACGGTGCAAACATTTGTTTCCAAGTGAAATCCATAGATTATGAAAACAGTGATTTAAAGAATGAATATCACCCAGAAACAATGTTTGCAGATATTGAAAGTAATCAAAGCGTTACGATTTTAAACCAATAGGTATAATCGTTGCATTTTGAACACTTAGGGATGGACTTACCAGATTTTACAGTTCTTTTGGAATTGCAATTACAACAAGCGAAAACAGTAGTTTCGGATACTTTTTCACCAGAGCGGTAAAAACCATCCATGTAAGGAAGCAATATCAAATTCTTATCTCCTTTCAAGTTACTCGGCATGGCGATGCCTGTACTTACATTATAAAGAGATAAGAAGTCAAACTCAACAGAAAGGAGATATATGAACAAATTACAGATTTTCAATTCAGCAGAGTTCGGAGAAATTCGAACAGTGACTATTGACAATGAACCTTGGTTCGTTGGAAAAGATGTGGCATTAGCACTTGGATATTCCAATGCGAGTAAAGCAGTTTCAGTTCATGTTGAAGAAGAAGACAGAATTTTAAAGGTTCTTGAAGCAGATTCCCAAAATGGGAATGTGGTAAAAACTCAAACAGCACTCATCAACGAATCTGGCTTATACGCTTTAATCTTCGGAAGCAAACTTGAATCAGCTAAGAGATTCAAACATTGGGTAACAAGCGAGGTTCTTCCAGCAATCCGTAAGACAGGTTCTTATCAGAAGCCAATGACCGTAGCAGAACAGATTCAGTTACTGGCTCTTGGCAATCAAGACCACGAGGAACGAATTGAGAAACTTGAGAATACCATGACTATTGATTACGGTCAGCAGAAGTACATCAGTGATCTAGTTTCCAAGGTGGTGATCGAGGTTCTGGGTGGAAAGAAATCCAATGCTTATGATGAGATTGGAAAGAAAGTATTTGCAGAATGCAACAGGGATGTAAAGACTTACTTCGATGTAAATGCCAGAAATAACATTCCGAAATTGAGATACCAGGAAGCAGTCGAATACATCAAAGGATGGACACCGTGTACCAACACAAAGATGATGATTCGCGACTGCAATGCCCAGATGACAATGTAGGGAAGAAGAAAGAAAACTCAATAGAAAGGATTTTGCATGAAAAATTTAATATTCAGATTCAGAAAAAGAAAGAAGGTAAAACCATACAAAGTAGATACTTCACAGAAAGGATTTGAATATGTGGGTATTAAATTATCTGATGAACAATTCCAAGATATGTGTAATTTGAATCTGCTGTGGGCAAACGATAGGAAAGATATTCCTGTTTTTAACATGCTTGTTCTTATGAAAGTTTTAGGCTTATTGCCATCTGAAATGATGCGTGATAACGAAAGTGATGATTCTGGTGATGATATTTATGAACGGAAGTTCGGAAAGATAAGAAGATGAGTCAATCTTATACCACAGAAAGGAAATGATATGTTGGAAGAAACAAATGCATTACTCAAGCAGATTTTGGAAGAACTTAAAGCCATTCGAGAAGAAGTTGCACCTACGAGAACGAAAAAAGTAACGCACACGGCAAATATTGACAGGAAGACAATTGCCGAATGCGTTACCGATGGAATTCAAAACGCTTTATACGGGAAACGAGCGTTTAATCCGAAAGATTCTGAATAGCAAAATCATATGCACGTTTTAAATATTGAATTTCGTCATTTGACATAGAAGTATTTCCAGCCAATGGAGCTTCTCTTCTGTCAAGAACGTATTCATTTAATTTAGACTTTGCATAAGTAATTGCTAAATCATGAACTATTTGTTCTTTATCCATAATACACACCTCCCTTCGAGGGAGATTATACCACAGAAAGGAAGTCAGTATGAAAAAAGAAGAAACAAATGAGTTTATGAATATGACATTAGAGGAGAAAAAAGCTGAGATTATCAAAATGGTTCGAAATATTCCGGATGATTCTCCGATTCACAAGAAACTGTACGAAACACTGAAAAGAAAAACGGAGGAAAAATAGAATGATCAAATGTGAAGGCGGGAAAGTTGAATTAGAAGAAGATGCAAATAAGTTGCTTTCTGAATTAACCGCGATATGCAGGGGACTAAGAGTTTTCCTTGTGAAAGAAGGATATTCCAAGGAAAAAGCCGATGAACTTGTTTCTGAATCAGCTCAGATGGGGTTGTGGACAGACGAAAAAATACAAGAAGAACTTGACAGATTAAGGACAGAAACGCTTAGAACGTTTGCGGAATTAATATTGGGGAGAAAGATTTTTGAAGGAGGAAAAGAGAATGATTAAATGCAATAAAAAAGGAGAAATTACTTTTAAAGGAAATGTCCCGGATATTATGACTGATTTATCCATGATTGCAAGAACAACGCGAGAATTCTTCATGGAAAGAGGAATGTCAAAAGATGAAGCCGAAGAAGAAATTAAACATGCGGTAGAACTTGGATTCTGGACAGAAGAAGAGCTTGCTAAAGAAAATAATAAATTGGTCAAGGAACTTATGAACTTAATACTGGGAGAATCAAAGAATGAATAAAAACACTTACGAACCAGAAACTCTCGAAGAAGAATTTGCTTTTCTGGCAGGGAGAGTAGCGGCACTCGAAGCAATGCTGAATGCAGATAATTCAGATTTTATTGACAAAAAAGATGTAGCTTTAATTTTAGGTATCAGCTACATTCCGAAAAAAGACTAAGGTTGCCCCGGAGGTGAAGCAACACCTACCGGAGCACGTATCTAACTTAATTGGGTAAGTTAAATACAGGTAAAGTATAACATACCTTCCTGTATTTGAAAAGAAAATTTATACCAGGAGGGCATTTTTTATGTCTAAAATCACAAAACACACCGAAAACGTAACTAAAAACCAGAGTCTTGCAAGCGAAATCATCGCAGATCAGGCGGCAAAGACAAAACGTCTGGAAGTCGCAGTTTTAGCGCTGTCAATAGCTTTGCTTGCAACAGCAACAACCAAAAGAAAGAAGTGAGGGATATGAGAAAAAGAATGTATTTTATCGGAGTGATGGCACAGGTTGGAACATTTTTCACGATTGCATTATTGCTCTGGGGGATGACGAAAATGGATGTACTTGAGCTGCTCTGCATAAGTGCAATGGTATCTTCAATGGTATCCCTTCCTATTTTATGCAGCTAGAAAGGTGGGTAAACGGAGTTGAATAAGCTTTTGGAAAACAATCAGGTAACACTGGTTGGAGAAATTAAAACAGAATTTGAATTTAGCCATGAAGTATATGGTGAAAAATTTTACCGATTCGAACTTAGCGTAGAACGATTCAGCGGAACGAAAGATGTTCTTCCGGTTGTAGTTTCTGAGAGACTCATTGATGTGAAGCAGAACTATACAGGAGAAATGATGGAAATTCAAGGGCAGTTCAGATCGTTCAATAAGCACGAAGAAAATCACAGTAGATTAATTCTCTTTGTTTTCGCAAGAGAAATTAAATTTGCAGAGGAAGGTACATATCACACCAACAATATTCTTTTGGATGGATTTATCTGTAAACCGCCAGTATACAGAAAGACACCAAGCGGAAGAGAAATCGCAGATATTCTTCTTGCAGTAAACCGCCCACATGGAATATCTGACTACATACCGTGCATTTGCTGGGGAAGAGATGCCAGATATATTAGCGGTTGCGAAGTTGGAGATAACATTCTTTTGCAAGGAAGAATACAGAGCCGAGAATACACAAAAAAAGTTGAAACTGAGGTTGAAAAAAGAACGGCTTATGAAGTTTCAGCATATTGGTTGGAGGATAAAACAGTATGAAAACAGTAGAATTGAAACAGCTTAACATTGAAAACTACAAGAAGTTTGAGTCTGCGGAGTATCAGTTTGCACCACGAACAATGGTGTCCGGTAGGAACCGTCAGGGTAAAACAACGTTGATGGACGCATATTTTGATACACTGACCGGAAAGCTTGCAGACGGTACATCTCCGAATAATGTCAGAAGAAAAGCAGACGGAGAAGAAGTTGAGGGTGTCGTATCAAGAGAACTCACACTTCTGATTGATGGAGAGGAAACCGTGATCCGTAAGGAAACGAAGAAAGGTAAATCTTCCAGTACCACAAAATATCAGGTTGATGGGTTTGATTACAACCAGACGAAGTATAAGGAATTTTTAAAAGGAATATCAGACTCAGAAACCATTATGATGTGTAGTAATGCCAGAGTATTCCTTAATGAACTTCGAAAATCAACAGCAAGTGCCAGAGTAATGCTTGAAAAGATGGCAGGGTTCAATGCGGATAAAGTATTACAGGACAATCCAGAAGTTTCGGAAATCATCAAGAATCATTCTGTCGAGGAAGTTGTGAAAAAACTCAATAGAGACAAAAAAGACTTCCAGAAGAAAATTGATGCCAAAAAGGTTGAAATTGATACCGTAAAGAAACAGGGAACACCAGATTTTACCATTCTTGAAGAAAAGAAGAATGCCGTGCTGGATAAACTGAATGGTCTTCTTGAAAAAGAAAAGCTGCTAAATGAAACCAATAAAGCATATGACGAGCTCTGCTACGAGATTACAGGTCTCAAGAAATCCAGAGATGCGATCATTTCAAATGCAGCAGAAGCATTACAGGAAGAAAAGAGAAAAATCGTTTCCTTATTAAATGACAGGCGATTCAAGCAGAAACATGAAGAAGAAAATCTCCGAATTCTGGGAAATTTCCTTGCGACCGCTGAGAAACCAGAACGAATTCAGCAGAGAATTACGGTTTTGCAGGAGAAATACAAACAGACATATGCGTCCACATTTGACGAAACAGCTTTAAATGCAATACAGAATGAAAAATTTGATCCTGAATCAGCTATTTGCCCGACCTGCGGACAGGCACTTCCGGAGGAACAGATTGAACGTCTTAAAACTGAATTTGAACAGAAGAAACAGGAAAGAATCCATGCAGAGTTTGCGAAAAAAGAGCAGTTTAAAGCAGACAAACAGCAGAAACTTAAAGACATTACAGAAGAAGGCAATTCCGAAGTAGCCAGAAGAAAAGAAGTTGAGGAAAAGCGCAAAGACATCGAATCGCAGATTGAGCAGACAAAGAAAAATATTTCTACTCTAGCATCTGAGATTGCACAGAAAAATCATGAATTAGAGAAGCTTCCGGCAGAGCCAGATATGTCTGGAAATGAAGAGTATCAGGCAGTTGTAGCAGAAATCCAGAAGAAACAGGAACAGCTTGACGGACTGACTAATAATTCTGAGGAAAATGCAGCAGTTCAGGCAGAAAGAATGTCTGCTGAAAAGGAACTTACAGGAATCGAAACAAAAATTGAGATGGCAAAACAGGCAGTTCAGAAACAGACAGAAACACTTGAACAGCTGAACACAGAACAGAAAGAGTTAGGTCAGGAAGATTCCGATATTCAGCAGAAACTTGACATGTTGAAAGAATTTTCCATCAAAAAAAATCAGGCACTGGCAGAAGCTATCAATCCACTTTTCAAGCACTTTCAGTTTCAGTTTTTGGACTATACGCAGGACGGTGAGCCGGTGGAAGTTTGCAAGATGATTTGTGACGGAATCGGATATTTTGATGGATTGAATCACTCTGATCAGATTCTTTGCAACATTGACCTCGTGACTGGTTTGCAGGAATTGAACGGCTTAAACTTGCCAATTTGGGTTGATGATGTTGAAAGTGTGAATGCTGACAGAATACCAGATACAGGCAGACAGATGATTCTACTTAAAGTTTCCGACGATGAATTAAAAGTGGAGGGAATTTAATATGACAACGACTACATACAATATTCCAGAAGCTATCAAGGCACAGGATTGGTATTGTAAAACAAAGATATTGCCACGTTTTGCACCGGGCAATGGTATCTGTTGGTCTTGCCACCAGAATATCTATTCCGAGAAAGGACGGACACGTACCGGATATGACACACAGGGCATCTCAGTAGAAAGTGCAGCAGGGCAGTTGATTACGAGTTGCCCGTTCTGTAATAGAAGTTATTGCGATTAAAACGCAATAGGATTAGCATAGTTAGCTTTGCAACGGCAAAGCGAAGCAATGAGAAGCGAAGCAAGGGATATGCATAGAACAGATATGAAATGCCACGGAATAGACAGGCATTGAACTGCAGCGTGAAGAAATGAAATGCAATGGAAACGTTGAGAATAGAATAGCCTAGTAAAGCAAAAGCATAGCTAAGCACTGATTTGAGATGCAACGGCATAGAAGCACACTTCTGAGAATCGTAAAGGAGAAGCGTAGAAGCACACAAAAAAGCCAAGGCGAGGTTGCGCGACGCAAGGTATGGAACGGCAAAGGAATAGCGTAGAATTGAATTGCAGCGGAGGAGCATGGCCTTGACAAGCAAAGCATTAAGCAAAATATAAAAATCGGAGGAATACGAGATGAAAGAATTAAAAGTCAGATTAACATTTTTAGAGGAAGTTCTGGGGACTGCAAATGCAGAAAAAGATATTCACGAGAAATTTATAGCATCTAAAGCACCAGATGCACCTTCCAGAGAACAGGAAGTTGAAGCTTTAGGAGTTGAAGAAGTTATTGAAAAAGGTCGAACAGTATTCCCGAAAGACGAAAATGGCAATCCGTTCTTATGGGATTACCAGATTAGAGGATTCTTTAAGTCAGCTGCACAGGCCAGTTCCTATATCGGTGGAGCAAAGAAACTTGCAGCTTATAAGAAAAAAATTGACTTACTGGTATTTGTAAACGAACGCAAAATTCCGTTTGTTCTTCCAGAAGGTACAGAACTTTCTGATTGTCAGAGACCACTGAGAGCGCAGACAGCACAGGGCGAAAGAATTTCTTTGGCAGACAGCGAAACTGTGCCGGCAGGATCAACAGTGGAATTTACAGTCAAGGTACTTGATGATTCACTTATGAAGTATGTAATTGACTGGCTTGATTATGGAGAGTTTAACGGCATTGGTCAGTGGCGAAACTCAGGCAAAGGCCGTTTCAAATGGACTGAAATCACAAAATAAGCTACGGCATGGCTGAATGTAGTTATGATAGGCGAAGCACAGAATAGAAAAGTAAAGTATAGCAAAGGCACTGAGTAGAACGACGTAGTTATGGCAAAGAATTGCGCTGAGTAGAGAAGATGAGCAAAGGATAGGCAGATCGTAGCTCGGTTATGATTTGCTTTGGCGAAGTGCAGAACTGAACAGAAATGCAAACAAAAAATGAGTTAATTAATAAAAGAAAAGGAGAATTAAAATGGCAGAAAACACACAGGTAGCAAATTTTAACACACAGCTTTCCTACTACACAAATCGGTATGTCGATTTAATGGAAAGAGATTTGACTTCAAGAGGAATGGAATTTGATTCATATTCAAAAGATTGTGTAGTAGCAGCAATGGGATCTATTTTCCAGATGGTACATGAAAGCGGTGTGAGTTTTGAAGCAATCAACGGTTCTAATCTTAAATTTATCCTGAGTAAAGTCGCAGCATTAAAGCTGAACGCAAATGCACAGCCGAGAGAATGTTATTTCCAGATCAGAAACGTAAACATAGCGGCAAAAGGGCAGAAACCTCAGTGGGAGAAGAAAATCGAATTTGCGATTGAGGGCGACGGAAACGATGCTCTTGTAAGTAGATATGGTGTCAATGTGGCTAAAGTATTTCCATATTGGAAAGTAAGAGAGGGTGACAAGTATATCCCACCAAGACACAGAGGTGTAGAAATCACACCGCCGGAATGGGAAGAATCTGGAATTGGAAAAGTTGTTCGCGTGGTATATCCAATTCAGTACAAAGATGGTCACGTTGAATACCTTTCATGCGAAAGAGCAGACGTACTGAAGAATCTTGCAGCACATATTAAGAACAATCTTCAGAATGAAACATTCGGTATTTGTGCAGACAGATACAAAGCTACAGATGCACAGAAAACTCAGATTGAAGCAAAGAAAAAAGAAATCATGAAAAAGGTTGCTGATATTGGGGAACTGGAAGCAATTATTGATTGTGAGGAATTAAGACCATATATTTCACCGTCTTATTACGAAACGCAGTCGAGAGAATCTATGATTGTTCGTAAAATGCGTAACAACATTATGAAGTCTATTCCTAAGAAATGGGATAATCCGGTACAGGCATATGAATATAACACGATGGACGCTACATACAGGGAAGTACAGGAAGAGATCGAACAGAATGCCAATAAAGAGGAATTCATTCCAGAACCAATGGCAATCGAAGAACAGCCAAAACAGCCAACAGTTGCAGAATCCGTAAAGACTGCCGAGAAAGAACCAGTTCCGGCAGCAGTTGTTGAGCCAGAGATTCCAGATTTTATGAAGCAGGAGGAATAACGAGGTGATAGCATGATCGGGACGTTAGAAGAAGTCATGAAGGATATGAAATATGGCGTACTTGATTTCACAAAGGACGGTAAATGCAGTGGTTGTGGACAATGTTGTAGCAACTACTTGCCAATATCCAGTAAAGAAATTAAAGAAATTAAACGTTACGTAAAGAAGCATCATATCACTGAACAGAAGCATAATTATCCTTCAGTTGTGGCATTTGACCTTACTTGCCCGTTCCTGGATGATTCCAAGGCAAAAGAAAAATGTCTTATATATCAAGTGAGACCTGAGATATGCAGAGATTTTGTCTGCAACAATCAGAACGGGGCAATCAAAAACAAGAAACTTATGCATAAGAAGTACGCAGCAGTAGATATGCGAGAAATATTTTTTGGAGGCAACGGGAATGAACAATAAAGAAATTTTACAGAAAGCAAAGGAACTGGTTGAACTTCTGGAAAAGCAGGAAGAAACCGGAAAGGTTGAGTTGTCAACGCTGAAACGAGGAGAAGTATTTCAGACCACTGGAAAGCGTAAATACAAGGTTCTGGAACAGTATGGAGATACAACAAAAATTATTTCGCTTGATCTGGTGAAAAAAAATGTAGAGTTTGGTGATACCTCAGATTACAAAACATCAAACGTAAAGAAACTGTGTGACACTGAAATTCTGAAAGACTTCGAAGAAGAATTCGGGGCAGAAAATGTCGAAACACACACAGCAGATATTATCACTGCGGATGGACAGAAATTGGGGACTGTTGATTGTAAAATCCGTCCAATTACATTTGATGAAGCACGAGAATACACAGATATTACACCGAACAATGATCTGAACGACTGGTATTGGACATTATCGCCATGGTCAACGGAAGAACGTGGATGGAAAAAAAGTATTACCATTGTTTCCCCTTCGGGCTATTTCGTCAACGACAGTTACGGCAGCGTTTATGGTGTTCGCCCAGTTTGTATCTTAAAATCTAATATCTTTGTATCTAAGGTGGAGGAATGATTATGAAGAAAAATCTGAAATATTTTGAGGATGAATTATCCAGATTAAGTAAAGAGTTCGCAGAATTCAAGAAAAAGCACATCGGAAAGCCGGAAATCGGAAAAGCTATTGAACTTGCTGGTATGGAATGGCTGATTCTGGATAAGACAGAAAAAGGATATTTTGCCATTTTGAATGGATTTGATGGAAAAGAAAGAACATTTGATTCAGCTTCAAATAACTGGATTTCAAGTAAACTGAGAAATGAGTTAAACACTCGTTTTCTTAAAAAAATTACTGACGAGTTTGGAGAAGATGCAGTTATTGAGTTTGATCGAGATTTGCTTTCTTTGGACGGTCAGACAGAATATGGACATTGTAAAGATAAGATTTCGATTTTGACGATGGACGAATACCGAAAATACAGAAAATTCCTTCCAAATATGGGTAAATGGTGGTGGTTGCTTACTCCATGGAGTACACCAGCAAATGATTACAGTACAACAAGTACCGTTGTTTCCCCTTCGGGCAATGTCGACAGCGTCAATTGCGGCTACGGTTACTGCAGCGTCTCGGTGTTCGCCCGGTTTGTATCTGTTCTTCTTCAATCTTTGAATCAGGAAATGATGATGGATGGCAAATGAAGATTTAAAGGTAATTCCATAGTCTGGATTTGTATATTGAAAGGAGAATGAAGTGAGATTAATTAGTCAGACAGGAGATATTGATGTTCCTTATGAAATCGCATCATTAAGCAGAACTGAAAACATCATAAGAGCATATGTACCAATAGTTGGTGAAAAAGGAACGGTCATGGCTTGTTATTCAACAGAAGAAAAAGCTAAGAAAGCAATGAAAGTTCTTCATAAAGTGTATGCAGGAATGTTTTTAGCACAAAACGTTGAAATGAGCGATGATGATTACGAAGAATGCATAAAAATGGCTGCTAGAGGGTTTGGAATCATTAAAACTATGGTTAACAGTCCAGATATAAAATTTGAACCGGCAAACATTGTGTTCCGATTTCCAGAGGATGATGAAGTATGAGAGAATTAAAAGAAACAGACTTGAACCAAAGCATTAGAATTGAGATGACTTTAAAGGAATTAGATATTGTTAGATTATGCTTGGCAACAGCAGACAACAATGATTTGAAATCAGGTTTTAGAGAAGCCGGAATAAAATTTGAGTCATCTGAAAAATATTTATTGATTAAGAGTTGCCGAGATATTTTAGAAAGTTATGGGGTTTTAAGAAAGAGTGATGAAGTATGAAAGTGTTAGAAAAAACAATCAACTGGGATGCGCTAATCGACATTCAAATGACGTTAAAAGATTTTAAATTGCTTAGAGATTGCTTGATTTCAACTCCATATGCAAGATTGGAAAAACTGGAAGGAAACCATGAAATACCGTATTCGTATGATGATATGCAAGAAACAATCAAACAGGCGGATGAAATATTGGAAGAGTTAATGATGCGTAAATAATGAAAGGTAGGTGATTCAAATTTGTTCATGCGAGTAATTTCAACAGGAAGTACTAAAGGAAATTGTGTTTTGAATACAACTATGGAGGCGATGAGCTATAGAAGAAGAATGGAAATGGATTGATGGATTTGAAGGGTTATATCAAATTTCAAATATGGGAAGAATGAAGAGCTTTAAAAAGAACTCGAAAGGATATATAACATCAAATAAAGACAAAAATGGTTGGTATCTTACGGTAAATTTATATGATGATAAAAATAAATGCCATACAACTAGAATACATACATTAGTTGCCAAACATTTTATAGGAGAAATTCCGAAAGGTTACCATGTGCATCACATAGATGGAAATAAACAAAATAACAAAGTAACAAATTTATCAATAATTTCAGCAAAAGACCATTACGCATTAACGTTGAAAGAGAATCCGCATATGCTAGATGGAATGATTAGTTATAATCGAAATAGGTACACTGCAAAATATGGAGATAGAGATAGGAGGAAAAAGAAAAAGGATAATTATTTTTTTAAAGGAAAAATATTACAATTAGATTTAAATGGGAAAATTATTAATGCTTTTTACAACGCAAAAGATGCTCAAAGAGAAACCGGAGTGTGCAGTAGAAACATTCTTCAAGTAGCAAATAAGACCCCATACGATAAAAAAGGGAATTTTCGAAGACAAGCTGGCGGATATATATGGAAATATGAGGTTGATGTTTATGAAATTTAGATGTTGCGGGACTGGTTCAACTGGAAACTGCTATTCCTTAATCTCATCCAGCGGAGAAATACTTCTTATTGAATGCGGTGTAAAACGATGGAGTGCCATTTTGAAGATGATTGATTATAATATATCAGACGTGTCAGGTTGCATCTTGACGCATCGGCATTTTGATCATTGCTACAATATGAAGAAAGTCTTGGATGCAGGCATTCAGATTTACACCAATGACGAGACAGTTGAGGACATGAACATCCGAACAGGTGAACTAATGAAAGGTGTTCCAGAAAGAAATCCATTTAGAGTTGGTTCGTTTAATGTGATTCCGTTCAATCTCCCACATACGACATACGATAAGGAAGCAAATCAGCTTGTACCTTGCTCGAACTACGGATATCTGGTGGAGCACAATGAAATGGGGAAGCTTCTGTATATTACTGATTTTGAGTACAGTAAATATAATTTCCAGAAAATGAACATACATCATCTGGTAATTGAATGCAACTACTGTGAAGAATTGGTGGACAAAACAGAAGCTAACTACAGTCATAGATTAAAAGGACATTGCTCTTTGTCAACTTGCAAGCAATTCATTAAGCAAAATCGCACAGAATCGCTTCGGACGGTAACACTGGTACATTTAAGTGGTCAGGCATCTGATGCCTGTAAAATACAGAAAGAAATACAGGAAGTCGCAGGAGACAATGTTCTGGTTCAGATTGGGCGGGCTGGACTGGAAGTTGACTTGAATTTATGCCCGTTTTGAAAGGAGAAAATCATGGAAATGACTGATTGCGACAAATGCAAATACCGTAGAGGTTGCATACTGGCATGGGACTATGGTTCGCTTTATTGTAATGATTATGAGGAGGAAGATGCATGGAACATTTCTTAGAATTACTTAAAAAATTAAAGAAGCCGTCAACTCACAGTAATCCAGAGAAAGTTGACCCATTGTTCTGTCGATACAACAAGGGTTGGAATGATGCAATCGAAAAGGTTGAAAAACTGTTTTCAACGATTTCTAAGGAGAATAAGGATGAATAAAGTAATTTTGATCGGACGTTTGATTAAAGATCCAGACATCCGAACGGGAACAAACAATATAACAATTGCCAGATACACACTTGCAGTTGAGAGACAGTATCGCAAAAACAATGAACGCACATCAGACTTCATAAATTGCGTTGCACTTGGAAAGAATGGTGAGTTTGCCGAAAAATATCTGTATAAAGGAATGAAGATTGCGGTTATCGGAACTTGGCAGACTGGAAATTACACTGACAAGGACGGAAAGAAAGTCTACACAAATGATTGCCTTGTGGAAACACATGAGTTTGTGGAGAGCAAGAAGAGCCAGCCAGAAGAACAGTCGCAGCCACCAATTCCAAGTCCAGAACAGGACACAAGTGGATTCATGGATATGCCGTCAATTATGGATGATGAACTTCCGTTTAATTAAGGAGTGATGAAATGATACAAACAGGACAGATTATTTTTTACGATAGTAGCAAGATGATGTGCTTTGACGTGACACATTTTATGGTCAAAGAGCCAGAAAAACAAATGATCGAAACAACATTCATTGGAGATGAAGAGAGACATTTTATTCAGTTAACGCCAGAGCCAATATGCATGTTTATTGAGACGGGTGAAGAAATTGTAAAACTTGATCCAACAACCATGAAACGAATCGCCAGATATAATCTTGAAAAAGAGAACGCAGCATTACTTGAAGAAATCAAAAAACATAAAGAGACAATCGCAGATCTTGAGCAAAAAGAAGAGGTTTTACGCGACAGGTTTAGAAAAGCAATAGCTACATTTAAAGAAATCATGGAAAATGGTTACTATGATGATGGTGAAGATGAGGATGAAGATGAATGGGAGTGATTAAATGAAGCAGCCAGTTTTAGAAACAAAATCTACATACAAAGGTTATCCATATGTGGTTCTGTTTATGCCCGGAGCATACAGATGCGGATATGTTGGAGTACCTTACAGCCACAAGTTAGCGAAGAAAAGTTTTGACGATTTAGGCTATCTTAGCTGCCATGGTGGAGTTACTTATACAGAATCGCATTTATATAACTGCAATGATGAGAACACATGGTGGATTGGATTTGATTGTGCTCATTGCTTTGACGGGTATGATGTTGATACAGCAAAACAGTATTTTGGAGATGACCCAGAATTTAAAAAATTTTTTCATACAATGGAATACTTCTGGAGAGAGTCTTTCGGCTTCGAAACGGATTTCAAAATCCGCTCACTTGCTTATGTCAAAGATGAGTGCAAGAAACTTATTGACCAGATTGAAAAGGAGTGATGCCGGGTGGATTATAGTAGAGTTTTTGCAATGAAGCGAGAACGAGAAAATCGAATAAAAAGGATATGTCCAAGCATTCCATATTCTAGCGGCATATACGTGTTTTACCGAACTGACGAAGCCGGAATAAACCGAGCGTATTGTGGACAGGCAGTCAACCTTTGCGAGAGATGCGCGAGCCATTTAGCAGAATATGACCACATAGCATTAAGCCTTAAAAAGCATAAGTTTTACAGTGAAAGCAATCCTACTGGTTGGAAACTTGCATATAGAACATGCAAAAAGAGTGAGCTCGACCAGAAAGAAATCGAAACAATTAAAGCTTTTGCAGATAAAGGTTTTCAGATGTACAATATTACAGCTGGTGGACAATCAACCGGTAAGCAAGTAACAGGGCAGTACAAACCGCCTAAGACATACAGACAGGGTATACAGCAAGGCAAAATTACCCTTGCAAGAGAATTAAAACATATCATTGATACTCACTTAGATGTATCAATCAAACCAGAGAAATCAAACAACAAGGTGTCTATAAAGGCACTTGAGAAATTCAATAATCTTCTTGATGAAGAATCTTACAAATGATAAAACTGCCGGTTCTGGCAGACAAAATCCCAAATAATTACAACTAAATATGCGCACGCCCTCTGGGTTTGGACTGATTCATGCAACTTCCTTGGCATATGAGCGCGATCTGAACCCAGAGGTTAAAAGAAATGAGGTAACTATGGTAAGTAAATATAACACCGAAAGAAAGTATCTCGAGGGACAAGAGAACAGAAAAGAAATTTATCTGTTTCTTATCAGATATTTTACAAAATATGGATACGCACCGTCATTTAAAGAAATTTCCGAAAGCCTTGGCATATCAAAAGCGACTGTGCAACGACATATGAGGCAGCTCGAACTTGATGGCTTGATTGCTACTGCGCATCCGAATACTCCGCGAGCGTTTCACCTTGTTGGATATGAATATCAGAAGGTGGAAGAAGTATGAGAATATACAGTGTTTTCGAGAATGAACAGTGGAATGGCGATATGACCGCTGATGATATTTCACAAATGCTGAAAGGATTGGTGAGAGCATGAACAGGGCAGAGAGAAGAAGACAGCAGAAAGCATCTGAGAAAACACGCTTAAATGCACCGTACAATTTCAGCAATTTCAGCCTGGAACAAATTTCAAAGGTGACAGGTGCAAGAGTTGAGCCCTTAAAACTGTATCTGATGCAGCGTGAAGATGAAATACGCAAAGAAATATCAGAAGAACTTATTTCAGAATCACAAAAAAAGCTATGGAAAGCAGAGGATTATATCGCAGTTGCAAATGTTCTTATCAGTTTGTTTGCAATTAAGAAAACATGGGGATTTACAAAATCCAATCAAAGATTCTTAGAAAACCTAAACTCTGCCAAAGAACACATTGAAGAAGTTGGAATTGAAAAAGCATACCAGGAAGCAAAAGAAACAATGGGAATTAAACTTGAATTTGATTCCATAAATATAAATAAAGAATTTGGATTTGGAGAAAGAGAGGACTAATCATGTCATGACAGAGAATTGCAATGAATGCAGCATTGCGTGGATTCGCGGTGGTGAGTACGCAGAAGTATCAGCGCATAACGGCAGTAAGATGAAAGGAAGAGTCCTGAAGCTAGCAGAACAGCATCCAGAAGATGTGAAGATTCTGGTCACAAACAAAGATGGTTCCATATTTGCCCATGTCCCAGTTAAGTACGTGAAATTACGAGCACCAAGAGAATTGACCGAAGAGCAGAGAACAGAACTGATCGAACGTGGAAAGAATATGTCCAGAAATAAATCAACTGATTGTGAAGAAACGTCAGATTTCGATTCTGGTGATGATAACGAGGAAATGTTCACATTTTGATGAAAGGCGGTTTTAGATAAAAATGAGCAAAGTAAAATCTTATGGTTTAAAAGCCTACGTATCCAATGCATTTGACCTATGTGTTGGAAAAAGAATCAAATACGCAGAACGAGGTGAGGACGGAATAGAACATATCTATGAAGTAAAACAGATGTTTCCATTTTGCGTTTTACTGGAAGATATTTTCGATCACACAAGAATTTGCCCTTGTTACAGTAAATTAAGCATGATGATAAGAGGGATTGAATAAGAATCTGGTTAAGAAGATGGGAGTTTAAAATGAAATTTATAGATTTTTTCGCAGGAATCGGAGGATTTCGCAGGGGAATGGAATTAGCGGGGCATGAATGCGTTGGTTTTTGCGAATTTGATAAATTTGCTACTGCGAGTTACATCTCAATGCACTTACTGACAGAAGAGCAGCGAAAGGCATTGGAAGATATTTCTATCAAGAAAAGACAGAAGGAAATATTAAAGGAGGAATACAGAAATGGAGAATGGTATGCAAATGACATTCGAAGAGTGTATGCCGGAGACATTCCCAAAGCAGACTGTTGGTGTTTCGGATTTCCATGCCAAGATATCTCAGTCGCAGGAAAACAAGCCGGATTTCAAGGAAACCGTTCAAGCCTGTTTTTCAGAGTTATGTACCTTGTCGGACAGCTCAAAGAAGAAGATAAACCCACTTACCTTTTCATTGAGAACGTTAAAAATCTGCTTAGTGTTAATGGAGGATGGGATTTCGCCAGACTGCTCATTGAAATGGAGCAGTGGGGGTATGATGCAGAATGGCAGGTGCTCAACTCCAAAGATTTCGGAGTACCGCAAAACCGGGAAAGATGTTTTATTGTCGGGCATCTTAGAGGGAGAAGTACCACAAAAGTATTTCCTATCGAAGGAACAGATGGAAAAAATAGTGTTTCGTTAAATCTTCTTGGTTGTCTTAATGGTAGAAATTCGCAGCGAGATAGAGTTTATAGTGACAATGGATTAGCACCAACAATCAGTACGAAGCCGGGAAGAAATACAGAACCCAAAGTATCCATATTATTTGATACAAGTTATATTGGTCAAGATGGAAAAGCACGCATATATGAAAATATTTGTCCAACACTAACAAGCAGAGATTATAAAGAGCCTGGAAGTGTCGGAGTAGTATGCAATGTGAACCCGTCAGGAAAAGGAATGAACGGAAATGTGTATGATTCGACTGGCTTAAGCCCTACTTTAACAACAAATAAAGGAGAGGGAAATAAGATTGTAATCCCAGTATTGACACCAGATCGTATAGAAAAACGTCAGAATGGAAGAAGATTCAAAGAAAATGGTGAACCAATGTTCACATTAACATCTCAGGATAGACACGGGGTCGCAATTGATCCGCTCGGAGTATTGCGTAACGTTCGCACAGAATATGGAAAAGAAGTTGCCAACACACTCGACACGAGTTGCAATCAAGGAATATTTGTGCAGGTATCAGAAGAATTAACGGTATATGCAGTGTGGTACGAAAAATATCAGTGTTATATAGCAATACGAAAGCTGACACCGCGTGAATGCTTTAGACTTCAAGGTTGGTCTGATGATTATTTTGATAAAGCACAGTTCGTAAATTCTGACAGCCAGTTATACAAGCAGGCGGGAAATGGAGTAACAGTGACAGTTGTAGAAGCTATGGCAAGAAAAATAAAACTCAAACATAGAAAGGAATAACGAATCCTCGGTAAACCGAGGTTGTATCAAAATTAGAATGGTGAATTGATACATAAATAAATAAATACAGAAATCATGGAGGACTGCACAATAGCGTGCCAGCTGCTTACATGGGGAAAGGGAATAAGAAAAATGAGAGATAAAGAACGCATTTTGATGATTATTATTTCAAGGATCATACCGGGACTGACTTCTTGTACGGCAAAGAAAGAAGATTATATTCGACCGTTTATATTTAACACGCATGAATTAAAAGCCGGTGATCTAGTTATGGCGAATACTACTACTTTCCCGAATGAATTTATGGTCGGTTTCGTGCATGAGGTAAAAAGTGATTGCGTCGTTATCCGGGAAATAGGCTCTAAAAAGTTGTGCAATTATTATAACGAAACTTTTTCGGTCATTAACAAGGAAAAACTGGGGTACGAAATTCTTGAAGGTGTGCAGTATAAAACGTATCAGAAAGTTTTGAAGGCATTTTCAAAATACACAAGCTATTCAACCAGATTTCGAAGTATAGAATTTTCTGGTAATACTTGCACGGTAACAAGCAGGATAATGTTCAAGAACGACAAAAACGGCGAAATTTCTTTCGAGTACAACCAGAAGACGAAAATTTCCGATATAGGTAAATTGTTGGAAAAAGCCGGGTTATAATACGAAAACGGGGAAAGTGAGGGCAGAAATGAGCTATTGTAGAGGGACTTGTGAGTATTTGAATGTGGGAAAGCGAAAATGTGAACTGACAGGAGAACGGCTTACATATATGAATTATAGCGGAGGAATTGAGTATTCCGTGCACGAACATAGAGGATTCTGTGAGAAAGACAAGGAGGGCGAAAAATGAAATTATATTTCTACATTTTGGGCAGCAGCAGAAAATTCAATCCAGAAACTAGAACATTCGGAGACTCTGTTTTTAAAGTCAGAATTGAAGAATGTGAGGTAATAGAAAAACCAAAGACGTACAGAGCAGTAACGCAGTTTCCAAAAGGACTTTACATTGGATATGTGAAAAAGGAAGATATTGGAAAAATTTCTGGTTCTTCAACACCGTACATTGTGTTGGAAGAACCTAATTATCAGTTCGTAAAAGAAACATTCTTGGAAAAATACAATAACGATATTCGCAGATTTAAAAACATAATTGCAATGTACGAAAATAAGATAGCTGCGGTTGAGAATTACAAGGAGGACGCAAAATGTTAATCAGAAGTCAGGATAAAGAGATATTAGTTAATTTTAATGTATCAGCTGGTATCGAAATTGCAGAAGGGACTACAAAAACAGTTGTAACATCATATATCACTGGATGCAGTTATTTACTCGGAGAATATTCCACCAGAGAAAAAGCTATGAAAGTACTGGACATGATTCAGGATGCATATGTAGATGCAAAATTAAATGAAATTCTTCTTCCTGATGTCTGCAAATCGGCTAGTGAATCTCAGAGGGGAAAAGATAATACATCAATTGCAAAAACTATTAGAAAAGATTTTATGAAAAAAATGATATTCCAGATGCCAGAGGATAGTGAGGTGGAAGTATGAGTGATGTAATGGAATTTGTACAGAACGAAGACGGCACATTTAGTGCATACGATGATACCTACGACATTGTAATACACTGTAAATCGGAAGATGAGCAGAAGAAAGTTATTGAGCGGTTATCTACTGACTGGATTCCGGTCAGTGAGAGATTGCCGGAGAAGCATAAAGATGTAATTGCAACTGTTAAATATAGTGGTTTTTGTGGAATGTACGGAAAATGGTTAAAGACAGCGTCCATTAATGACTATGGTGAATGGAATGGAGAATGTATAGGTGGTGAAGTTATTGCATGGATGTACTTGCCAAAACCATATAAGGAGGGCTAAACATGGATATGTCACTTTTTAAGAAAGATGGCAAGACATTCACAAGATTCAAAGTGCCCGTGAAGTCATTCGGAAAATATCGTCTTATGCTCGAAGTGAAATATGGAGTAGACACAACAAAGCCAGTAAAAATCAGTAGCAGATATAAGTATTTTGAAAAGGAGGGTGATTGGATTAATGGGAAAATGTAAATTAACCTGTCCGGACGATGAAACAGAATGCTGTATCTGCTGTGAAAAACAAGACGGTTGCGATAATCGGTGCGACATGATGGATAGTTATGAATATGCGGAGGAGTGCGAAGATTATGTAAAGGAGGATGAGAGATGAGCAGACTGATTGATGCAGACAAAATAATTGACTCTCTTGGAAATTCGGATATGGATTTTGTAATAGGTGCAGTTATTGACGAACAGCCGACAGTTTTTGATGTGGACAAGGTTATTGAGCAATTAGAAGAATTAAAAATGAGATACTTCCTAACAATTGCAAATACAGGCGATGCAGACAAAGATTGTGCTTACAAAAATATTGCAAATACAATTGATAAAGCAATTGAAATCGTGAAAGGCGGTGGAGTTGAATGAGCAGATTAATTGACGCTGATAAATTAATTCAAGAAATGAGCGAATGGTATTGGGATAAAGAAAAGCAGAAAGCTGCGGAAAATGATGTTTCTCCGATGGATTTATTTACACATCTTGCAATTACAACTGTTCAAGAACAGCCGACAGCTTTTGATGCGGACAAGGTTGTGGAGCAGTTGAAAACAAAAAAGACAAGAACTGCTGCATTACAGAAAGCATCGGAGTATTTCGAGGGTGAAACTGATGCGTTTGAAGTTGCAATCAAAATCGTGAAGGATGGGGAGAGTTGAATGAGTAGTGCAAGTATGAGATTCGGAACTAAAGCGTATGTATGCGCAAGATATTTTCTTAGACCGGGAAAGCGATTCAAATACATCGACCAGCGCGGCGAAGACACCATAGAACACGTCTACGAGGTTATGGCATTATATCCGTACTGTGTCCTGTTAAGAGATACCAGAAACGGAGTCAGGACTTGTCCGGGGTATAATACTTTGAGCCTGATGCTGAGAGGAAGTGAAACATATGAGTAAATCAGCGTTAGTGATAGATACACCAGAGAATTGCTATGATTGCCCGTTCGGAATTTCATACTGCGGTGAACTTGAATATGAGGGTTTGTGTGAATTAGCTTACTGTTTAGATTACGATGTATTTTTGATGACAGAAGAACATTATGATTGCGAAAGCAAATCAAGACCTGATTGGTGTCCATTGAAGCCATTGCCGGAGAAAAGCACTACCGAGAATGATATGGCGGATTATCAGTGCGGGATGGTCGATGGACGAAACCAGTATATTGATGAGATTGCAGGAGGAGAGGATTCTGATGATTGATTTAACAGGAAAAAGCGTGTTTGTAAAAACACAGGAAGAATATTTGAGTGTTCTGAAAATGGCAAAGCTTCAGGGATTCACATGGGCGAGAGGGAACCATTTAAACCCTATCAAAATTCCATTTCCAAACATATTGAATTTTTATGACGATAAGAACGTTACTTGCAGAGATTTTGAAAAGACATTGTATGAAGCGTCCGAACTCCTTGGAACGAAAGAAATTACGGCAAGAGAGTTTGTTGAGTGGTATTCAGATATAACCAAATGCTGTGAACGTGAATGTATAGAATGTGTATTGAATCAAAGAAACACTAAGTGTCACAAGTTTTTGTGTGATATATCTAATTGGAAATACAACATTGATGAGCTTCTTGAAATTGCACAAAATGGTGAATTTACAGTACCTAAATTAGAAGAGAAAGCAGTTAGCACTATTGAAAAATTTATCAAGAATCCAGATCGCTCAGCATTAAACGATGAGTTTGTTGAGTCTTTGAAGTGGGCTGTGGAGAAATTGAAAAAGGTGAAGTAGATGGAGAGATTAACAGAAAGATACGATGTTACACCAGACGGAGAATCAGATGTCTGGGTTAAACAGCACGATTACATTTCAGCGGTGCGAAAACTCTGCGACTATGAAGACTTAGAAGAACAGGGTTTGCTTGTGAGATTGCCGTGTAAGGTTGGAACAGAAGTATATTACATCTTAGGTATTCCAAATAAGACACCATGTACAATCGACAAGTGCGTATTTGAGTTGTCGGATATAGATAAAATCGGTGAATCATTATTTCTCACCCGTGAAGAAGCTGAGAAGAAGTTGGAGGAGATGAAGAAATGAATAACAAACCTACACCAGACATAACGCCAAACCTTGCTATATCAGCATACCACGTACTACAGCAATATTGTACTGGACAGCCAGCGGATTGCAAAGGCTGCGGATTCTACGAATACTGTCCAGAATGTTTTCGAGGCATGCCATGTGACTGGAGCTTGAATGAAGAAGGTGAAATAAATGAAACTGAGAAAGGCAACACTGATTGACTACGGAGTGCCGCCGGATGATATACCGACATTACAAAGTCACTTGCGGAATCTTAGTGAGAGCGATAAATATAATCTGTTACAGGTATCTATCAAATATGCACCCGGCATCGAATCGCAAATCTATGACAGCATCGTGAACGGTATCGGCTATCGGACAATGGAGAAGATCAGGACGGTTCCTGCAACAGAAAATGACTTCTACGGATATAAGCGCAAGGTCATGGCGGAATATTATCATCTGGCCAAATTAATTGGCAGACTTTAAAAAACTTAAAAATTTATAAAAGTGGTAGAGAGCTACGTGCGCCCTAGTGTGGTATTATAGTATATATAACTATAACTATGCTAGGGCATTTTATGTCTGGAGGTGAGAACGTGGGAATGCCAATGGGAAAACCGCCCATGTATAAAACGGTGGATGAAATTGAAAAAAAAATCGAAAAATATTTTGAGGATTGTAAAGGATATCCTTTGACTGATAGCAAAGGCAAGCAGGTATTTAATAAATTTGGCTCACCAGTTTTTGCAGACGTTCATCCTCCAACGATTACAGGATTGGCATTGGCACTTGGATTTGCAAGCAGACAGGCGCTTTTGAATTATCAAGCAAAACCAGAGTTTAATGACACGATTACGCGCGCGAAAGCCAGAGTGGAACAGTACGCAGAGGAAAGGTTATTTGATCGTGACGGTTCAAATGGTGCTCAGTTCAGTTTGAGAAACAACTTTAAAGGATGGGATGCTGACAAGAAAAATGATGATTCTGGAGATGGAAAGATTACCATTGTAAATAATATTCCAAGGCCGGAGAAACAAAATGAATGAGAATCCGATTAATCTGAATGAAATTATAGCTCCTGCCTTTTATAATGTGTTCTGGGACATTTTGGACGGAAAACACACTTATTATGATTTGTATGGTGGGCGTGGATCTACTAAATCATCTTTTGTGGGTGTCATGATTCCTTTCCTGATGATGCAGGACTCAGAGAACGGTATAATGTCAAATACCGTTATTTTCCGTAAAGTTGGAAACACACTTCGAGAATCCGTTTATGAACAGATAGCATGGGGAATTGACGCGCTCGGAGCTAATGAACTATGGGACACCAGTGTAAGCCCTATGCAGTACACTTATAAACCTACTGGGCAGAAAATCATATTCAGAGGACTGGACAAGGCAAAAAAGACTAAATCTATTAAAGCAAGCAAGGGATATTTCAAGTATCTCTGGTTCGAGGAACTTGACGAATTTTCTGGCATTGAAGAAATTCGTACAGTGCAGCAGTCAGTCCTTCGAGGTGGCAGTAAGTTTGTTGTATTTAAGACATTCAATCCGCCAATTAGCCGGAGCAACTGGGCGAATGTGTATGTAGAAGAACCACGAGACGACAGCTACAGGCACAAGAGTGATTACAGATCAGTTCCTGTTGAATGGCTTGGTCAACAATTCCTTGATGATGCGGAGCATTTGAGAAAGACAAATCAGAGAGCTTACGACCATGAATATCTTGGCCTTCCTGTTGGACTTGGCACAAATATTTTCGAACTGTTAGAAATTCGAGAAATTACAGATGAAGAGATTCAGAGCTTTCAAAGTATCTATCAGGGACAAGACTGGGGATGGTACCCGGATCCCAAAGCGTTTATTCGTGTGGCTTATGTGCCTAATCAGGACAAAGTTATCCTGCTGGATGAGCTTGGCGGATGTAAAATTCGAAATACAGTAATGGCTGGCCAGATAAAACAAAAGGGATACGATGATTATTCAATATCTTGCGGAGTTGATGAAGAAGAAAGCATTATTGACTTCCGAGATGCAGGGCTTCCAGCACGTAGGGCTATTGTTACACCGGGAAGCCGCAAATATACTTTTGAGTGGTTACAGTGCCGAACATTAGTCATTGATCCGGCACGAACGCCGAGAGCATACAAGGAAATTATCAATTATGAACATGAAGTAGATGGCAATGGAGAAGTTATCGCAGATTATCCAGATGGTAACGATCACTGGATAGATTCTCTCAGGTATGCGACAAGTCCATTGTCGATGAGAAGAGGACATAGTGCATAATGAATAGTAAAGAAAACATATTTAAATGTTTGGAAATTCTGGACAAATTCCAGTTCTTCCAAGGTCAAAGAGCTGGAAGAGAATTGTGGAATGATAAACCAGTAGAGATACAGAACAAAGATATAAAGAATTTCAATAAAGACATAGAGTTTATCAGAAATGTGCTGAAATCAGTTAATTCAGGTGATTAAATGGGACTTATAACAACACTGAAAAGGTGGTTTAATATGATATTCAAAAAACAAGCCGAAGAGGACTTCAACATTCAGGCAGCAGAATTTCCAGAGATGGAATCGCTGATTAACCGGTGCGCGAACATTTACAGAGGTGCGCCGGAATGGCTGGATGATAAGAATAATATCAAGACGATCAATTTTGCTAAATCTGTCTGCTCAGAAACAGCTCGGCTCGCAACGCTGGCGATCGGCATTCAGATAGACGGTTCTGCAAGGGCTACGTGGCTACAGGAACAGATCGACAAGGTATATTTTCAAATCCGTCACTGGGTAGAATATGGCTGTGCTTATGGAACAGTATTTATTAAGCCAAATGGTGAAAGCATTGACGTATTTACTCCGGCAGATGTGATGATCGTGGACTATGATAATCAGGAAATTAAGGGAATCATATTCAAGGATTCTTATACTGTTGGACGGAAATACTATACACGGCTTGAATATCATAGATTTGTTGAGACAACTGTGGACGGAGTGACGGTCTATCCGTACTACGTTTCTAACAGAGTCTATGTATCAAAATCCCCTCAGTCAATCGGTGATAAAATTGACCTTAAACAGACCAAATGGGCTGACTTAATGGCAGATACGCCACCGATTCTCAAAACAAACGGTGAGAAGCTGGACGGACCTCTGTACGGAGTACTGCGGACACCGCAGGCGAACAATGTGGATATCAGTACACCGCTTGGCTTACCGATATTTGCAGAAGCAATTGAAGAGCTGAAAGATCTCGACATTGCATACAGCCGTAATGCCGGAGAGATATTTGATTCGCAGAAGATTGTTCTGGCAGATGATAGACTGCTGATGCCAAGCGGTACACCTGTAGCAGTCATGTCACCACAGGGTATGGAGAACAGACGTAATGAGATGAACTTACCGCACTTTGTCAAGAATGTATTCGGACAGCTCGAGAAAGAGTTCTATCAAGAAATCAATCCACAGCTCAACACAGATACCCGTATAGCCGGCATAAATGCCCTTTTAAGCCAGTTAGGGTACAAGATTGGATTCTCTAATGGCTACTTTGTTTTCAACGAATCTAGCGGCATTCAGACGGCTACAGGAGTAGAAGCAGAACAGCAGAGGACAGTGCAGTTCATTAAAGATGTAAGGGATAAGTTGGAGTCTTGCCTAGATGAAGTTATATACGCACTGAACGTTTACGCTGATCTGTACGGACTTGCACCTGTTGGAGCTTATGAAGTCAATTATGATTTCGGAGATATTCTGTATGTACGTGAAAACGACCGTGCAAGATGGTGGCAGTATGTGACCACTGGCAAGGTTCCGGCATGGCTGTATTTCGTGAAATTTGAAGGAATGACCGAGGAAGAAGCGAAAGCAATGGTCAAAGAAGCTCAACCAGACGAGCCAACACTATTCGGAGAGGAGTAAGAAGATGGCAGATAAACCAGTAACAAGGGAAGAAAAATATCTTGCGTACTTGACAGGTGATTATACGGGCGAACTCCCGAAGCCGATCACGCGAAAAGAGAAGTATTTATACGAATTATGTTTAAAAGGAATTGGCGGTGAGATTTCACCGGAAGAAATCAAAGCCGCAGTAAATGAGTACCTTGAAAAGAATCCAGTCCTTCCTGGAGCCACGACAGAACAGGCACAGCAGATCGAGCAGAACAAGACAGATGTTGCGTCGTTGAAAGAGGAAACTAGTTCGCTAAAGGAAGATATAGGGAATGTTAAAGCAGAACTTCCTAATGTTGGAAAAGTAAAATCCGTAAATGGAAAACAGGGTGATGTCATTATCACGTCTGAAGATATTGGTTATTCTGCACCAGAAGAAACTATTGATAATACCGTAAAGAAGTGGCTGAATGACCATCCAGAAGCAACCACGACAGTTCAAGATGGTGCAATTACATTAAACAAACTGTCAAAAAATGCCGTAAAAGACACAATTGATATGTCATACGGTCAAATTAGTACGCCAATGGTGTCTTTTGTTACGGATGATGGACAGTTAACAGATTATACTATTTTCTACAAAAAAATATTTAAGCCGCTCGGCGTTCCTGCTTCAGCCGCGATAATTGGAAAAGCTGCTGATAAAAACCCAAAATGGTTGACTACCGAACAATGCAAGGAGCTGAAATCTGATGGATGGACAGTTGCAAGCCATACTTATAATGACCTTGTTACAAATGAAAGCGGAGTAACAAAAGGCGATATTGAAACTGATTTTGAATTATCATCTAAGTGGTTATTTGAAAGAGGGCTTGATTATGATATTTATGTTGCCCCACATGGCTCTTGGACACCAGACACGGATGAATGTGCAAGAAAAATATTTAGATGTTGTATTCTCACTGGACACAGATTCAATGATGGAGCATACGATACTACTGGGATGGGGCGAACAGGAATATTTGACAATTATTCGATATTAAGAAGAAGCGGTATTGGAGATTTAGATAATAAAAATAATGCAATTACAAAAGAAGGAATGATTGCAGATATTCAGTATGCTGTAAAAAATAATTTATGGCTGGTATTTGTAATGCATTCATGGAAAGATGTATTTTCAGAGGGACAAACCGGTGTTGACGATTTGATTGAGGTTGTAACGTATTGCAAAACAAATAACATACCTATAGTCAATCTTAAAGATGGATTAAGACTAAAAGGTAACACTATTGATGTTGGTGAAAGAATTAATGGCAAAAAATGGTGTAGGGTTGGAGCAAATGGCTCTTTTCATTATCAAGAGTCAATGTGTTCTACAATTACAAATTCAGAAAACAAAATTATTATGTAAAAGTTGCTGAAATGTATGCAAACGCTGGTGGCTTGGATTTTGGCGTTACTTTTGATTTTTATGTGACAAATTTTGATGATGGTTATATATTGCCACAGGGGAAAGTCACAGCAATATTCAGATCAGGAGGATCACAGGGGGAGTTGTGTTCAGCGAGAATATTTTATGTGACACATAATGTAATTCCTAACAGCGGTGAAACGATTAAATTTATTGCAGTAGATAATAATATTTTATTTGGAAATAAGATTGATATTTATTGTAAGTTTAGTCGTATTAATTCAAATGTCATAATAACAAATGTTCATGAAATTCTGAAAAACACCAAAAAGTCATATGTAAATGTGGAAGTATCAAGCGATTATATATCAGATGTAACACCAACATATACAGCTGTCTTCAAGAATGATATTAGAGTTTTATCCAATGCGAAACCTACCAAATCACTGTCTATAGGTGAGGTCGCCATGGATGATGCACTCAAAAAAGTATATATATCATACTCATCCGGCTATAACAAGTGGATAGAGTTGCTGTCAGAAAAAAATCTACAATCAAATATTTGCAATACAATCAGCATGGAATTTGATGACAGTGGTACAGATGGGATAACTTTTAGTGTGAATAATTGCAGGTATTTAAAAATTGGTCAACTCGTGATTTTAAGTTGTCAAATAATTGGAACACTTAATAGGTCAGTTGTAAAAGGGAATATGAAAATTACCGGGGTACCATTTAAACCTATGATGAACACGCCTGTGCTATGTGGTAGTTGGTCGTTTCCGTCTACACAACCAAAATCAATGTATGTAGGTAATGACGGAATAATTGTAACAAATGCAAGTCCAGATGCAACATTGGCTCAAACATCGTTTAACATTATATTTGAGATATGTTATTTTACAAAGGCTTAATTAACTAAAAAGGGCTTTAGTTAATTAAGTAAAAAAAGTGGAGCACATCATTTTCTGCTGTGCTCCCTGTAACAGAATTAAATTATTTATGCTTCTCCCAAAATTCAGCTACAGACGGAGGTACATAAGTATCATTCTCAGATATTACAACTTCCGTCCGAATTTTGGAGTTATTAGGTAGAACAGGATCACCACCGTCACTAATCTCATCCGCTATTTTAAGCATTTTAATAGCTTCTTCGGAGTACGGATATTCAATACCGCAGTTCGGGCAGGTAATTTTGTCTACTGAAATTTTTTCGTTGATGTAATAGCAGCATCCGCAAGTACAATAAACTTTTAATTTTAAAAACATTTTGCGACACCTCCTTAATAGGTTGATTGTAGCATATTTTCAAAACATGTACCACGACTTTTGACGAAAGAGGTGATATATTATACTTAGTCCAGAATATTTGCGTCGAATAACAGAGGGCAGCGAACAGATTGCAGAAGAATTGCATCAGTATATCATCTCTGAGATCGTGTCGAGGATGATGGCAAGAATCGGCAGAGGTGAGGACTATATTCTGACCAATGCCGATGCGTGGAGAATCAGAACGCTACAGGAATCGGGTGAGCTGCTAGAGGATATTCTGGCAGAATTATCCAAATATACCAAACGCGAACATCGGGAACTTCTTGAGGCGTTTGAAGATGCCGGAATCACTGCAATGAACTATGACGATAAGATATACAAGGCAGCAGGATTAAGCCCTGTGCCGCTTGAACAGTCGCCGGCTATGATAAGACTCATGGAGCGAAATATGCTTGCGACTATGGGAGAGTGGAAGAACTTCACAAGAACAACCGCAAGTGCCGCTCAAAGGCTCTATATCGAGCAATGTGACCTTGCCTATAACCATGTGATGACTGGGGCAGTCGGCTATACGCAAGCCATCAAAGAGGCAGTTAATAATGTTGTGAGTGATGGTGTTACTGTCACATATCCATCTGGCAGAAAAGACACGATCGAAACAGCAGTCGCACGTTCTGTCAGAACTGGAGTGGCTCAGGCGTGTGCTGATATTCAGTTGACAAGAATGAAAGAAATGGGATACGGTTTAGTATTGACATCGGCGCACATAGGAAGTCGCCCAAGTCATGAAGTATGGCAAGGGCAGGTATTTTCCATAGACTGGGAAAAATTAAAAGAAATCAAGCCGGAGTTTTTTCGAGAGCGAGACACATCAGAATACCGTAGAATGCTGGAGCAAAAAGCAAGTCAATATCCAGATTTTATTGAAAACTGTCATTATGGCGAAGCTGATGGAATATGTGGAGTAAATTGCAGACATCATTTTTCAGTTTGGGCGGAAGGAATGCCGAATCCCTACGCAGAACTATCAGCACAGGATAAAGCTGATAAAGGCAAACAGTACGAAAAGGAACAGCGGCAACGTACTTATGAACGGAGAATCCGCAAAACGAAGAGAGAAGTTCTCGGAATGCAAGCGGCGGTTGATAACTGTAAGGATGAACAGACAAGATTCGCACTTCAGCAAGACCTTGACCGGAAGTCTTATCTTTTGCAGAAACAAAATGCTGCATACAAAGATTACTGCAAGCAGAACGACCTAAGGGAACTGCAAGACCGGCTTATGATAGCAAAGTGGAATCGTCAGAATGCCGCTAAAGCCAGAGGAGCGGCAAAAAGATATAAAACAGCAAAGGGGATTGACTGATGGATAAATGGGAGTATTTTAATCCTAATCCTGTTAAGGGTAAGAGAACCGGAGATTGCGTTGTCCGGGCAATATGCAAGGCAACCGATTTTGACTGGGAAACGGTATTCGCCGGATTAATGGTGCAGGCATGTACTCTGTCAGATATGCCAAGCGCAAATTATGTTTGGGGAGCGTATCTCTATAAGCATGGATACAGACGTAAACTGATAGAACAGTCAGAGCGATATATCTATACAGTCAACGACTTTTGCACAGATCATCCAACAGGTACATACATCCTCTGCATAGATGGTCATGTGGTGACAGTACAAGATGGCGAATATTTCGATACATGGGATTCCGGTAATGAGATCCCGGTATATTACTGGGAAAAGGAGTAGCTAAATGAGCATATCAGAATTTATACAGATTTTTCTCTCTATCTGCGGAGGAGTGTCTATTGTCGGAGGAGCGGCGGCTGTAATCTTTAAATGGATTACTCCGGCATTCCGACTTAATAAGCGAGTAGAGACACTGGAAGAACATGACAAGCGAGATTATGAGAGTCTTCAGAGGATCGCAGAACGAGATTCATTAATTCTGGAAGTGTTATCAACCATGTTGGATAGTCAGATTAGTGGGAATAATGTCGAAGAATTAAAAAAAACAAAACAGAAGCTTACAAATTATCTTGCGCAGAATCAGCGTTAGCATTAGTAAGGGGTATGCTCATGAAATTATATGTGTTCACAAAGAAAGATATAGACAGATTCTTGATAGAGTGTAATTTCACACCGGACGAAGAAAGATTGTTCCGGTTGAGATGCAAGGAATATACGCTCGAATACTGCGCTGAACAGATGAATGTGAGTATCTCCACGGCGAAACGATTAAGCCGGAGGGTGAACAATAAAATAATTAAAGTATGCTGATACTTTTCAGATACTTATATGGGTCTTAGACGAACTGTCTAAGGCTCTTTTTTTATGTAAAAATAGTCATAGAAAGTCATAGAATAAGTCATAGAATAAGTCATAGGAGGTGTACGAGATGGCATTATATAACAATCCTTATCAATATAGCTTCGGCGTTCCGGGACAGATGAACCAATTTCAGCAACAGCCTGTCCAGATGCCGGCTCAACCAGTACAGCAACCCCAGCAGAATAACAATGGCATCCTGTGGGTATCTGGCGAAGTTGGCGCAAAATCCTATCTGGTAGCACCCGGGACAAGTGTTTTACTGATGGATAGTGAAAGTGAAAAGTTCTACATAAAATCCACAGACGTTTCCGGTATGCCACAGCCATTACGGACGTTTGAGTACCACGAAATAGGCACTCAGATGCCACCTAAACAGCCTGCTCAGAACATGGACAGTAAATATGTCACCAGACAGGAATATGACGATTTAAAGGGCAAATACGAAGCTATCATAAACCGATTAAATTCTTTTTCTGAACCTGTTAGAGCTAATACCGCACAGGAATCAACAGTCAAAGGAGGAAACGCAGATGAGTAATCCATTATTTAACATGCTTGGTGGTGGGATGCCGCAGGGAAACGGACCAATGCAGATGATACAGCAGTTTATGCAGTTTAAGCAGAATTTTAAGGGAGACCCGAAAGCAGAAGTTGAGAAGATGTTACAGTCTGGGAAGATTTCTCAGCAACAGCTTAATCAGGTTCAGCAGATGGCAGGACAATTTCAGCACATGTTAAAAGGAATGAAATAGTACATTACAATCTGGCCAGATTGATGTAAATACACAATAAAGGAGATTATATTATGGATGGAAATTATAGCTTATCAGATATAGCCGCCGCTACTGGAAACGGTAGAAATAATGACGGCATGTTTGGCGGAGATGGTAGCTGGTGGATTATTGTTTTATTCATTTTTGCTTTCTTCGGATGGGGAAACAACGGCTGGGGCAATAATGGCAATGGCGGCGGATATGCAGCCACAGCAGCTACTCAGGCAGACATTCAGAGAGGATTCGACAATTCAGCGGTAATCAGCAAACTTGATGGAATCAACAGTGGCCTGTGCGATGGCTTTTATGCCATGAACAATGGTATGCTTACCGGATTCAATGGAATCAACACAAACATCATGCAGACCGGCTTCGGAATCCAGCAGGCTATTAATGCCGATACTGTGGCTAATATGCAGAATACTAATGCTTTACAGGCACAGCTTGCGAACTGTTGCTGCGAAACCAGAGAAGCAATTCAGGGCGTAAATTACAATATGGCACAGAACACCTGCGCATTGCAGAACACCATGAACAGCAATACAAGAGACATTATTGACAGCCAGAACGCTGGAACAAGAGCTATTCTTGATTATCTTTGCAATGAAAAGATTTCTAGCCTGCAGGCTGAAAACAATGATCTCAGACGTGCTGCATCTCAGGATCGCCAGAGTGCACTTCTCACAACTGCAATGGCTTCACAGACACAGCAGCTCATTAATGCGATTAATCCAGCACCGATTCCGGCATATCAGGTTCCTAACCCGAACACATATTACGGATGTGGATGCAACACCGGATGTAATTGCTAGCAACTTCATATCGAGAGTATCTTTCGATTGATTTCGGATGTCGGCTTATGCCGTATTACACAGAGGGGCAGGCTGAGACCTGTCCTTTTGTGATATGAAAGGGGTAAAAATTATGGCAGAATTTACAAGTGTAGCTGCTCAGACTGTAGCAGCAAATGGAAACGTAGTATTTTCAAATACAGCAGTTAAGGGTTCTAACTGCATTCAGCACAGAGAGGGAAGCGGAATCATCACTCTAAGAGGACTGACTAACCAGTGTAAAGCGAGATTCTTCGTGGATTTTTCTGGTAATATCGCAATTCCAACAGGCGGTACTGTCGGAGCTATTTCTCTGGCAATTGCAATCTCTGGTGAGCCGGTTCTTTCTTCCCAGATGATTTCCACACCGGCAGCAGTAAATCAGTACAATAATGTGTCCTCTGGCATCTATATTGATGTGCCTCACGGATGCTGCGTTAATATCGCGGTAGAAAACACAAGCGATCAGGCTATTTCTGTTGCGAACGCAAACATTGTCGTAACCAGAGAAGCGTAGGAGGTGTGATTATGAGAGATATTAAAGACTTATGCGCAAGAATCGAAGACGAGCTGTCCAAAATTGCTGATAATGGGCTGACCACTGGGAACTTGGAAATGACATACAAACTGATTGATATGTACAAAGATATCAAGAATACGCAGTACTGGGATAAGAAAGTAGAGTACTACAACACTGTCCTTGATGAGATGCGTGGCGGATACAATGACGATTACAGTGAACGTGGAAGAAAGCGTGACAGCATGGGGAGATACATCGCAAATGATGGCAGAATGATGCCGGATTACGACCGGGGCAGTTCTTATGCCAGACGTGGCGAGCATTATGTTAGAGGGCATTACAGCCGCTCTGATGGGCGAGATGCTTATGACGACTATATGACACAGAAACAGAGCTATCGTTCCGGCAAGTCTGAAGACTGCAAAAGAAAGATGCTCGCCGCATTGGAAGAACATCTGGACGAACTTACAACAGAAATGAGTGATATGTCCAAGGATGCAGAGTGCCGGGAAGAACGTGATCTTGTCAAGAGATACGTAGAAAAACTCCGTGATATGCTCTAAAAACACAAAAGTGGTAGAGAGGTAGTTAAAAGAAATCTGTTATAATGTAATTGTGCAGCAGGAAGCACAAGTAAAACGGTTGTTTTTGACATTTTCGTTTTAATCCTCCTTCCTTTAATTTAGTAGCTGGTACGCACGCTTTAACGGAAAGTTGAACAGGTTCGAATCCTGTCGTGCGTATTTGCCATCTGGCACGCAAGATGGCTCACCTCCTTGATTAAGGTTTTTGTTATTCATACTTTTCTTTTAAAAAAGAAATAAATATCCGAAACAACTCGTGGCAGGCATGACACGTTAAACACCTTGCTAACCCGGGAATCCGGGTTATGTGGAATGTACGCTAGTGGAAAACTGACAGAGTCGCGCTCTGGTCTCCGGTTCGATTCCGGGCGTTCCGCTTTAATCCGCTTAGAGTTAAGCTGTTTGTATACAGGCGGTCTATGTCTCAGGTGGATTTACGCATGAGCGTAAACGTACAACTCACTAGGCGTTTGCGTAAAAAACTTTTTAGAGAGATGAGACCACGGGCCGTGAGAAGTGATAGTCGGCAATTCTAAAAGAACCATCTAGTTCATGTGTTTTACGATGGAAAGGTTAATGCTTATCTGGATATTTTCATCCGGTCCGAAAGCATGTGATGTGGGAATCAACCCAGTTTCTTTTCAGAGAACTGGCCGTTATAGGCGGTACGGAATGTAGCTCAGTGGTAGATCGCACTGTAAATGTGAGGTCGCAGGTTCGATTCCTGCCTTTCCGATTACCTTGCCAGTGGTCTAACTGGCTTAATCCATTTACCTGCGGCGGCAGGTCAATAAACACGACCAGGAGGATGTTATGCAGAAACTTATTGACACTTTAAAATCATTTGGAATTGAAATCCCGGAGGATAAACAGGCAGATGTAAAGAAAGCACTCTCTGAGAATTACAAGAATGCAAAGGAAGTTGCAAAAACTCTGTCAAAAGTCGAGGGAGAACGTGATGACTGGAAAGTACGTGCTGAGACAGCAGAAGAAACCTTAAAAAGTTTTGACGGTATCGACCCGGCAAATATTAAAAGCGAGTTAGAGACTTGGAAACAGAAAGCGGCAGATGCAGAGAAAGAATTCAATGCAAAAATCTACGACCGTGATTTCTCGGATGCTCTGAAAGTGGCACTCGATGACGTTAAGTTTTCCAGCGAAGCGGCAAAGAAATCAGTCATGGCAGACATCAAAGAAGCAGGATTAAAGCTGAAAGACGGCAAAATTCTCGGATTAAATGATCTGATTGAGCAGATGAAACAGTCTGATGCATCCGCTTTTGTGGACGAATCTCAGCAGCAGGCTCAGCAGAACCAGGCAAGATTTACCACTCACGTTGGACAGCAGCAGACACCGGGAAGTATGACCAAAAAAGATATCGAAGCGATCAAAGACCCGTCCGAGAGACAGGCTGCAATTGCTCAGAATATCCAGTTATTCCAGTGATTTTTACACCGACTATACACCAGAGTATAGCCGCTAACCCAATACCTTAACAATTATGGGTAGAAAGGATTTTTTATGCCAGCAAAAACAAATCTTATTATGACTAATGATATCCAGGTAACGGCACGTGAGATTGATTTTGTTACCAGATTCGAAAGAAACTGGGAACACTTGCGTGAGATTCTGGGTATCATGAGACCTATCAAAAAGCAGCCGGGTGCTGTACTCAAGTCCAAATACGCAGAGGGTACTTTACAGAGCGGAAAAGTGGCAGAGGGTGAGGAAATTCCTTACAGCAAATTTACTGTAAAAGAAAAGAACTATGCGGAAATGACCATTGAAAAGTACGCAAAGGCTGTATCTATCGAAGCAATCAAGGATCACGGTTATGAGAACGCCGTTCAGATGACTGATGATGAATTCCTTTTCCAGCTTCAGACTGACGTTACCAGCAGATTTTATGACTATCTGAAAACCGGTACACTTACTTCCACAGAAACAACATTCCAGATGGCTCTGGCAATGGCTAAAGGCCGTGTTGAGAACAAATTTAAGCAGATGCACAGAAACGTGACTGGCGTTGTTGGATTTGTCAACATTTTGGACGTATATGAATATCTCGGAGCAGCTGAGATCACTATTCAGAACCAGTTCGGCTTCCAGTACATGAAAGACTTTATGGGATTCAACACAATCTTTTTACTGTCTGACAGCGAAATCCCGAGAGGACAGGTTATTGCAACACCTGTCGAGAACATTGTCCTGTACTATGTAGACCCGAACGAATCTGACTTCGCAAGAGCAGGACTTGTATACACCGTATCTGGTGAGACAAACCTGATCGGATTCCACACTCAGGGCAACTATCACACAGCAGTGTCCGAAGCGTTCGCAGTTATGGGACTTACTCTTTTTGCGGAGTACATTGACGCAATCGCAGTAATCACCATTGATGAGACACCAACACTTGGTACTCTGACAGTAACATCTGCGGCAGGAACAGTAACTGGTGATACAAAAATCACTGTAAATCCGGCTAAGGAAAACTCCAACAACGTATACAAATACAAAGTTGCAACAGACGCAGTAACTGTTGGATATGGACAGAACCTCAGGAACTGGACTTCTTGGGACGGAAAAGCTGACATCAAGGCGGCAACCGGACAGAAGATCACAGTAGTTGAGTGCGATGGAACATACAAGGCACTGAATGCCGGAAGTGCGAGCGTAACAGCAAAATCATAAACACAGGAGGTAACTGGCATGGCTTACGCAGATTATAAATTCTATACAGAATCATTCGGCAATGTCGTGCCAGAAGCTGACTTTCCACGACTGGCAGAAAGAGCCAGTGATTTTGTGGACACAATGACGTTTGATAGACTGGTGGATGGGCTGCCAACAAATGAACGCTCACAGAAGCGCATCAAAAAGGCAGTTTGTTCATTAGCTGAATTAATGTATCAGATTGAACTTGCTGAGAAGAACGCAATCAATCAGGCTTCGACAAATCTTACCGACACAAATGTCGGGAACATCAAAGCCGGTGCAGTAACCTCTGTATCCTCCGGCAGTGAATCCATTTCCTACGCCACACCTCAGCAGATTGGAGCGAGTGCAAAGGAATGGAGTGCGGTATATGCCGCCGCCGGAGATGCACAGAAAACGAACGACTTGCTTCTTAAGACAGCTTTGCCGCTTCTGATGGGAGTAAGGACGGATGATGGAATACCAATATTGTATGCAGGAGTGTGATAGAAATGATGGAATTAAAACAGACTGTTGAAATGATGAATAGTGCAGATTACAAGGAACGCTTTAAGGCAGAGTATATGCAGGTGGTTATTCGATATAAGAAACTTGCGAATATGCTTGAAAAATGGGATAAAGGAGAACTCCCATTTACTCCTACTTGTCCGAGAAGTACTTACAATATGCAGGTAAGAGCAATGACGGATTATATTGCAGTTCTGGAAGCAAGGGCAGTTATGGAAAATGTGAATCTGGAGGACTAAGCTATGGACATTTCAACATTAGGCTCATGTATAGCAATCGTTATGATTTGCTACATCGTAGGAATGGGCTGTAAAGCATCAAAAAGAATCTCTGATGAATGGATTCCAGTGATCATGGCGGTTATTGGTGGCATTCTCGGAGCTGTCGGGATGGGAGTTATCCCGGACTTCCCGGCAACGGATTATATCACAGCGGTTGCGGTCGGTATGTTTAACGGATTATCGGCTACTGGCGTGAATCAGGTTATTAAGCAGACAGTGCAGAAAGAATAATTAAGGGAGAGGATATCATGTATAGCAAAACGGTGACGATTTTTGACTATTACGAATCAGCCACGACAGGAGATGCGTACTGGTATCCTCACGTGCTATCCGGCGTTGATCTCATTACGGACAAGGGAGCAATCCTTAAAAAGTACGGACCAGACGCAACTGACAACGCACAGTTGCACGTTCGTTATGCTGTTCAGAACGGTGATATAACCATTACCGATAAAGATGGCAAGATTCTCCCATGGGTGCCTTCGAAGGAGTGGAAAAGGCAGATTAACAATGCTCTGGAAGATACTATCACATTCTCGGACGAATCATTCTTTTGGGAGGGTGAATGGACTGGTGGAGCAGTAACTGATGGTGATTATCGAAACGGATTCTACCAGTACATGAACGAGAACAAGGATAACGTGTTTAAGGTTACCAGTGTAGGCGGTCCGTACACACTGATTCCACACTTTGAGATTTTGGGTAAGTGATATGAGTAAAATTCATCATTTCAAAGGATTCTCCATAGTCGATGGAGATATGAAAATCAAACTGAATATGGACAGGTTCTCAAGGCAGTATCAAGAAGCCCAGTATCTCCTTGATGGAATGGTTATGGACAGTATGGTGCCGTTTATGCCGATGATTACAGGGGACTTTATCAACCGAACAAGAGTTGAGAGTACATCCTTACAAGGAACTGGGAAAGTATGCGCGGCGGCGGCTCCTTATGGACGTTTTCTGTACGAGGGGAAAGGAATGGTTGATGAAGCAACTGGAAGTCCCTACGCAAGACGTGGAGCAAAGAAAGTTCTCGTTAGTCAGTTTTCTGGCCGGACAGCCGCAAAGGAAAATCTTGAATACACCAAACAGGCTCACCCACGGGCACAGGCAAAGTGGTTTGATGCCGCTAAACGGCAATATGGTGACACATGGGTTCGCAAAGTAAAAGCACAGGCAGGAGGTGGCAGGCATAGCAGATAAACCTATCGGAAAAGACGCAACCGGATACGAAATTCTGACAGATGCCATGAAAGCACTTCTGAACCAGTATCCGGGACTGTATGAAAATGAAACAATCAAGTTTGAAGAACTTGGCAAGGAATCAGGAATTGCGTTCTCGGCAGATAATGGAGCTTTGATTTATTCAGAAAAAGAAGATGTTTGTGGCGTAATGCACCAGGTATGCCAGTACCCATTTTACGTGGTATATCGCACAGCATCCGACAAGGAAAGGCAGAAGCTATCCGTTCAGAAGTTCCTAGATAATCTCGGTAAATGGATATGCCGAGAACCAGTTATCATAAATGGCTCTGAGACACGTTTAAATGCGTTTCCTGAGCTTTCTCAGGGGCGAGTGATAAAACGTATCACCCGTGATAATTCCTATGGTTTAGAACCACAGGAGAGTGGTGTACAGGATTGGTTATTACCATTAACGGTACGCTACGAAAATACTTATGAAGTAATATAACAAGTAACAACCAGCTATCAATCGGAGATAGTCGCTAACCTACACAGCCTTTTAAAAGTTATAGGCAGAAAGGACATTTCTATGGCAGTTACAGGCAAAATTGACCGTAAATATATGGCTCATTATATCGATGCAGGTTCTCTCTGTGGAGGACTGACACCGAAGTATGAACGTCTTGGAAAAGATCTGGAAGAGTACAATGTTGAACTCAATCCAGACACCGAAACCTCTAAAAACATTCTTGGAGAATCCACATTCAAACATAACGGCTACGAAGTTTCTTCTGACGCTGATCCATTCTATGCAGACACTACTTCTGATCTGTTTACAGCATTACAGAAGATTGTAGATGGACGTCTCAAAGACGATAACCTCAAAACAAAAGCAGTTGAGGTTCACCTTTGGACAGAAGCCACAGCAGGCAAGTATGAAGCATATCAGCAGGACTGCTACGTTGTGCCGACCTCCTACGGCGGTGATACATCTGGCTATCAGATTCCGTTTACCGTCAATTATACCGGCGAACGAGTAAAAGGAAAATTTGATATCAGTTCCGGCACATTTACAGCTGACAGCGAATAATTTTTTTTAGGAGGGCATAGAAAATGGCAAAAACAATTAATACAAACATTGATGATGGATTTCTTCTTTTCACATTCACGAACAAGCAGGGTGAAGTGTTCTCTTCATTCAAACTGAATCCTACCGACATCAACATTGCAGCAAGAGCGGAAGAATTGGAAACTTTCTTTGAACAGGCTCAGGAATCTGTTAAAAATGTCTCTTCCGGCAAAGAGATGGCGGAGATTAATAAGCAGATCGAGGACAAAATCAATTATATGCTCGGATACGAAGCATCTAAGGATTTATTTAAAGAACCAATTACCGCAACAACTGTTTTTGGAAATGGTCAGGTATTCGCTTATATCGTCCTTGACAAAATCAATGAAGCACTTACTCCAGAGATTGAAAAGAGAAAGAAAAAAATGCAGGAAGTGGTCAATAAGTACACGGAGAAGTATACAAAATGACCGCCTATGAGTTGCCCACCTCACTAAATATCAGTGGGGTGGATTTTTCTATCAGAACGGATTTTCGAGTAATTATTGACATTCTGGTCGCCATGAATGACCCAGAATTGGACGAACAGGCGAAAGCTGTTGTTATGTTACAGATTTTGTTTGAGGACTGGCAAAGCATACCCCTGGAACATCTTACAGAAGCTTGTCAGAAAGCTTGCGAGTTTATTGATTGTGGTCAATTCGATGATATCCCGAACAAGCCCAAACCCCGTTTGATGGACTGGGAACAGGATGGAGATATGATCGTTCCGGCTGTGAACAAGGTTGCTGGTAAAGAAATCAGATCAGTACCTTATATGCACTGGTGGACGTTTTTTGGATACTTTATGGAATCTGGCGAGTGCCTGTTCAACACCGTAGTTGGAATCCGGTCAAAAAAAGCAAAGGGCGAAAAGTTCGATAAATGGGAAAAGAAATTCTATCAAGAGAATAAAAACATAATTGACATAAAAACACGTCTCAGCGACGAGGAGCAAGCTTATAAAGATAAGCTGAATGAGATGTTGAACCTCAAATAGTTAGGAGGTGGACACATGGCTGCTGATGGCTCAGTCATTATTGATACCAGAATGGACACATCAGGCGTGCAAAACGGCGTATCAGCAATCAGGCAGTCTTTTAACGGACTTGGCAGCGTAGTAAAAAAAATAGGCGTACTGATTGGCGGAGCATTTGCGATTGGAAAACTGACGCAGTTCGGTAAGGAATGCGTAGAACTCGGCTCTAACCTTGCCGAAGTGCAGAACGTGGTCGATGTTACATTCACAACCATGTCGGACAAGGTAAACGAATTTGCAAAGAATGCTATGACCTCTGCCGGACTGTCAGAAACCATGGCAAAACAGTATGTCGGAACGTTCGGAGCAATGTCTAAGTCGTTCGGTTTCTCCGAAGCACAGGCTTACGACATGTCAACAGCTCTGACGCAGCTGACTGGTGACGTAGCATCATTCTATAACATTAGTCAAGACTTGGCTTATATCAAGCTGAAATCAGTGTTTACGGGAGAAACGGAAACGCTCAAGGACCTCGGTGTGGTAATGACCCAGTCGGCGCTTGACCAGTTCGCGCTGGCAAATGGCTATGGTAAAACCACATCCGCCATGACTGAACAGGAGAAAGTGGCTCTCCGCTTGGCTTTTGTACAGAAACAGTTGTCTGCCGCATCTGGTGACTTTATCCGAACATCTGGCAGCTGGGCAAACCAGGTACGAGTGATGCAGTTACAGCTGCAATCTCTCAAAGCAACAGTCGGACAGGGATTAATCAATCTCTTCACTCCCGTTTTGAGAGTTATTAATATTTTACTGGGCAAACTGGCAACTCTGGCGAATGCCTTCAAGTCATTTACGGAGTTAATCACCGGGAAAAAATCTTCTGGTCAGACAGGTGCAAGTGGCGCAGGTCTTGCCGGGACAGATGCAATAGCTGATACGGCAGACCAATATGGAAATGCTGCCGACAATGCCGAAAAGCTGGCAGATGCAACAAATGATACAGCGGATGCAACTAAGAAAGCTACTAAAGCGGCAAAAGGGTATCTTAGTCCTCTCGACGAAATAAATAATTACTCAACGGATAAAAGTGCGGATTCATCGTCAAAAGTACCGGGCACAACTGGCGGACTTGCAGATCGGATGAAAGATGCTGTACAAAATGTTGATTACGGAAAAATGGCAAAGGGTGAGACAGTTCTTGATAAGATGTTAAAGCCATTAAATAAGATAATCAACAGATTTAAAGAACTAGCTAAATTGGTTGCAAAAGGATTCTGGGATGGATTAGGAGATTACGAGCCAATTTTTGACGGAATAAAAAAGGATCTCGATTCCATATGGAAATCTTTAAAGGATATCTTTACTGATTCAGAAGTTACTAAAGCAGCAAATAATTTTCTTGATTCATTTGCATATGCAATTGGACAAGTTGCCGGCTCATTTACCAGAATCGGATTAACAATTGCGCAAAACATTATAGGCGGAATCGAAAAGTTTTTAAAGCAGAACACGCAAAGAATAAAGAACTATCTGATAGATATGTTCAATATCGGCTCTGAAATTGCACAAATAGGTGGAAATCTTGCAGTTGCTTTCGCTGATGTTTTCTCAGTTTTCGGTGGAGAAACTGCGCAACAGATCACAGCAGATTTAATCGGAATCTTTGCTGAAATCGGAATGGTTCTTACGGAAACGGCTGCAAAACTTGGCAGAGACATCCTTAACATGATTGCGCAGCCTTTTATCGACAACAAGGACATTTTAAAGTCAGCAATCGAGGGTAGTCTCGGAGCAATAGAAACCGTAACAAGCGGCGTCTTAATAGTTGTTCAAAACCTTAGCGACGCAATATCAAGGTTATACGATGAACACGTAAAGCCGTTCTTTGATTCTATAGCAAATGGACTGTCAAGCATATTTGGAACTCTGATAACTGGATATAACACATACGTTCTTCCAGTACTACAAGGACTGGCGGAACAGTTCAAAGGACTATTAGAGGGACCATTAGGGGATGCGATTTTAAAGATAGAAGCATTCCTCGGAAAACTCATTGATTCTCTGAAACTTCTGTGGGAGTCAGTGTTAGTGCCTTTGATTAACTGGATAATCGCAAATTTGCTTCCGGTTGTGGCAAAGATAATTGACGTTGTAGGAACCACAGCAATAAAAGTCTTGGAATCATTAATTAAAATTATTGGTGATGTAACAGACACGCTGAGTGGAATCATTGATTTTCTTGTCGGCGTTTTCACGGGAGACTGGGAACTGGCTTGGCAGGGAATAAAAGAGATTGCGGATGGAGCATGGAGTTTTATCAAAGATGTTGTGTCAGGTGCGTGGGAGATAATTAAAACCGTAACAAAAGGCGCGTTGAGTATAATAAAGAGCATCATCAGCACTGCTTGGAATGCGATTAAAGCATTGACTTCAACAATCTGGAACGCAATTAAAAAGACCCTTTCTGGTCTTTGGAACTCTCTTAAATCCACAGCCAGCACAGTATTTAATGCAATTAAAACTAAAGTTGTAGGCGTATGGGACAGCGTAAAGAACAAGACATCAAAAACATGGGAAAACGTAGCTACGTTCGTATCTAATAAAGTAGAAGCGATAAAAAATGCTATCACTAATAAGTTTAATGCCGCCAGAGATGCAGTCAGATCTGCGTTTGAAGGCATTGTGGATTTTATTAAAGCTCCGATCAATCAAGCAATCAGCATTGTTAATAATGCAGTTGGAATGATTAATAATGCAATTGGTGGAATTGAATCTGCATTTTCCTTTGGACCCTGGACTGTTCCAACACCGTTTGGTTCAAAGACTATTGGATTTCATGCAACATTTCCACGTATCGGAACTATCCCATATCTGGCCAGTGGTGCAGTTATTCCACCAAGGTCAGAATTCCTTGCGGTATTAGGTGACCAGAAGAAAGGCAATAACCTGGAAGCGCCGGAAAGTCTGTTACGTCAGATCGTCCGGGAAGAATCAGGAAAGGGACAGGGAGACGGAAATACCTACAATGTTACAGTTAATGCATCTGGCAGAAAACTGTTAGATATTATTATCAGTGAAGCTGAAATGAGAAGGAATCGGAACGGGAAGAACCCATTTGAGTTAGCATAGAGGAGAAAATATGGAACAGGAACAATTTAAAATAGACAACGTTGTTATAAGAGCACCGGACAGTTACAAGCCGGTGTTCGCAACCACTTCTACAGAAGACTCTAAAAGAAGTCAGGATTTGATTATGCACAATACACCAATGGGGACAATTGGTGGGTATGACATGCAATGGGGCGAGCTTACGTGGGCTGAAATAGCAACCATACTAAATACTGTGCTTAACAAAAGCCAATTCACATTCCACCATAAAGACCCTACTGTTCCGGGAAGATGGATAGACAGAACATTCTACGCATCAAATTTCAACATGGCTGCGCAAACTTTAAAAGATGGGGAAGAAAAGTGGACGGATTTGTCTATTAATGTAAGGAGGATTGAGCCGATTTGATAAATGTATCTACTCAGTTGAAGAAAGAATCTCTTACAAACAGAAATTATTACGTGACAGCAAATGTTACATTGTCAAATGGCGCAACTCTTAAGCTAGGCAAAAAAGACTTTTATCTGTCTGGAAATAGTCTCGTAGATTCAGCAGACTCTGGGGACTTCCCGGTGGGTGTAGCAATAGAAAAAACGGCAAGTTTATCATTGGTAAATGATGACGGACGCTTTGACGGATATAATTTTAATGCTGCAAGGTTTGTTATCTTTCTCAATGTGCGGTTATCTGACAGGATAGAAACTATAAAAAGAGGTACTTATATTGTGTCAAAGAAACCTGCAACGGCAAGCGAAATAAGTCTTTCCCTCTTAGACAAAATGCATAACGCTGATAAGACGTATGATTCTAATTTATCTTTTCCTTGTACGGTCAAGGAACTGCTCTCAGAATGCTGTCAGCAATGTGGAATCACTCTTGGAGATGCAATGTTTCCAAATGCGGACTTTCAGATTCAGAAAGCGCCATCTAATGCGACATATCGTACAGTAATCGGAATGTGTGCCGGGATAGTCGGTGGAAATGCAAGAATTGATGAAAATGACTTACTCAGGATTATTACGTTTGATAAGACATTTACCAATACGACTATTTACGATGGTGGAGCAGTAAAGAACTGGACAAACGGTGATGATCTGGATGGTGGCACGCTTAATCCGTGGACGACAGGGACTGTGATTGATGGTGGTACGTTAAGTAATAACGATTATCACGCGTTATTTTCAATTCAGAATCTACAATATGACGTAGACGATGTCATTGTAACAGGCGTCAAATACGTAGAAGATGAGACCGAATATATGTCGGGTCAGGACGGTTATGTAATCACTATTGATAATCAGCTATTGTCAGGAAATGCACAGGCAGGCATTGAAGCCATTGGGAGTCAATTAATCGGTTTGCGAATGCGTCCTTTCTCATGTGACGGAATTGCCAACGGATACGCCACTTTCGGCGATCCAGTCGAATTTATTGACACGAAGAATCGTGTTTTTAGATCATTTGTAACTAATGTAGAATTTGTGTTCGGTGGTTCAACATCATGGGGTTGCAGCGCAAAGAGTGCCGAAGAAGATGTAAGTGAGTTTGTTGGTGGTCAGCAAGCGGCCGTAGAACAGTCAAAAAAAGATATAGAGAAGAAACTATCTGCCTATGACGTAAAGCTCAAACAGATGAATGAACTTGCAGCGAACACGCTGGGTTTTTTCTATACAGAGGAAGTACAAGAAGATGGTTCCGTAATTACGTACCGGCATGATAAGCCTACACTTGCTGATTCTAAAGTAATTTATAAGACAGGTGTCGATGGATTCTTTTTGTCAGTAGATGGGGGTCAGACATGGAAAGCCGGGTTTGACAGTAATGGAGATGCTGTTCTGAATATTCTTTATGCTATTGGCATCCAATCAGAATGGATTAACACAAGAGGTTTTACAGCAAAAGATAATAACGGGAATACGACATTAAAAATAGATGCCGACACAGGTGCTGTCACATTAGAGGTCGAAAACTTTACGCTAAAAAGTAGAACTATTGAACAGATCGCCAAGGATGTTGTGGATGGGGCAGTTCAAAATAATGTGACTATCCCGAACTATTATGGCACGTATGTACCAACATTGCAGAACTATCCGGCATCTGAGTGGAAAAGTGAAGAATATAAAAAACATGACGGCTCGATTTTCATGAACTTTTCTACGAGCCGGGTATATATGTTTTCTGGGACTGATGGCACTTGGCAGGAACTGGACGCTGAAAAAATTGTCAATTTTGAAAGAGTTTTTAACGCTTTAACGGATAACGGTAAGCAAGAGGGAATTTATATGCAGAACGGACATCTGTATATAAATGCTTCCTATATTAAGTCCGGCCAGATTTCAGCTGATTTGATTAATCTGAAGAACATCAACGTTACAAACAGTTCTGGAACGTCAACATTTGCGATTGATAACTACGGAAATGTTACGCTCAGACCTAATACATTCGTGTTAGCAAACGGCGACACAATATATAGTGTTGCGGAAGATAAAGCTTCGACAGCGTTATCGAATGCGAATCGCTATACAGACAATGCACTTAGTGATCTCGACATAGGGAAAATGTCAAAACAAGAGATTATTGATGTGTTAAGCGATAACAGCAGTAATAAAGGTCTGTATCTATCGAATGGTAATGTGTACATGAATGCCGATTATATTAACACAGGTGAATTAGCAGGATGGAAAGTTGGAATTAAAAAGCTTTCAGCAAGTGGCGCGTATGGAGAAGTAACGCTAGATGCTTCAACTGGAGAGATCTATTCAGAGACGAATACAGGAATATATGTACCGGGGTACGGGACATTGTATGGAACGCGTATTAGAGGAATCAATCTTTATACAGGAACCGTACATGCAAGTTCAGCCTCGTTTAATAAAAGCGTTTCGGCGAGCAGCGTTTCGGCAGACAGTGTTTCGGCATCAAAAAAAGTTACAGCAGGTACACATATAGAAGCCAGTGGCCATTTCTATAGCATCGGAACGGGAACAGACCTTGCAGATTTAAGTGTCCGAGGAACAAAGAAAAGAATCCTTCCAACAAAAAACTATGGTACACAGGCGTTTTATTGCTACGAAATGGCATCCCCCATGTTTGGAGACATCGGAGAAGCATCCATATCAGAAGACGGCACATGTCTGATAGACATAGATGACATATTCCAAGAATCTACTAATGTAAGGATTGAATATTATGTGTTCTTGCAAAAGGAAGGAGATGGAGATTGTTGGGTAGACCAAAAAGAACAGACATATTTCACTGTAAAAGGTACTCCGGGGCTTAAATTTGCATTTGAAGTCAAAGCGCGTCAAGCTGACTATGAACACATGCGTTTTGCTGATGCAAGTGAAACAGCTTACGATAGGGCAATAGACACAGACATGCCAGAGCCAGACTACAGTAAAAGCCTTGAAATATCAGAACCCGATTACGAAAAAGAGCTTCTTAATAACAGGAAAAAAATTATTGACGAAATGGAGGAAATATCATGAAAAAAATTCTTACAAGTTTTATGAATCTCAGCACTGGAGAAGGAAGTCGCATTGCTTACACCTATTCAGAAGTAGACGAAAGCACAGGAAGTATCATCAGTCAGAATAATAAAGGTAATTTCCTTGTAATGGATGACAATGTACAGAAAAATCTTGATTCCGTAAAGGATTACATAAAAAATAATTTCCTTTCATAAGGAGGTAAGTCTAATATGGCTGATACATATACTATACAATTCCGGCGCGGCATGTACACTGATTTTGACACGTCAAAAATTCGCCCGGGGGAACCTGTTGCAATCCTTGGTAATGACCCGTCCGTTCCATCCGGTAAAGCCTTATACATTGCGTTTGCAGCTAATGATGTAAGACGGTTGTGTTCCATTGAGGATATTTCAGAGATGGTTAATGCCGGAGAATTTGTTGGTCCACAAGGACCCAAAGGTGAAAAAGGAGAGCGAGGAGAAAAAGGCGCAGAGGGTCCTACTGGTCCACAGGGTCCAAAAGGTGAAAAAGGAGATAAAGGTGACCCGGGAGAAAAGGGCGTGGATGGCACCGTAGCATTTGAATCGCTGACACCTGAGCAGAAAGAATCGCTAAGGGGCATCTCTATCACGGCGGTTAGTATCGACACAAATGGAAATTTGACAATAACATTTTCAGATGGCGATAGTGAAAATGTTGGAAATATTATAGGGCCTCAAGGGCCGCAGGGTCCAAAAGGTGATAAAGGAGATGTCGGACCAGTGGGTCCGCAGGGTCCACGAGGAGAAAAAGGTGAGCAAGGAAATGATGGAACATCTCTTAATATCCTTGGCACAAAAGAATCTGAGGCAGACCTCCCCCTGAGTGCAGAGAAGAACGACGCGTATTTAATAAATGGAGAAATGTGGGTTTTTGACGGCACGAATTGGAACAATGCTGGCAAGATTCAAGGGCCGCAAGGTCCACAGGGACCAGTTGGTCCGCAAGGGCCAAAGGGTGACCCAGGGCCGCAGGGCATAAAAGGAGACCCAGGAGAAAAAGGAGAGCAAGGAGCGCAGGGTCTAAAAGGCGATACTGGGCCGCAAGGTGAACAAGGCCCAGTTGGCCCAAAAGGTGAGCAGGGAGATACTGGCGCGCGAGGAATCACATTTACTCCTGTTGTAGACAGCAAAGGAAATATAAGCTGGAGTAATGACGGAGGACTTGAAAACCCCCAGACAGTAAATATTACCGGGCCGAAAGGTGATACAGGCGCAAAAGGAGATGTTGGACCACAAGGAGAAAAGGGAGAGACTGGAGATGCCGGGCCTAAAGGAGACAAGGGCACTACATTCGTGCCAGACGTAGACACCGACGGAAATTTGAGCTGGAGTAATGCTGATGGAGTTGCCAATCCTGAAACAGTAAACATCAAAGGTCCTAAGGGAGACAAAGGAAGTGATGCGACTGTCCCGATTGCTACAACCGAAACTCTTGGTAAGGTCAAACCTGATGGCAAGACAACATTCATAGATGCAGACGGAACACTCCACGCAAAAGGCGGTGGCACAACCGTCACTCCCAAACCCGTAAACAATCCAAGTATTGAGAACGCAAACGCATCTGTCACGATCAAGTGGCAAGACCCTGAAAACACAGTAATCAATGGTTCAACATTCTCTACATGGGCTGGTACAAAACTTGTAATGAAAAAAACAGGTTATCCTGCAAACCCAGATGACGGAACGCTTGTGGTTGATAATACAGTTCGTGACAAATACAAAACCGCAGGATATACAGTCACAGGGCTGACAAATGGCAAGAAATATTACTTCGCACTGTTCCCATATTCTACCGATGGCGTATACAACTACGATGCAGGAAACAGACTCCTCGGAGAGCCAGAGGATTTAAAGATTGTCGCATTTGCTGATGGAACAGATGCGGAAATTGAAAAGATGATTGAAGCACATTACGCAGGTAAAATCAACATTGGTGATTATTGGGCGGTTGGTGACAAGAGAACAATCCATCACAACGCAATGGCTGCAACGGGCGTAAGTGAGTCGCACAAAGCGAATGATTACATTTATGTAATTATCGGAATCGAACATGATGATTTAGTGACTGCTATCAATGGCAAGACCAAAGCTGCTATTACAATTCAGACAGAACGTATGCTGTATTTAGACACTACGACAGAATATAATAGTTCTTATGATACATCACATGAATGTGGTTATATGAACAGTTCAAACACGAATAGCGGTGGTTGGGGGTACTGCGATAGGCGTACATGGTGCAATAATGTGTACAAGAAATGTTTACCTACTTATATTCAGAATATGATGAAACAAGTTAGAAAACTGACTTCGGAAGGTAGCCAAAGTAACACAATTAAAACATCTAACGACTATGCGTTTTTACCTTCTGAAATTGAGATTTTTGGCAGTACAACGCATTCTTTTGCAGGAGAAGGAAAACAGTACCAATATTTCAAGAATGCGACTGCAAACAGATATAAGAAACCACGTTATAGTAGTGCCTATGTATCTGGCCAGTATTGGACACGTTCGCCTTACTCTAGCGGCAGCGATTCCTTCTGTGGTGTGGGCAGAGGCGGGAGTGCGAACGCCGACAGTGCCAGTAACACTGGTGGCATTGACCCTTGCTTATGTATCTAAAATCCTAGCAAATTAACGAATTATTTATAGCCGAATGGCTAAGAACAGGAGGTGCATATGGATAAAAAAGAAATTACAAATATCTACAAAGCAATTAACAGAGTTTCAAACAGACTGAATGACATGTCTGAAAAGTTGGATTTTGTCATGCAGATGCTTAATGCGGAATCTAATCGTAAAATTCTAATTAATGGTGATGGCATTGACGGTCTGGCTGAACTTGTATCAACGCATGATTCGGCACTTGACGAACTTGCTACATTAGTTGCAACAATCGGAGGTAAGAATAATGGTTAAATTTTTCGAAGAACGAGTAATCAATGGGCTGAAAAAATGGACAGATGTTCCTGAGCTGTGGGATAAGAAGGTAATTGAAAGACTTCAAAAGGATGGCTATGTATTGAATGAGGACGGGACAGTAACAGAATCAAAACCAGGAATAGTGAAATAAAATAC